TTACAAAGGTTTGTTAAATCTGGTACATTTACAGTGTCCATAGGGATCGCTATGCCTCAACCAATAGCTGCTAACCTCAACGGTGCGTCCACAATTCTGGCAGAGGCATTTCCAGCGAGTTTCATTACCTTTGATCCTCTCGTTTTTTACCGGCTCGATTACTTTAAGAAAGCCGAACGTCTGATTTGTAAGGTCATGCTTGATCTGAGATCGGGTGCAACCGCAGGATCTGGTTTTTCCATTGCGGAGACTATCGGAGAGGACAGACACGATGTTTCCGCATTTGCATTCGCAAACCCATTTCGCTTTACCTGGTTTTGAGTCTGGGTCTTTCTCTATTACTTTCAACTTGCCAAATGTTTTGCCCCTCAAATCAATGAGGGTGGGAGAGGAAGTATGCCGAAGACAGCCGCATGATTTTGTACCATTGGTTCGTAGCAGATTTGTAGAGGACACGACAACGGTATTGCCGCACTCACACTGGCACAACCACATAGGACGGCCTGGTTTTCTGTCCTCAACCCTTTTTATAACGGTCAGCATATCAAATGTGCGGTCGGTAAGGTCTATCAGCTTTCCCATTGAAATCCTCCTCAAGAGATCTTGATTTTTCCTTCGAGGTTGGAGAAAGATTCTTTCTTCTTTTCCTTTGTAGCTTCGGCATAGATGTTCATGGTAGTTTCAATATCGGCATGGCCCATGATTTCCTGAATGACTTTGATATTCCGCTCGTTTTCACAAAACCGCGTACAGAAAGTATGACGCAGATTATGAGCAGAAAAGTGACGAATCAATACAGGATCTCGCCCCTCTTGATCGGCCAGCACCGTTTCATCTTCGATGTAGGCGGCACAAATACGGTCAATAGCTCGGTTGACACTATGAGGAGAGAGAGGATCGCCGTAGCGGTTTTGGAAGATGAAGCCAGTATACCCGTCAACAACGGACTCATTGAACCCGACTATCTTTTGTGTTTCCCATTCTGCTTGCAGAGCGGCTTTGACCTCTGACAACATAGGCACAATACGGACGCCGGCGCTTGTTTTTGGTGTTACGATATGGAAACGTGCCTTTTCGTCTTCCTCATACTTTCGGTAGACCATATTGTGGTTGATACTGATGATTCCTTCGTCAAAGTCGCAGTCTTCCCAGCGCAGACCAATGGCTTCACCGATACGGCATCCAGTACCAAGCAAGACAGTGAACAAAGGGAGCCAATGATTATAAACTTTGTGATTTCTCATATAGTCAATAAATGCCGTCTGCTCTGCGATGGTCAGTGCGTGACGCTTTGGCTTCTCCCAGTTGTGGCTCTTTTTGATTTCCGCCATCGCTCCGGTAGCCGGGTTGATGCGGATGTAGTTATCACGGACGGCCAGAGTAAATACGGGGTGAATGATAGTGTGAATAATTTCCATAGAGTTAGGCTTAAAGCCCTTCTCTTTGATGAGCTTGTTATAGAAAGCCTTGACATCTGAATATTTGATACTGGCTATCTTTTTCTTGCCAATATCATTCCTCACATACTTGTTATACATATAGAGGTAATTGCTACGAGTGGTATCTTTCAGCTCGGGCTTGTTTGCCATATACAGCTCGAACAGATCATTGAGCGTAGCCTTGTTTTCGACCGCAGCCTTGATACCGTCTTCCAGATCACGGTTGATTTTGCGTTCCTTTTCTCTCAGGCTAAGATCATCTTTACAGCCCGGAGGTAGACGATCAGTGGGAACGAGTCGCTTGCTGTACACATCACGCCGAACCCCATCTGCATCTGTATAGCGGTATCGGTACGATCCATCCTTGCGCTGGGATTCGCCGTCTTTAAGGATACGGCCTTTGTTGTCCGTTCGTTTTAATCCAGCCATACTATTTCCTCCTTGTCTCGGTATGGATGGTAAGTTATCAGTTACATAATACCTTAGATAATTACTCACGTCAAGAAAAAATTCACTATTTAGTTACTCTTGAAATTTATTGTTGATTTTTGTAGCCGTTTAATTTATAATAAAAATCAAAGTGGGGGAGGCGTTAGTATGTCAATGGCTGAGAAAATCAAAATTGCACTCATCAAGCGCAATATGACTTTGAAGGAATTGGCGACACGGATTGGGTGTACCTCCCAGAATCTCAGCGGAAAATTCAAACGGGACAATTTTAGCGAAAAGGAGTTGCAGGAGATAGCGTCGGCGCTGGATTGTTCGTTTGAAGGACGGTTTATCAGCAATGATACCGGCGAAGAAATCTAAAGCTATAAGAGCGTAGGGTTTTCGCCTACGCTCTTTTTGCTTTCTAAATAGAAGATGTTTGCATAACATAAAAGACTTGTTTTATTGCCTATACTACCTTGCGAGAGTTTTTGTCATCGTCGCAATAATAGTCTTTATCGTTCCTCCAACAGCGTTGTCCTAACTGATATTGCGCATTCAAGTCTTTGAGCCTCTGAAACTGCTGCTTTACCCAGCCCAAATCAAAGATGGACAGTTTTTTTATCTCTTGAGTTAGATATGCTATACCGATCAATCCAAGTCTGACTCCCTCTTTATCTTTCCACGTAGAAAATTGAGAAAATTCATTGATTTCTTCACGGACTCTACTCTCTAAACGCTTTTCCATCTTATATGCGGAAAGCACAGGGTAAGTTATAATCGTAGTATCTATGCGCTTTTTAACAAAGTCGAACGAAAACACATCAATAATGTCCTGCGCTGGAACAGCAGGGTAGAGTTCCCTTGCCTTTTGCCGCAAATCTAAAACCACGTCAGAAATTCCATTATTGCATCGACTCCTGATTCGATCCGGAATAACATCATAGCGATTGAATAGCGTTTCTATATATTTCCACGACCACTTTTTGTCAAGATTGCACTTTGTAATTTCGCTGCAAGTAACTAAGCATCCTTCGTTATGGCTGTCCACCAGTTCTGTCAGTCCTTTGTTGAGGATATTCCCAAATGCGTCCTTATCAGCTTCATCATAACTAATCGGTTCGGCTAATCCAACATTGCCGTTTGCGTGGACGTATATTGCACAAATCACCTTATCGTTAACGATTTTCACGCGATGATTAAGGCTACAATCGAGTGCATTTATAAAATACCTTTCTGCCAGTTCTGGATGAGTTTCTATAAGTTTTTTTGCTCTGCCTCGTAAAAGAATGGCAGGCAGTTTATCTGAGGGGATAACCGTGATATTAGGTATGTCCCGGCATAACTCCCAATAAAAACTCAGAGCTTTTGCGGAAGCTACTATATCATGGAACTCATCAGTGGACACACGCAAATACGCACGATTTCCTTTTCTAAACCCACAGAAGCGAGACAGCAGATCGACAATTCGTGTATCCTGAATCAAGCCATTTGTCGTCAACTCAAGATAATCTGTGTGCCATCGGTATTCGCCAATCTTATTAATAAGATACTCTATCATATCCAGCCGCAAGAGCGGTTCACCGCCAGTCAGCACTATGTGGCCACAATCCTTTACATCTACAAAAATTCGATCAATGATTTCCGTAGAAATATCCACATTTTGAGATTCACCGCACAAGCAATGAGCGCATTGCAAATTACATCTTCGTGTAAGTTCTATCCAAATACCTGCATATTCGTATTGCTTCTCCATCATACATACCACCATATCTTCCGTACTTCCCTCGTGACCTCCGGGGTGGGGCGGTGTTTACTTCGGAAACTCCATTTCACTCAAACGTTCAATTTCTTTCTCCATACGCTCAATGCCCTTGCGAGCATCCTTTGTATCCGACTTCCACTGGGGGAAAGCGCCATACGCCGCCAAAAACGCTTGATACCGCTGTACCCATTCATGCAGTGAAGCTATCATATGCCCACGATCTTCGTCATTAACAGGGTGCATTTTCGCATTCAGCACAGCAACGGCGTTAGCCGGATTGCTATTTGTCAAAGTGCATACTCGCTCCTTATCAGAAGCCGTCCAGGTACCATTTGCCTCGAACCGCAGATATTCCGTTTCATTGGCACCAGAGGGAAAGGTAAGTTTTGACATCTTCCGCCAATCAAAGTTTTCCATTGACAATCACCTCGCTTTATTATGGGAAAGTCCTTTGTGCTATCGTCCATTGCATCACTTTGGTAAAGTATCTCCCGAACCATATAATTTAGCGTGTCAAAGCACCAAATTATTCGACAATAAACGCTTTTTTCCGAGTAGTGCATCGAAACCGCCATTTGTTTGATTTTGGGGTGCTCAATTTACTCAAATCTTCGACAACAAACGGAAGAACATCGAATTTACATCAGAATTTCCGTATACACTGAAACTGTCGGTGCTCGAAATCCTTATCAGGAGCAGTCAGCAAATATTGAATTATGCGTTCTCCCATGTCGGTCAGACTACCGTTTTGTTCGTACCCCATTCTTTGGCCTCCAGGGAACTGCTCCCCGATAGCCTCACGGAACCTTTTCAGGATCTCAAGATACTCCTCATTCTTGATGCACAACATCTTACGTGGATTATCTATATCGTCACCGCACATAATACGATAACTATTCCCCATATTTACGGAGAACCAGAAAAACGGTTCATAAATTCCCGCTGTAAGATTCTGTTTCCTTGCGTTTTGGCTGCGTGTCATTGCGGAGAGATTCCATAGGCAACAGTTACGGTAATTGTTATCTAAGTGGTCAAGATTGATTTTGTCCCTTTGAAAGTCCTCCCGCATATTTCGTAATGCCATTGAGATACTTGTGAGATCATCTTTTGCTCCGTAATACTCGGCTGCCCACCTTAACTGGTATATGTATGGGTCAGATGTAATTCCGGCCTCTTGGCCTGCTTTGCTCACAACTGCACCGATCCTGCCATCCGCTTTCCAATGCCACGACCAAATGAGCATTTCCAAGATTGGCTTCATCATTTTTACCTTGTCTGTGTACGTCGGTAGCCTGTCGCTTAACCATAAAAACACCATATCGTCATGGCAATCAATTATCCGATTCTTAGTAATGCTCATGTTTACCCTCCAGTTTTTCGATGTCTATATATCTCACTCCTGGTGTATTTTTGTTTTAATTTGGCGGCACTGACAGCGTGGTATATTCAACCGACATTATGCAGACCTGCACATCTTTATCCTCCGCTTTACTTCCTCAGCCCCCATTAGATAAAGAACTTGCCCCCTCTAAAATCGTCCTAACCACCGTCTATTGTCGAACGTTTGGGTGCTTTTAGCTCTGTCAAATTTGTCGAGCTAAAATTTGCCCTGAAACAGGTATTTGTCCGTTTATAGTCGAGCAAATCCGGTAATTCTGGTTCCGTCAAATTTGTCGAGCAGTCAGACCTTTAATCCCGAAAAAACAGCGCAAATGCCTCAACTCGCTCGAAATTGTGTCCACCGTATAGGACTCTCGGGTTGATCACAATCAGCCGGTCTTCTGCGTTTGGGCTTGCTTTATTGGTCACAAAGGCGACGAAATGCCGCTGCTCTCCGTCAACATCGAACACAAGTGAGCACAAGTCCACTACCAGACGATGTGCTTTGGATACGGCATACCCCGTCTCATCGCAAAACTCTTTTAGTGTCATGGGGGCCACTCTGGATAGATCTGTCTCCTCTGGGTTGCGGCATAAAATGTTATACTCCACGTTAATAAATGCCAGAAGCTGGAATACACGACCAAGACAGCCCTGTTTGCTCGTCGGTGTTGCCCGGTAGAGTTTTTGCACAGATTGGATGTAAAACTTGGTAAGCCGCTCGGTAATGTATTTCTGCTTGCCACGGAAAAACGTGCCTTGCACAACCAAAGTCCCATCACATTCCTGGGTAATGTACCGACCGCTGACATTATCCCAAAATCGTTTTGCGGTAGAGTCGGAAACATTGAGCACAGCTGGGAGATCGGTAAGCGTCATTTTTCTCCGTTCGTTTAACATGAGGACACTTTTATAATTGAGGTGGCTCACCAGGTAGATTAGTCTGGTTATATCTTGCGGTTTGAGTCCCTCAAACTGCTCTGAGCGGCAAGCTGATAAATAAAACTTTCCGAGCGGGCCGTGGTCTATGCGCCGTAACTCTTTGGCATTACGCAGCTCCCAATATTTTTTACGTCGTTTCCGCTCTTCCTCATCGGTCATCTGGATACCTTGTACATACTCACCAGTTGCAATATCAATTGGATAGATGGTATCTTTCATTCACCATCACCTCCAGAGATTAGCCACTCGTCATCTTGCAGTCGCTTGTTAATCCATGCTTCCACGTCTTTGAGCGTCAGATTATACTCATACCCTGCCACAATATGATCTCCGTCAGAGATTTGGTACAAGCCTAAATCGTTCCCGATACTAATTGGTGTTCCTCCGCTTTGGGCTGTCGAAACTTTGAGACAATATCCCAACTCTCTGAGTTGCCGGCGTAGTTTTTTCTCAAGATTTTTCATGCTGATTCATCCTTTCATTATGAACGCAAAAAAGCCGAGAAGACATAAAGGTGCCACGTTTGTTCACCATTATGTTTCTCGACTTGCTGTAAGCGCCCCAAATACGGAACGCATTCGTTATTTAATTTCTTTTATTATACCATATTTACAGCATAAACGCAAGCTTTTTTCAAACTTTTACCTGCTCTTTTGATTGGAATCCTGAGCCTGCAAACCTTAAAAGTGAATCTTTGCTTAATAGTGTGTGGCTGCTCTTTTCTGTGTATACCGCTAAGACTGGGAAAAGTATTAAAACTAACGTATATTGAATTTGTATCAAAAGATATTGACTTCAGCACCTAAATCTGCTACAATCTCAGTATCAAACCTAACGAACGACAGAATAGATATAATTCGGAGAGGGTGGCAACTATGGCGATGTATGGATATGTCCGTATCAGCACGAAGAAGCAGAGCCTTGAGCGGCAAATCCGAAATATTAGGGCCGCATATCCAGAGGCGATGATCGTTGAAGAGGTGTACACCGGTACCAGCTTGAACCGTCGGGAATGGGGCAGGCTCCGGAACAAGCTCAAAGAGGGGGACACCGTAGTATTTGACAGCGTTTCTCGTATGAGCAGGACAGCCGACGAAGGAGTTGAAGCCTATTTTGAACTTTACGGCAGGGGCGTCAACCTCGTTTTCCTCAAGGAGCCGACGATCAGCACGACGGTATATGCGGCGGCGCTGAAAAATCGAACCTTGACCATCTCCCAGGACGGCAGTACCAGCGAGGGCAGATTGATACAATCCATAATAAGCGCACTCAATGACTATCAGAGGGAGCTTGCAGCCGCCCAGATACGGATTACATTTGACCAGGCCGAAAAAGAGGTGGAGGACTTGCACCAGCGCACCCGTGAAGGGATACAGACGGCCAGAGCACACGGTAAGCAGATAGGAGCGGTGCCAGGAAAAAAGCTGACTACTAAAAAGAGCGTGGAAGCCAAAGCGGTTATTATAAAGCACTCTCGGGACTTTAGAGGAGGGCTTGACGACGGTGAGCTAATGAAGCTAACAGGGCTTGCGCGGAATACTTTTTACAAATATAAACGGGAATTGAAAACAGAAAGCGCGGAGGAATAACCCCCGCGCTTTTTTATGGCTGCTGAGTTTGCACGAATATACACTAAAAAATAATGCACAATATGCACAGAAAATAGTGTATATCTTGGCTGCTTTGCCAATAGACGTACACTATGATTTAATGTATAATGATAATCAGAAAGAGGGAGGAAACGAAACCGGTCAAGGTGGACGCTGAGGCGAGAGCCGACCAAGAACACAAGACGAGAGCGGGACGGGATACGGAATGGGAAGCAGATGAGGCCACAGCCGCAACGCCCACCGCCACCGGGGACAATCCCAAAAATGAAAGGGCCACTACCATGAAAGAAACCACAAAGACAAGCAGGCTTGCCGGACAGCTTGAAAAACTGTATAACAAGCTCAATGCAGATTTCTTCAACGGGGAGCTGGAACCTCCAATCATCACGATTCAGAGTAGCCCCCGAACCTATGGACATTATACCCTTTATTCGGCGTGGAGCGTTAAAGGACAGGAGCGGCGGGAAATCAACATCGCAGCCGGGACGCTGGACAGACCGATTGAGAACGTGACAGCCACCCTCCTGCATGAGATGTGCCACCAGTACAACGCCGAAGTGCTCCATGCCCAAGACTGCAGCGGAAGCTCCAAGGCGTACCACAATAAGGTGTTTAAGGCGGCGGCAGAGGCCCACGGATTGATCGTTTCCCGCTCCGATAAATACGGATGGAGCCACACCGAACCGGGTGACAAGCTCATTGAATGGCTCATTAAGAACGATGTACAGGAAATCATGATGAGCCGTAACGACGTGACTGGGCCGAGAATTGGCGGGAGCGGGAACGCGGCCAACGGTGGAACAAAGACCTCGGGAGCGACAAAAGGGCACTACCGCCGATATGTTTGCCCCGTGTGCGGTATGATCGCCAGAACTACCAAGGATGCTCGCTTGATCTGTGGGGATTGCCTTGCCCCCATGACCGAAAACTAAATGTTAACATCTAATAGGAGGGATCAGCCGATTGGCTGGCCCTTCTTTTTTTGCCCTTACTCGGGATCTGTAGCGCTTTCGGCGGAATCATCTTCATATTCGAGGATATCCCCAGGCTGACAGTTTAGCAGATGGCAAAGCCGCCCCATATTAGGCCAAGATACAAGTGCCCCGTATCTAAGCTGCTGGATGACGCTTTCACCTAAGAGCTTTTCGCGGCGGAGTTTATATGTGGAGTATCCGGCAGTTTTAAGAGCGGCCAACACATCAATTTTATACTTTACAGGCATAGTGACACCTTCTTTTTCTGAGTTGGAGCGGGAGCAGTATATAAATGTGCACCTTTTCCATTGTCCTTATTATAATACGGACATACACTGAAAATCAATGCGTAATATACACAATAATTTAATGTATATTTTGGCGACTTTGCCAATATACATACACTATAATTTAATGTATAATGATAATCAGAAAGAGGGAAACAAAACCTCAAACTTAAAGGAGGACTAAAAAATGTCTACTATCGAAATCGTCAGCAAAATTGAAGCCCTGAAGGAATGGGAAGCCTTGGCCGAGGAAGCCGCTGCAGAGATTGAATCCCTGCGGGATGACATCAAGAAGGAGATGGACGGTCGAGGCGTCGAGGTCATCGAGGCAGGACAGTACATCGCACGGTTTACCACGGTGCAGAGCAACCGGTTCGACACTAAGCGGTTCAAAAATGAGCTGGGTGAGGATGTTTACAAGCGGTTCTGCAAGGAAACGATCAGCCGCCGCTTTACCATTAGCGGCTAAAGAAAGGGCGCATACCTGACGGCCTGGACAGCAAGACAGGTAGCACCCCGGTACCAACACCCACAGGGGGTGGGCAACCACAGTATAACATAAGCCCGCCCCCGGTTGCAAGCGCTTAAAGGAGGAAAGAACATAATGGAGCGGGACAGCATTATAACAGCATGGGAGAGTATGACCGGCAAAGAGCAACATGATATGATAGCCGCTTGCGTCTACCTGGTAGCACAGCGTGAGCACGGCGTACAGGCACTTTACCAGCACGGGCACAGCATAGATGAGTATATCAGCGAGGCGTGGTTGAAGCTCGCAGAGACGATGACAGCGGGCGAGGTGGAGCAGATCAACGCCCAGCGCCAGCAGGACGGCAAGAAGTCTATTACCCTTATTAGCATGGTATATAGGGCGGTAAGGGCAAGTATGAGCGCAGTGGTGAGGGCTGACAGGATACAGGACAGCAGGGATGGCGGGGAGCTTGCCCCCGAGCGAGAGGCCAGGAAGGACAGCACAGAGGCCGTTATTATAGCGGTTGACCTTCAGCGGTTCATGGAACAGAGAGACAGCAGGGATAAGAGCATAGCGGCACTTATTGGCAAGGGATTGACGGAAAGGCAAATAGGAGAGGCCATAGGTATCAGCGGGCCAGCAGTGCATAAACGGATAGCGCGGATGAGAAAAGAATTGATTAAGGCCACGGCATAAGCTGAAGCCCAGCGGCGAGGGCTTGAAAATATCGCCGCACAATATACACAAATATTTAATGTATATTTAGAGATTGTGCCGATAGACATACATTAAAATATAGTGTATAATGATGATCAGAGCAGAAGAAAGGAGTATAAGGATGGTAGTAATAATTATCTATCTTGCGGTATTCGCTAGGGGATTTGGTGTGGTGCTACTGAAAGAGTGTCTGAAAGAGTATCGCCGACAGACGCGCGGACTGACTTTGGATGAGCAATTCCAACGGACTATGGCTGATCTTGACCGGGATGTTCGCGAGAACATCAATACGGGTGTTGTGAGACTGCGGCAGGAGTGCAGGAGGATGGAAGGACAAAAGCAGCGCAACGCCGAGATGCGACAGAAGTACCCGGAGTTGTACCAATAAATTATTAGGAGGTTTATGAAATGTACATCAAGAACAATATGACCGATACCGAGGGCTTTGCCTTGGATACTGCCCGCATCGGCAACACCAGCACCAGCAAAACAAAGATCGTACTACCCTATAATGGCTCGTTGCCTGTTGATCTCCGCGGTACCACCAGTGCGGCCATTGTCATCACGCTCCAGGTGGGGTTGACCGTCAACATCCTTTTGACCGTCGAGCGGGACAGGAGAAAATATCGCTATCCCGTCAAGGCCACGCCGGAAGAGATTGACCACATCTTGCAGTCCTTCTTTTTCGATGCGGACGGCCAAACCAGACGCAGCACCGGCCTGGATCGCTACAGTCTGGGACTCTGGCAGGGAAGCTACATTAACTGGCGTCGGCTTGTGCTGGAGGAACACGGGCTTGACAATCTTCTTTTCCAACTTGCCCCCGCTGCCGTCGAAAGAGTGTTGCAGCATATCAGACACAGCGAAACGGCATAACGCCTCAAAAGGCAAGCGCCCCCGGTTCGCGCCGGGGGCTTTGCTTTGCCGAGGGAGCAAGGAGAGGCCCGCCACACCGGGGGAGCCATCACATTTTCAAAACCACATTTTATCTGATATATGCTCCCAGTACCTTTCTTCTATTGCGTACCCTTAAAAATGTTCAAAAGTTAGGACTTCGAGCGGACGCCTCCTTATCCCAAGGGGGATATCTTACATTTCAGTAAAAAGGGACTCCTACCCACCCGCTCAATCTGCTCTTGGTTACGGCTCTACAATTTCGGCCTATCTGTATTGCTTTAGCACCATGTTAATAAGCTCAACCGCCTCTCCACGGGTTATCACATCGTCGGGGACAATCTCGGCACTGTCCTCAATCCATCCGAGAGCAACAGCCGTTTCAATGGCCGGCCTCGCCCATCCATCATATCGGATATGCTGTAAGGCGCATTCCTGCCGCTCCACAAAGCGCCCCAGCACGGTCAAGAGCTGTACCCATGTTGTCGGACTGTCAGGCGCAAAATATCCGTTGCCTGTACCTCCAACAACGCCAGCATCAGCCAGCGTCAGCACAAAGGGCGCATACCAAGCACTGGCATCCACATCGGTAAAGGAGCTGGATGGCACACTTAACGCAGCCACGCTCTCATCATCCAACAGCCGATATACTATGGTTGCCATTTGCGCACGTGAAAGTGAATCATCCTCATGGAGTAAGCCATCCCCATACCCTTGTAGTTTAGCCGAGCGAGATGTATCAATCACAGCGTTATTGCAAATCAGAGAGGGAGCGGGCTGCGGCTCTGGTTCAACGGGCTTTGTAGGACGCACTGGACGATATACAGGCGGCTCATAATCATCATCGCTGCTATCAGGCTTGTCCTGCGGCCCTTCAGGCGTTGTAGGCGATTCTTCAGGTTCAATGGGTGCATCTCCATCCTCGCCGTTATCGGGCTGTTCTGGCGGCTCTGAGGGTGTTTCGGGGGTATCTGGTTCTTCATCGGGATTATCAGGTTCTTCAGGTGCAAAATACTCCGCTGCCTGTTCATCTGTCAAGAAAATTAGCTTTGCGGTACTTGCGTAATCGGTAAGCGGCAATACAATCTTTTCGCCTGTGGACTCTTCATAGTATCCTGTGCCGTCCCGCGGATCATCGGTCATGGTCAGTATACCCAAAGATAGAATATCAGTACCAAACGTTTTATTTTCAATTTGGTTTTCACTAAATTGGCAATCGGTAATTGTCAGATCACCGCTACAATATACACCACCGCCTGAAACGGCTTTATTACCTGTAAAAATACAATTATCAAGTATAAGTGTACTGCTACTGTAAATTGCGCCTCCTTGAGTTAAAGAAGAATTATCTGTAAATCCACTATCCGTAATGGTCAAAGTAAGCCCATTAGTACATACTATTGCGCTTTTTGTAGCTCCATCAAAATAGCAACTATCAATTCTGACTTGATTTGGATAGTTTATTCCGCCATACGCATTTATGAAAGATTGCGTATTCATAGAATTGCCTATAAATTGACAATTCTTTATTTCAATAGCTGTTTCCCAGGATGAAACACAAATAATTGTAGAATCCGTTGGTTCCTCAAAAATGAACCCAGATATTTTTGCGCCATTATAAAGGCGGATAAGAGTACCTGAAGGATATGTATCGGATCTTATGATGACAATGCGCTTGTTTGTTTCCAATGTTACAGCGTCAAGCGTGATTTCTTCTGATATAGCAATGGTATCCCCATCCTTTGCGGCAGCAATAGCGGCTTGCAGTTCTTCCAGTGTAGAAACTGTGGGGGCTGTTTGATCTTCTTGATCTTGCGGCTGTTCGCCGCAATCTGTACCCTCTGCCGCAAATGCGCTTGTAGCCATAGATAGCACAAGCGTAAAAACAAGCAAAAGGCTTAACATCTTTTTCATGTTTGCATATCCTCCAGTTTTTGATTTTTCGCAGTCATGGAGGCTACAAGATTACTGATTGCTGCCGCCTCTGCGGTAGTAAGGCCGGATATATCCAGCATTCTTACATCTTGCCGCCCCAAAAGATAGTCAGTGCTCACACGGTAGAGATTTGCCAGCCGGATCAGTACATCATAAGAGGGTTGCCGTATGTCCGTCTCATATGCCGAGATTGCCCCCTTGGAAACACCCACCAACCGCGCCACTTGGTCTTGCCGCAGCCGCTTGTCCAGTCTCAGTTGCCTTAAACGTACAGAAAGATCAATAATCATGTGCATTACCTCCATGCACATGGTACAGGATAGCATATTATGAACAACTCACCGAAAACTACCGTCTACGATTGGAAAACACTGAAATATGGAGAAAAAGCCACCTCTTTCGAGGTGGCTTTTGATAATAAGATTTTTCAATTAAGATGCCTTTTCATTTACATCATTACAGAGAAGCAACTGGATGTGACCGATGGTATCGTTTGTATCATTTATAGTCCAACTTAACTTGATGTATATACCCTCTACCAGGCTCCAGCAACATTCATAATCGTGGAAGAGGGTCTCTGTGGTTTCGATTATTTTTCCGTGGGGGATATTTAGAGCGTTATCTATTTGTTCTTTTAATTCGTCCACGTCGTTAAGTGTAGCGATATACTCAGTTCCGAGAGTATAAGCATTTGTACCGTCGTAATAGGATTGCCCATCAGACCAAAAGAAATTGATTTGCCAGATTTTTTCATTCTCCGGGTAGAACAAAAAAGTTGCTGTACCTTCTAAGTCTCCCGCATTCGCAACACAGGATACTTCTTTTGCACCGCTTTTGTGTGTGAAAGTGGAAAAATCGCCACATTCTTTCCTAATTATCGTCAATAGTTGAGAGTAATGCTCATCTGAGCAGATGAGCTGCAACGGAATACCGTCAACAATAGAACATAATCCGTCACCAAACTGTGCTTTTATCCGCCGATTATAGTAGGATGCTTCGTCAAGCTCGGTAACAACGCCATCCACTTTTGATATTTCTACATAGCTTTTTGCAGTATTCCGATTGTATCCACCGAAGCTGTTTTGCGCAGAATAGTCAACAATAATCGTACCAAAATAGGCAATATCATTTTCAAAACTTTCCCCGTCGAGATTCGCACTGTGTACTTGCAAGGACTCGGGATTTTTCAAGCGGTCTTTTAATGCTGTTTCCACTGCGGCAACGGCTATTTCTGTATAGCTGATGTCTTCTTGATTAGCTCCCGAATTAACATTACTTTCTGCGCACGCTGAACATAAGAGAAGTAACACGGAGAGGGCACAACAGAACCAGGCGAACCGTTTCGGGTTTATCATGGGCGTCTCCTTTCACCGTTTGATAGCGGTTTGGATTTATACCATAATTATAGCTTCTTTCCACCTAAAGTCAACTTTTGGTTTATCTAAAGTCTCCTAAAAGCGGTTTCTTCGCTGGTACACTATTGGCGGGAGGGGGAATAGCTTATGGTTGACTGCTCTGAAAAACTGCGGGCACTCCGTGAAGCAAGAAAATTGACACAACTGCAGGTAGCAAACAGGGTCGGCGTCTCAAAAACCATGATTTCTGCTTATGAGACGGCAAGCAAAGCTCCCTCTATTGAAGTTTTGATTCGCCTTTCACGGTTATATGGTGTTAGCGTTGATTATTTGGTTTGCGTGGATGCTCCAAAGGTTGTTGACGTGTCAACTCTGGACGATGATACGGTTGCCTTGGTATCGGCACTCGTGGGAAAACTAAAGGGCAGAACTGAGTGAGCAGCGATTATAAAGGGATGCTTTTGGCATCCCTCTTTTTTCGTCATAGCCTCTATTTGACACGGGGAAACAGGGCGTGTATAATATATAATGTATTACCATCTGATGTGTATTCAAAACGGCACGGGAGTTACCCCAAATTTTACCCCATTTGCCTATCCTATGACGGGGTAAGATAAAACATGATGGAAAGTAAAATCCAGTGTTATTAGGGGATCGAGGGGAAGATGAGGCGTGATGAAACATGACAAAGTTGTGCTCTTCAAAATCCCGACGATGAAGCCGCAGAGCTAAGAAAGCGTTGTGGCACAACGGTTACAGGTGATGCAACCTCTGGTTTGACACCACTTTTACACCAATTCACTTTGAATTCAACATGGCTACTAAGGAGTGCCCCGTCTTTGACGGGGTGCTTTCTTTAGCCATCATACATATATCAGCGTAAAAAATAAGGGCAGGTTTGGGAAATCAAAATCCCATTCCTGCCCTTTTCTTTTTAGCAAAATCTGTCCCGAAAAATATATAGTATTCGTGACAACGCACAAAAAAATGAGAGCGTGCTTCAACAGCAGCTCTCATATATCTTGTCTATTTGACATTTACACCGAAGTCCTTTATAATGGCTTTTGTGGAATCCACCGTCCACGTCGAGTTTCCGGGTTCAGTCATAGCCCATCTCCTTTGTAGACGGTGTACGGTTAAAAAGACGGTTGCCTGTCATCCCGCGAGTGCGGAATGGAGGCGTGTATGTAGCCCTCGCGGGAAATTTTTCTCAGGGAGGTGACCATACATAACTCTTCAAGAAGTTTTTTGGATTGCGTCTATCTGCTGGATTCTTATCCAAGCATGGGACAAGTTCCGTAACAGAAAGAAGTGAGCCGTCTGTCGCAAGCAGAGCGGCTCACTGTTGTTTGAGGGTTAAACCCTCTTCCCAGTAAGAATGTATGTTTGTGGCAACCGTCTGGGTTTCCACCGCATGGGGCGCTTGTTAGCAGCAGGCGCTCCTTGTGTTATTATTATAGACTACTTCAACGGTATTTGTCAAATGAATTTTCTGTTAGCGTTTTCTTTCGGATTTCTCCTACGTCAGCCTGTGGGAACCGCATAACCCTTAGTCAAGCTCCGCAAGTGTACGGACGCTGACCCCATCACTTGCTTCAACGCTACGGCTGACAGACCTGCTGCAGCCTACTCATAGAATATTTACACCCACAAAATATTCTTAGATATTATTTTCCAAATGCGATGATTGCGCCAATGATGCCAGATACAAGCAAGGTAGAGATGCAAGTAATGATTGCAACCTTGACAGTATTGACATTGTTGGCGATTTGCTTATACGGTTTGTTCTCGGTTTCATTAACCTTCTCAGACAATTTACGTTCGGTCTCCTGCCACGCTTTTGCTTGCGCATCTACCTTACGATTGGTGTCATCCACCTTGCCCTCGATATTGCTGACACGCTGTGCAATGAGCTCAACGGAAGTAGCGATTTTATAGATAGCCTTCTGCTCACTCTGGATTTCCTTCAGCTCACCTTCTAAGTTGTCAATTCTGTGCGTATTGGACTTGCATCGCTGCTCAGTCTCAATTAACAGTACGGTCTCTTGCTCGGTCATAAGAGAAACCTCCTCGGATGATTATTTTTCCCCTTCCTTCGGCTCCACTATGGAGGCAATAGCAGAGTTCTGTTTCAACACGTCTTTCATTTCGCTAAGGGCGTCATCAACGTATTTGCTAAAGGTTTCAAATGGCAAGACCTTTGCCAACCAAGGGAAACGCTCGCAGAACTTGTCGTAAACGGATGACAGCTTCAGTTTGCCCGTACCGGAACCGAACTCGCGCTCAGCGCCAAGAACAGCCTGCAGAAGCCATCCACGAATCTGCTCGTACTTCTTGTCGGTGGACAGGTTGCGCCAACGCAGGACAGCCATAACGCCGCCAACGATAAACACAATGCCAGTAACAATTACATACCAATTCTCCACAATAAATTCCATATGCAAACTCCTCTCTAAAAGATAGTGGGGCGGATTTCAGGTGCCGCCCTTCACCTTAGATTGCTGGACTCTCCCAGCTTGGGTCTTCGACGAAGCCTTTTGCCTTTGCGCTTTCGAATGTGATACCACCAGCAGAATGGTCAGATTTACACAGGTTCAAATAAAATGCGCATACCACGCCATGTGCCGACCACGGCAATCCAACCATTGCCCCAATCCACGGCAGCGCTCCGGTATAGTTCCGCTTTACACAATAGAACGCTAAAAGCAACCCACCGACTGTAACAATCCACAGAAGGGAGCGGATATCGTCAATCAGCTTTTTTGAAAAAGCGTCCTGTTTGCTTGTGCGTTTTCTCCTTCGCCTTGCTTGCTGTCTGCTGCCGCTATATGTAGCCATCACGCTTTACCCATCAGTTTTGCAAAACGATAGAACAAAGCAGCAGCCTGTTCACGGGTAAGCTGGTCAGCCCAAGCATAGTTGGGTTCACCATTCACCTCAGTGCCAGTGCCATTGATGAGACCGTTGGAGATAGCCCACTCACGAGCTTCCTTACTCCAAGTGCCGCAGTCATTGTCCTGCAGCTCTGCACGGTACTCCTTCATCAGTTCCTTGAATGTGTCCAGAGTCATATCTTCATCCTCCTCTTTGCCGTCGCTGATTCTCTTTTTGAACTCTTCCCACTGTGCGTCGCCACTCGTTTTGTAATAGACATTCATGTCGGCGCAACACCACGGTCTCGGACAGAGTTTTCCGGTCACATCATAATGACGGATAACGTGGTCTGCAGGAATGTTGTACTGAGCCATCAGCTTCTTTGTCAACCATACGAGGTTGTCCACAACTTTTGGTTCGAAATACCAATCAGTATCAGAAGCCATAACCCTCTTGCGATTGATTTTGGAAGGGCGTGCTTCAATCCCGATGGAGTTAGAGTTGCGGCACTCAGGGTGCTTGTACTTGTTCGCACCACAGTGCCATGCGATGTCCTTATCGCGGACACAGCGATAGATGGTATCGCCCTCGTCAAGCGCATAATGGGCAGACGCTTGAATACCCGGTGTCTTGAAATATTCAGAGACACTCTTTGCAGTTCCGAGCGCACCGAAATAATGAATGACGATGTACTTCGGAGTCATGTTGCCTGAACGGAAGTTAACCGTTGTCAGGTTGTCTACAATTTTCAACTTGCATCCTCCTTCCTGTTCTGGTGTATTGATTTGGATTTTGCCAGCGAACTTGTCATAATAAGCTTGTCCGTAGCTGGCTCGTTTTTCTTGGACGCTCTGTCCCTGATTGGCAGGACGTTCAAATTGGAGAAGAACAGCATTGGATGCCTCACGGACAGACGGTGCACTCTTGAGGGTGCTCAGCAGCCCAGAATAGCCCACAGACAGCTCTTTAAGCAGGAAGTTGAGCTGGGCATCCATGTCCCCTACGGACGCTCCTGCGGCTTTACAGGAGGCAAGGAGAGCGTCCTTGCGTGACCAGTACGTCCACTGAGCTAATCCGTAACCGGCACTGTCTTTCACAAAGTTGGAATAACTGCCGCTATCGACAGCGGCAGTATATTCTTCATCAGTCATGCCAAGTTTCTTCTCGTATGTATTTTGGAGGTTCTTGGGATTCAGTCCGCTCTCTGCAAAAAGATTCCCCATCAAACCCGCGACGCCGAAATCATTCAGACCAGCAGATTTCAAATAGCGCCAGATTTTTTCGTCGGCGTTCATGCGAACCACCTCCTTGATAAAAGCATTGTTTTATAATCAGACAATCTTGTAATGCGGCTTCTCTTCGCCGAAAAACCAATAACGAAGATAATCGTCAAACACGATTGCCACGACAGATAAGCCAACCCACGCAAAATAGAACGGTAGACAGACTTGCCCCAAAATGTTAAGAGGGAGTCCAGAATAATCCCAGACACCCAGCTTCAACCATATATTCACGATAACGCCGGTGATAAACTCAAGGCAGGTCACCATTGTTCCGCCGATTAAGGCTTGCCACACGATTCCTAATTCCCACGGGAAGAGCTCGTTGATTAAACCAATAGAAACAAAGCACAGTCCACCGAGAATAAACATGGATGGATGACTGTGCCCACGCCAAAGCATTTCAATGCCGACATAGATTGCACCGCCGATAACGGCAAGCACAAGCAGTTTGAGACATACCTTCAGCCGCTTCATATTAGTTGCCCAGCTTTTCTGTGATAGCGTTCATCTGAGCCTGTGCAACAGCAAGCTTTGCGTTCATCTCAGACAGGTACGGTTCTGGCAGCGTCATGCCGTATGTAACAGCAGAGATTTCTTCAGCACCGTCCAGTGACTGTACATACGCTTTCAAAGCATTGTGATAAGTTGTCTGAGTGGTAATAAGAGTTTGCGCCGCAATATAGATTCGGGCAATCTCAGCGGCTGTGTAGATACGGCAAACACCACCGTCTGATTGATATGGGAACTCTGTGCCGCCAAGCTCAACAACGCGGAACAGGTTCGCAATATTTGCTTGGTCTTCGATGCTGAGATTAAAATGAACGGCACCCTGTGTCAGCTCCAAATCAATACCCGCAACGATGATGGCGTTACAGCTCTTAGAAATTTCTGCAATCTTTGCAGCCTTGATAATGGCAAGAGAGTTGTCCTCTCCGACAATTTCGATTACATCTTCCATCGTGACCCAGCCGCGTTCGACAGCCTTCAAAAGACCATTCATGTCGATAGCACCGGACTGGTACATGGCTTTCAGTTTTTCTTTCATCGATTACACCTCCAGCGCGGAAAGAATCAATTCGTCAACGAGGTCACGCTGATGGGCGACCAAAGAGCCGCCGTCACATTTGGCAACGACTACAGTGCCAGCACCCTTAATTTCGTCGTGACCAACCAGATTATACGGTTCGCTGTTGAATGCTACGCCAATCGCTTCGTCAACAGAGCATGGCGTAAAACTGCCGCTGTTGCCAATTTGGATATACAGAACGGAGTCGGTCATACCAAGCTCGGTTCCGTCCAGTGTGATAATTCGATACATTTAAGCAACCTCCTTTGCTCCTACCAACTTTGCGATGTGTCGGAGCGTATCAATATCGGCGTTGAAGAAATCATGGTTCCACAGCCAGAAGTCTGCATATTCGATGCGCTTATACGGTTGGCAGGTTGGGTCTTCCCAGACCTTGTCCCATCGATTTTGATAATTCGCATCACGCTTTGCGAGCGTTTTTTGAATGGCTTGTGTTAATTTCCCACGAAGCATACCTGCGTCATCGTCGTCACGAGCAAAGAACTGATGCGCGTTCTCACTTGTTGCAATGCAGAGGAGCTTGTCACCGTAGAAGATATACCCATTGGTTTCTTCACACATGGTCATAGCGGGAAGATTTACTTCGCCGCAAATTGCTTTGTCCTTGAAGCGTCTATGCACAACATATTTCATCCTTTTTTCCTCTTTCTCTAAAGTTTTCAATTCGCTCCGGCGAAAAACCGAAAACCGAATAAAAAAGCCTACGCAACCGAAGCACACGATTGTGGTCGTCGTAGGATTCAAAGTATGCGAGCATTCCGTTCACCGAAGTCCAGAGGTCGTCGTATGACATCTCTCCATTCTGGATTTTTGTACGGAATGCTTTTATTTTTCTTCGTGCCCGCTTTACTCCATCACGATTTCCGTTCATCACAACACGACCAGTTTCGGTCAAAATAAATTTTGCTTTGCAATAACGGAACGGCTTTGTGAGCGGGACAATTCTTGACTTTGATTTGCTGACAGTCAGCTTGAGACTCTCTGCCTTTGCCACAATCAGAGCCATGATTTCTTTGGCGTCTCGGTCAGGCGGAACAATGACGTAATAATCGTCCATGTAATGACCGGCGCACTTGATAGAGAGTTGGCATTTGATAAAGTTGTCCAGTGCAGACGGAAACGCAATCATTTCTGCCTGACTTGGCTCGACACCAAGCGGTAGACCAACTCCGCCCGAAACAGTGTTGACAACATCGTCTCCGATTTTTCTGATATCTGGGTTCAGCAATAGCTTCTCATGCCGCTTGAAGATTTCTTCATGGGACACAGATGGGAAGAACTGTTTGAAGTCAATCAGAATCACATTCCCATCTCGTCCATAACGACGGAAGTGCCAGCGCAAGTCCTCTTTTAACATTCTCTTTGAGAACTCGAAGCCCTTGCCTTCAAGACTGGCGCCGTTGTTGTAAATCATCTCAGGACGATACAACGGTAGAAGTACCTTCTTGGTATAAACCTTGTGGACTTGACGGTCTTGGATTCTCGGTGCATCAATAGGGCGGGTCTTGCCGCGTTCTGAAATCGTGAAATGTACATATGCACCCGGAATCCATTTTCGCTCAAGCAATAAACGTCGTCTGCGTGCTGTTCCAGAGAACAGGTGCATCTCAAAACGTTGGGTGCTATTCTTCCAACGAACACCGTTGCAGCATTTCTTTCCGGCTTTGTACATATCATCGTATCCAAAGACATCATGCAGACCGCCAACTGCGGCGGCACGCCTCAACCTATTCTCTTCGCGCTTTGTCTTGCGCCTTTCGTAACGTCCTTTACGTCTACTCATAAAAATTATTCACCCTCCGTACAGATGTCTTGTAGGGCATCGTCTAATCTGCTTAATTCGTGACACATGAAACGAGGTAAGATGCATCTCTCGCCATGCACGCACGGGTACTCCGGCGGCGTTCGTGTCAAAATATCAAAGGGTAGTTTCGGACTTTCATCACGGGAAGTATTTCTCCTTTCGTAAGGGTCATAGTTCACCCTTTGGGCTACTACGATTGACCCAGACCATTTCTGGTTTACGAAATCCGGGGCGACGCCATTGGAATTCCTTGCGTTGTTATTGTTCGCGTTGCCGTTCGTGTTCACATTGCAGAAGTTGTTGCTGTTGTTGTAATTAGGAGAACGCTCCCACCACCAAGCAGTGGAACAGAGAGAGGCAAAAGACTCCCAACCGACAGGTTTTACAGAAATACACCCATAAATTTTCATAGACGTTTACCGGCTCTTATCGCTTTTCAACACATTGGTCAAAAGACCATTTTCTGCATCGATTAAATCACCAAGTTCCTGTGCCATGTGCTCCAGCTTTTTCTTCGCGTCTGACGCACCGACAGAGTTTCCACTACCGGTTGTAAAACAACCGGACGGGTTCGTCATCATCAAGTCGTAACAATGCGCAAGGTGGACATCGAGCGCCATCAGGGACGCTCTCGCTTCGAGCAGATGCTGCTTACGAAGTTCTTTTCGTGCCGCATCAGATGGATAGATGCTGTTTGCTTTTTCTGCGTGGTCTACAACTTCTGAGGCAAGCTCCGACACGGACTTAGATACGAGCCGGGAGTACCGAGATGACAACCTCGACAGGAAAGCGATGGTTTGGATGTAGATTTTGTTCGCCACATTGACGAACTCAGCCTTACTTTCAGACCTGTGTGCTTTTAAGACTGACATAAGAATCTCCTTTCGTTCTTGGATTTATTAGCTCCGAATGCACTATTCTGGAGCCGTTCACCACTAATCGCAAAGGGTGTACCCTTGCTAATTATAGGATGGGGAGGGGGACGAGGTTCCCTTGCATTTACCGCAGAGGGTGTACCGTCCCTCTCCCTTAATGATTTGAACACGCCCACTTCCGTGGGCTTGATACTGTTGATGCAGGATTAGACGCGGAAAGCCGGGGCGACGCCAGAGGAATACCAAGCGTTGCTAAAGCTCGCGTTGCCGTTCGTGTACACAAAGCAGAAGGAGATGCTGTTGGAGTAATAAGGAGAACGCTCCCACCACCAAGCAGTGGAACCTGTTGCGCTGTGACGGTATTTCACCTTCGAATTTCCAGCAGAGTAATAAGCATACTGCGCCTGATAGTTCTTTTCGGCAGAGTTCGCATAGCTGCGTGTGCCGAAAATCTCATACTCAGCCAGCAACGGAAGGTAGTCTGTGGTCTTAGTAACATAAGACGCATTGTCACTACCACCGCCCGTATTGTCTGTGTAGATAGTCATCGGCTGCATCACAGCGCGGAGGTCTGACGGAAGTGCAGCCATTAACGTATTCGCGACAGGGTTTGTCGCAGTTGTTGCTGTGGCATCGCCATCATTCGTGTTCGTTGAGCCAAGCACATCATAGCGAAGGTCACAACCCTTCCAGCCACCAGCGTTGGTGTTTGAGCTGTGGTTCATGTTGAAATACTTGGCGCCGTTTGTTGAGTAACCGCCGTAATTACCATCAACTAAACAAATATCCGTGCCGCCAGACAAAGCAGTTTTGAATGTGCCAAATGTGATACCATTGCCTTCCTTGCTACTATTGTGGTTAAAGCCAATAATATAAGCGTAGTAAGTACCGTTCACAGCCTGTGTGCCGACAGTGCCATTTACAGTCACAGCCTTACGGTCGCCGACTGCCCAGTAGCTTGCGCCAGTTCCAGAAACACTGTGGATAGCCGCCCAAGAGTTGTCATTCAGCGTAGCAAGAATAAACTCTGCTGTAACTTTGACAGTCTTACTTGCCGGTGCAGAATAGTTCGTACCAGCAGTGCAGCTCACGGTGATAGTAGCTTCGCCATTTGTTTGGTGGACGTGAGAAACGGTAACTGTATTCCCGCTACGGGAAACAGTGGCAACGCCAGTTGCGCTGGAGGTCACGCTCAGCGTGCCATCGTAGTTGCCACCAATCGTGAACGTATCAGTAAGCTTACTCAAGCTAAGCTTGATTGTTGTCTTACTCACAGTCAACGTACCAGTCGCTTTGCCAATAGACCAAACAACGTTCTTGGCGGTAGTCGCCCCATCAGACCAGCGATAGTCGGTTTTCGGCGTAAAAGAAGCCGTGTAATTGCCTGCGTTCGTGCCGGATGTCGTACCGCCAATCGTCATATAAGTCGTGTTATAATTGCTCCAACTCGGAGACTGAGAAGACTTATTGTAGGTCAGTGTACCGCTCTGGGCGGGTACGTTCGCAATCGTGATACGGTTTGCTGTACCAGTTGTCCGCTGAGACGTAGAGGTGTTGATGCCGCCGTCCGTGGTCTCTGGGAAGAAAGCAATGTAATACTTCGTTCCGTTCGTCAGACCGGTAATCGTCAACGGCGTGCTGAAATATTGGTTGCGTGTTGTGACCTTTAGCGTATAAACAGCGCCGGAATCATCCTTGCTTGTAGGATAGCTGCCGCTCTTCACAACAATTGTGGTGCTTGCCCACGATGCCAGAGTCACGCCATCGGCAGAGATAGAAGCAGAAGGGTCAGTCCACTTAACGGTCATCTTGCCGTTGCCTGCTTCAGAAGAGGCACTCATGCCGGTAACATTCCAGCTTGTGATGCCTGCAACCTGAACAGTCGGAATCGCATTGAATTCGTCATCCGTGCTGTCAGTGTAGGCATTTGCAGTTGTATAGGGGAAGAACTTATAGTAATACTTCGTTCCGTTGGACAGACCACTGTCACAGAAGTAAGTATTCTTATAAGCGTCTCGTGTTTTACTATCGAGAACGATAGTGCCGTCACGACGGCTTGTAGGCGCGGAGCCTGCCTTACGAACAAGCAGGGTGCCGCCCCAAGCAGCAATCGTAGAACCTGCCACAACGAGGTCATCAGGGTCAGTCCACTTCACATAGACTTTCCCAGAAGAAACCTGCGTGGTAATACCGGAGACAGCCGCAAGTGTCAGACCACCACTGCCTGAACCTGCGCCGCCGGGGAAGTTAGATAAAATAGGCATTTTACGCCCCTCCTTTAACCTAAGAGAATGATATAAACAGGAATGTCACGCTCTGGCATCTCGCCATCAGCGGCGATAGTCAATGTACCATCAGCCTGTCCGATAACTGAGAGCATTGCCTCACGAGCAATTTCACGCTGTTCTGCAGTCGCATTATGAGCAACAGAGATTGTGCCGTTCTGCGATGCAGTAAGCCCGCTAATCGTGAGGGTTTGCGTGTAGGGCGCATCGACACCAACCCATGCAGACGCAAGCAGAGTGGTATTGATTGCCACACTGCTGTTTGCTTTCTCACCAAGGGCAGCATCGATTTTTACCATATTGGAGTTCTCGGTTCCATTCATCTGGTTGCGCCATTCCTGAAAGCGAGTTGAGCTGTCATCGGTCAAATAGAGGTTGTAGTTTGGTGTATTACTCATTTACTGCACCGCCCTTTCAACCAAGCAAGATAACAACGACTGGAATATCGCAAGTGGGTACAGACCCATTTGCGGCAATCGTTACAGAACCCGCTGCTTGACCACAGATATACATTTCTGCTTCAGACGCAGCAGAGAGCTGTTCATCGGTAATGCTCTGAGACAAGCCGATAACACCATTCTGCGTTGCACCAAGCCCAGCAATGGTAAGTGTCTGCTGTCCACTCGCCCATCCTGCTGCGGTCAACGTAGCAGTAACAGCATTGCTTGCATCACACTTTTCAGCAAGAGCAGTCAGCATCTCTTCATCATCAAAGGGGAGCTGAGAATACTTCTTTGTACCGTCTCCAACTTTCTTACGAACGCTACCACTGGCTGTATCAACAATGATGATTTCACCATCCAAAAGGATGGGGTCTTTTGCTGTCCAGTTTGCGCTCGTGTCTCGCTTTTGTCTGATTCGTGCATTATATTCAGCCATACAGTAGCCTCCTTATAAGCAAAGCCCCGCCGTGCATAACACACGACGGGGTTGCTTGTGTTTTATTTATGCTCAGATGTTAACAGAGGCGCTGCCACAGTTGAACACAATATAACCGGAAGCCTGCTTCAGCTCGGTAATATCGTGCTCATGGTCGCCAGCAGCCTTGCTGTCCCAATCCGCAACCTTCTCGGCGGAGATGCCGTCAAGCACAGTCTTGTTTGCGTGCTCATGCTGCTTAGTAACAGCGCCGTCCCACGCATCGACCTTATCCTGAGAGATAGCGTCGAGAATAGTCTTATTCCCATGCTCGTGAGCCTTCTGTTCAGCAGCGTCCCACTTTGCCTTATCGCCAGTAACAATCTTGTCCAGCTCAGCCTTATTCGTATGGCTATGAGCCTTGCCGATAGCGGTCTGCACATCAGCGTGGAGCTGTGCCAGAGTCACAGAGCCTTCCGTAAGAGTAGCAGTTACCTTATGGTCGGCGCTGACATCAATCACAATCTGGTCGCCAACTTTGGAACCAGAAGTGACATACTCAATCAGGCTGCCAACATTGATGTAGATGTGGTCTTCAGTAGCGTTGGCAAGAACCAGATGCAGGTATGTACCAGCCTCGCCCCATGCACCAGCCTCAGCCTTTGTCTCAACCGTACCGGACTCAACAACCATATCCTTGGGGATATCGATATTCACATCCAGATTGGTAGCCGTCTGCTTGATGTTGTAGCGCTTTGCCACGCCATCCGGGGTAGAAGGAGTGACAGTTACGGTATAGTCGGTCTGAGCAGGAATCTTACCGATTTTCTCATCGACGTAACCAACAACGGTCGTAGCAGTAGCACCTTCGGGCAACGCACCGACGCGCTCATCCAGAGCGTCAACGGCAGTTTGCGCATCATCGCCAGCCTTCTTCGCTGCCGCAATTGCTGCGTCCTTACCATCTGCGTAGGTCTTTGCATCTTCCAGCGCCTTAGTCGCAGCGCCAGCCGCGTCAAAAGCGCCTTCGTCTTTATAGGCAGCAGTGCCAAGACCGTGAACCTTCACGTCTTCGCCATTGAACTTGACAGTACCATTTGCAGTGCCTTCAGCCAGCGTATAAACGGTCTCGTCAGGAATAGTGATTGTGCTCACCAAATTCCAAGTAGATGTACCCTTTGCCTGAGAATACAGGTGGAACTTGCGGCTATTGTCCGCATCGACCTCCAGCTTGTACTGGGTATCAGTATCCTGAATCTCGCCTGAGATGTAGTCGGACAGACCATCAATCTCGTTTGCGGAATAGGTGGGCTTGGAAGCTGCTTTTGCCCAGTCGTACACGTCAGCAGCCAAACCAGCAGTGAACTGCAGCTCGCTGAATTTGTGTGCGCCGTCGCCAACCTTAAACAGAACAGCAGGCTCCTTCGCTACGGCACCAGTCTCAGCCGGAACGACAACAACGGCGACTTCACCGACAAGCAGTTGGGGGTCTTTTTCAACCCACTGTGCGTAGGTGTCATACTTCAGAGAAATGCGGGTATTAAATGTTGTAGTAGCCATAAATGATTACCGTCCTTTTTATGTGGTTTTAGTTAGAGCGGAGCACAAAGCTCCGCTCATTGTGTTTTTAATCAGACAGCGGCATTACCGCCATCGAGAATCAGTGTATCACCATCAGATTGAACCAGTTTATTCATGTTAAGGCTATTGACCTCCATGCTTCCGTCTTCAGCGACAGCGACCTTATTCTCTCCGGTGGAACTGGTGACAACACCAGCAGTATCACCAGCAAATGGAATGTTAACTGCCTTCTCAGAGATGTTCAACGCGGCACCAGCCAGCTTGATAATCTCGATGAGGTTCTTGTTTGCGCCCGCTTCAACGCCGCCAAGCTTTTCTTTCTCTTCATCGGTGTAGTCGTTGGCACTCAAGCCTTTACCTGCAACTTTATCAACCTTACCAGCCAGAGCATCAGGGAGACCAGTAACTTTAGCCGGGGCGACCTCCTTGACTTCGAGTTTACCCTCTGCAGAAACAGTGAACTCGTCAGAAACACTCTTGACGTAATTGGCTTCTGCGCCCTCTGGCAGAGCAACCAACTTTTCTTTCAGCGCAGTCGTAAAGTCCTCGGTAGAGAGCCCCTTACCATCTACCTTGTCAACTTTGTTGGCAATGGCAGTAGCAATAGCTTCGTTCATCTGCTCTGTGGTGGAATAATTGTCGAGGTTTACACTCACATCATCCAGACGAACAACTTCGGTATCTACCTTTGCGTAGATATCATAGAAGCCGGTATCTGCATTCATCACGAGATAGAGAACATTATCCTTGGCTTCAGAAGCCGCAGGGACTGCATCAACCTTCGTGAAGCTTGCATGACCAGTCTCAGCGATAGCCGCCTTGATTGCCTCCGCGATTGCAGTAGCGGTCATAGCGTCAGTGATACCATAACCTTCAAGTGTGGTAGCCTTATCAGCTTTACCAGTCTGGAGGTTCTGAATATCCTGTGTATGACCAGCGACGGTATCAGCCAGACCGGAAACAGTGCTGGTATCAGGTGTGTACCACTCAATAGCAGTACCAGCCGCATTGATGCGAGGCTGCTGACCTGCGGTGGCGGAACCAAAGCCCTTCAGAGCGACCTTGCCATCAACAATCTCGATGGACTTGCCATCGCCAAGGACGGCAGAACCGACTGCCTTCAGGGTCTTGTCCGGCTGAATAATGTACAGGTCGGCGGAAGATTCCGTTACGACGCAAACATTTTCGCCATAAAAATAAGTGCCGTCCGAACTACCGACTTCAACAGCGGTAGCGGCGGCAGCTTCAGCAGCACTCAGAGAAGAGAAGTAATAACGTGCGTCCAGAGGGAACGCAGTTTGCGGATTAAATGAAACCGCGAAATTCAGTTTGCCAAAATCAGCCATTATGCGTCACCTCCATATTAGATTGTCACTTTATAGGTGTTTGCAGTATCGTTGGCGTTAGCCATATCCATCACATACACCTTATAGTCGATTGCCTGATAACCGTTCGCACCCTCGACAGAAACGACGGTCTTGGTGAAAGCGGTCTTGACTTCCGCGTTCATACCATTCACGTCCTGCACGGAGCTAACATCACGCAGCGTTGCGGGATACGCGAACACAACGCGAATGGCGCCAACGGGGATTGCGAGGTTGAAGCTGTTGCCAGCCGCCAGAGCCTTACCACTCTTACCGCTAAGACTACGCACAAGTGCAGAGTTCACTTCGCCATCCTTCGCTTCCAGCGTTCCGTAGAAGCTGTTGCGGTAGCCAGTGATTTTGCCTGTCGCCTTGCTCTTATTACCGGCAGCAATTTTACCGGCGGCATACTCATTACCGAGGTTCGTTACAGGAACAGCACCCTCACCGTGAGTCGCAGTAGCCGTAATAGCGTAGCTGGTAGCGTCGCCAACTGTCAGCTCATCGAACGAACCGGAGGCAGCATCCTTGGTAGCAGTACCGTCGGTTACACTCCAAGCGGTAGCAGTAATACCAGTTGCAGGACCGTATGTATAGCTACCCGCGCTCAGAGAAGCGGTGTACGCAGGAGTGACTTTTGAACCAACCTCATACGCTGCAATTTGCTTACAAGTAATTGTCACGGCGGGTTGTGTTGCTGTCGGATTCTTTTCCTTCGCCAGAATGGACGCGAGAACATCCTTAACATTCTTGCCAGATGCGGCAATCGTACCAGAGCCAGAGCTCGGAACGGTCAGAACACCAATGGCAGCAGTGTACGTCAGGTCATCGGCAAAGTAAACATTCTCGGCGCTGTAGTTTCCATCCATCGCAGCCCACACAGAGCCATCGTAGACATAGGCAGTGTAAGAATACTTGCCATCGGCAATCAGAGATTTGACAACAAAGATGTCATCTTTCTCAGCGGTAACGCCAGCCGCAGTCAGAACGCGAGTAATGACATCGTTGTCACTTTCGCCCTCTGCCTTCACGCCTTCATAATGGGCAGCACTTGCTCCACTGATAGCCTTCAGGTTCTCATAAGTGGTAACGCCATCACCAATCTTGAGAGTACCAAGCTCCAAGTCAAAGCAAGGCTCACCAGCGGCAGGTACAACGTCTTTGTTAGCAAGCCAATTTGCCGTTGTGTCACGCCGAACTTGGATTTGGGTTTTCATCGTAGTATTGGGCATAACTTTCCTCCTTCAAAATATTTTTGCAGAATGGTTTCATTGGATACCGTTCGCAGCGCCTCCATCAATCACTTTGACATCGCCAACGCTAATGTCGCCTGCATTAACGGGAGACAATTTCCCGTCAGCAGAAACGATATACGGAACCCAATCAGAACCGTTATGCACTGAAATAATGTGTCCAGCACAATCGTAGGTCTTGACCCACGCTTGCGCCTCGGTTAACGTCTCAAACTGTTTGCGCTCGGAGATATTTTTCATCTCACCGTTCGCATCGTAGAAATACAGTTCGGACTCTTTGCTGTCGCTGGTGATAATCAGACTATCTCTCGGGATAGTACCGGAAGCAATTGCAGCGGAAATTCTACCTTTCTTTCCGTAAGCGACTCTCACGCCCATCTCATATCACCTCCGTCAATCAGAATTGAATCACGGCATCTTCGTCCACTGGGTCGTTGCCGCTATTGCTTGTAAAATGGATAACGTCATCACCTTTAACGAGCTTGTCAATCTCCTCTTGGATGGCGTCCATATTGCTCTCCGTGTCCTCTGTCTTCTTCTGCATCTCGTAAATAGCCGAAAGCTGATGGTCGCAGATATAGTCGTCCATGTTCTTGGATTCCTCGACATAAAGCAGACACTCGCCACTCTTTGCGATGGTCGGGTTAGACGGCGTGCCCGAGAAGATTTGAAGCCATGAGCAAACTTCTCCGGGGAACTTTGTCAGTCGGCAAGAAACCGGAAATACATATTGGTAATAGGCTTCTTTGTATTTCTCGCTTTGGCGTTCCAGCCGCACGATGTCAGCTACACCGTCTGCACGGATGTAGCTCAAATAAGGGGTCGCAGTCAGCATATCGATTTCGCCGACCTGCAACGGAATCAGGTAGATGATTTTCTGATTCAAGTTGTCGCCCCTATAAATCGGTTCATTCACAGTGATAACGAGGTTCATACTGTCATCCAGCTTGATATAAATCACTCGCGTCACCTCCGTTCTTTATAGGATAATGTAGTCGATGTCTTCCAGCGCCATATCGTCATAAGTCAGCAGCGTATCTGCGTCCATTTCGTTGAGCAGTCTATGCCGCTTCAAGATTGGCGTGGCTGCTGCTGACAACAAAATGCCACCCTTTTCCGGTGCCATAAATTGTGTGATTTTCTCCGTGATGCCAGCAAGGATTTCGACTGTACTCTGTATTGCCTCATACTTTTTTGCCGTTCCATCTGCACTTGCGGAGAGCTCAATTCCAGATTCGCCGCTACCGAGAGAAAAGTGAATCTCTGTTTCAATGACAGCGGCGGCAATCTGCATAGCTGTCCCCGCCGCAGTATAGAAACGGTAGCAAAGGTCAACGATTTCCGCACTCGGTTCGACCGGAGCATCAATGGTCAGGAAATTTTGTTCTGAAATCTGGCGCACCTTGGTGTCAACTGGAAGTGCCGCCGCAGGGCGGAGAAGACTATTCTTGAGAGACTGGCGCACTTCAGCGTCAATGTTCATTCTCGAACCGCCTTCGCCCAACGACTTGGCAACCATAGCATCTATAGATGCGGCGGTGATTTGCAGCTTGTCTTCAACGCTCATAAACATATTCCGAAGCGTTTGCAAATCATCGTTTGGTGCAATCTCAATGACGGTTGGGACAGGATTGAGAACATAGTGCGTTTGGAACTCCAAATCGATGCCCCAAGTTGATGCCATGTGCAGCCGCTCATTACAGGTCTTAATCATCTTGTCGATATGCGAGACCAGCTCGGAGCCAGTTTCAACAGCGATGAACTTCTGGAGGGTATAGCTTTCAAGGCAACTCTCCAAAATCATACGGTTCGTCGCGGTCAATCCATCACGGAATGGAATGGAGTAGACGATAATGTCGCATTCAGTAAGTCGTTTGTTTAGGTAAATATCAAACTCTTTTGCCATATGCGACTCAACTCCTTATCAGGTGGGGTTCTGAGCAGACAGAGACAGGTAGCCTTCCTTAATGGTCATAATGGTTGCAGTCTCAACGCTACGCGGTGTAGAGAGCGTACCATACATCAGGAGATTGCCCTCGCCAACAGTGGCGGAATCGTAAATAACGAAATGGGTAATCGTGCCCCAACTCGCAGTTGATTCATTGAAGTTAATAGCCTGACTGTTGGTGACAACACCGTCAACCGGCTCACCAAGGGAACTCAACTTCACACGAGCATAGCCAGCATCTGTGGACGGCTCGTTTACACCAGTACCGTTGATAGCAGGGGCGCTGGTGCTCAAGCCAATGTAATAGGTCTTTGGCAGAGCAGGAGACGTTTTCGTGTTGAAAATATTGCCTGCCGCACAATTCAGAAAGTAGGTTGTATTCATAGAATCTGTCCTCCTCTAAAAATGGGCATAATAAAAGCCGGGTGCATACGCCCCGGTTTATTGCCTGATGAAACTCTTGTTGATATTATTGGTAATAAATAAGATGCCTTGTTTTGGAATCTCGATATTGCCGTTAATATCTTTGATAGTGATTTGATAGATGTACTTACCACACAAATCTACCGTGTCCAACGGGTCTAATGTGACCGCCAACACATTTTCTGCGGTGACATCATCGTTAAAATGTGATTCCATTGGCTTCGTAAGAATCGGTACACCTGTCTTGTTGGTAAAGCTAACAATAGAGAAGTTTGCCGTACACCCACTCAGCGCAAACGGCTGGTGGCTCTTATAGAAGTAGGTGTAGAACGCAAAGTCCTGCGTCTCTCCAGCTACGAAGTCAATGGTCGGTAACGTATATGGGCTGTAATCACAGGGCATATAGGTTCACCACCTTTACTTTTTCTTTTCGCCATCTGCTGCGGAAGCCTTTTCGATAGAAGCTTCACCCAGCATAGCGGCAACCTCCTCGATAACAGCAATGCTGCCACTCAGATTTGCAAGGTTTTGTTTGCCGTTTACACTAACTGCGTTCAACGCATTCAGAACAGCGGCAAGTCGATTCATAATCTCGTCTTTCATATGGCTCTCCTTTATATCTTTTGGGTAAATAAAATCGGGAGCGGAACACCATAGGATGTGCCACTCCTTACAAAAGCCTTCGGGTGCTTTTCAATCGTGGAGTTATTATGCTTCAATTGCTTGAAGTTTCTGTTCGAGTTCGTCAATACGCCGGTACAATCGCTGAATCATGTAAGTGTTCAGGGAAATGAATTCTGCATAGCGTAGGGAATACTCGTCTGTATATTTTGAATGTGCATCATTCAGCCCGGAGCACTTTACTAATCCAGCAAAATCCTGCGTACTAAGACCACTATCACGCAATGCGTCTTCTACTTCTTGCGCGATAAAGCCAGTATGGAACCTACCACTTCGACCAGAATTAAACCGATAGACGCTCGGCTGCAAACGCATAAAAAATGGGATGTACCTGTCTAAGTCGGACGAGATATTGTTTTTCAATCGCCTGTCCGAAGAGGTGTCTATATCCGTACTTGCAACAATACGGGTACTTGTAACAACAAATGATTCACCATCGGATTGCATACGGACACCAGCATTTGTAGCGATAAAATAAAACTCCTCATTAGACCCATACATTTTAGCACCATAGGTGTAACGACCAGTACCGTCAGAACCAAGTGCACACTTGAAGCCACCCCAATCACTGCCGAGAGTTATAATATCAGCATCAATAGTACCAGAGCGGATGTAATTTGCATTGATATATAGCCTGTTCGATGTTGAATCGCTAAAAATGCCAAAGCGCGTGCTTCCGTTAGTAAGCATATTGAAGATATCTCTGTCGCTCAATGCATTGTCGTATGCAGCCTGCAAAGCGGTGTTCGCCAAGTTGTATGCATCACCTGCATTTGAGTTCGCGGTGTTTGCAAGGTTGTAGGCGGTATTAGCTCTCTGATATGAGCTGCTATTTCCAACGTTTGATTCTGTGACAGAAGCCCAGTTGATTGATGAACCAGCAGCCATTGTGATGCTACCTCGAACAGAAACATTACCACTGGCATCGACTGTAAAATTGCCGTTTCCAACATTCAGTCCATTGAGATTGAGGTATCCAGCAGTGAACTCATAGTTGCTATTCATCATGGAATTGCCAGACTTGTCCTTGAACGATGCGCCAGACACGACACCTTGAAACGTACCACTCTTTGCATACATATCGCCATTCTTTTTTACCCAGAATTTCGCAGATGCGGGAGCGGCTGCACCAGCCCACATTGCATAGGCGGAGTTAGCATTTGTGCCAGAACCGTTCAGAGCGATATAGTTACTTCCACTACCAGCGTGGAGGTAGTCGTCTTCAATAGTGAAACCACCGATTTTACCGGAAGTAGCAGAAACCTTACCACGGATGTAGACGTTGCCATCATCGATATCGAGATAGAAATTTGCATTCTGAGGCATCCCGTCATCGTCGAACAGAATATTATCACGGCTGCGTCCAAGACTAATAAATGACGGATAAACAGTTGTGCCATCTACGGAGTACAGGTCACCTGTGCCTGCGGCAATACCATACATAGGGTCAATGAGAATCTTGCCGCCGTTGTCCTTTTGGAGAACAAACGTGGAGTTGTTCAACCATGCGCCGCTTGAGTCCACCTTGAACTGCATGACACCGTCGTCGGTCTCATTCTCAATAACAAGATTGTTACCAACAAAAAGCTTACCGCCGATAACCTCTGCGTTCACACCAAAGTACGTTCCAACCTCGTCGGACGCAAACAGACCAATAGCAAGCTTTGCGGTCGCCCAGTTATCGTCGGTCATAGCAATCATGCTATCTACAATGCGAAGCTGATACTTGGAATCACCTCCGACATGGATACCACTGCCGTTGATAACAACACTCTGGTTCTTGGCGGCAATAATTGTATTGACTGCCGCATCCAATGAGCTCTTCATAAACTTCGAGACTGACGCAGCTTGATTTGCAGCCTGATTATACAAATACTTGTTGGCATCGAAGCTGCGGCTGGTAGAGTAGCTGGTCTCTACCATATCTTTCAATGTATTGACATAGTCTTTTCGCTTGAAACGATTTGAGAAGACAACCGAGAAATTGCTGTGCTTTTCAAAATCTAACTCAAACTCGATGATATATGGCGTGATTGTCTGCTTACCGCCGACGTTGAGATACACGCCCTTACCCAGCTCCAAGCGGTTTCGAAACGGTGCGAATTCTTGGGCAAATACGAAGTTTGCAGAGTCAACCGAAAATTCATATGTAGGTGTAGCCAAATCTGCAAGAACATCCAGCGCGTAGTCATACAGTTCTAACTGCACAGAGTATTTTTGGTAATCACTGACATTTGCTGTCAAATACATAGAGCCAGTGCCGCAGACAAACGAAATCTTGCTGCCTTCCCGTGTAGTTACCTCATCGATGGTCACATCTCTAATATCAGATGAAAAAGATGATAACGAACCGACAAGCGTGATTGTGCCGCTTGAAGCCTTTGTCGTATTGACAGCGATTGAACCTGCGTACAAACTCAGCACATACTGGTTGTCTGAACCAACCTCCAGCGTGCCACGAATAATATCGCCAGTGATATTGTGGCTTCCACTGAAAGCAAAGTTGCCACCAGAAAGTACATACATTTTCTTTTGGAACTCGTTGGTCAAATCGACCTCAGAAATTGAAGAAGCATCTACGGAAACTCTTTCATTTACCAGTGAGTAGGAACTACCAGATACAGTCGTATCAACACTCGTGGCAACAAAAGTGTCTTCGGTAATATCCTGCTCAATAATGTACTTGCGCAAAATTGCGTACTCTTCTTCTGAAAAAAACTTACTGATAGATAGTTCGTTGACAACAGCTTGAATCTGCTCTGCATATGGCTTGATGTTCGCTTCAAGCGCAGCAATCTCATCTTCTTTTGCAGCAATCTCAGCCTTCTTCGCGGCAATTTTTTGATTGATTTCATCAAGCAACTTTTGCTGGTTAGCCTTACCGGTAGATGTGGTTTCCATTGCAAGCGCCTGAATCGTAACGCTTTGCTGTGCAGTAAGCGTATCCAGCTCGCCCTTCAAATCCGCGAGTGCAGCTTGCGTTGCAAGTAACGTGGAAGATGCGGATGCCTGTAACGCTACCAAGCCTTTGTAGTATGTTTGGCGATTGAGAACAGTACGTTGCCATGCCTCCCACTTTGCAGCAAGGACATCAGGAAGGTCACCGTTCGCAATGAAATAACTAAGGTCATAAATCCAGTTGGAGCCGATGGGGTTGACCTCTCGGATATCTACATCATCACTACCATACGGTCTGATTGCAGTAACCAATTCATCGGTAACCTCTTCGATATCAAGGCTCTCAACCAAATTATCAAAGTCCAGATAAATGGGGAGTGTCTCTAATTCGATATCGGCGTCATAGACATTGATACTGCGCTCATAAGGGTCAAACACGAACACACAGCGGAACTTGTCTTGGCAGTCGCCATACAGGAAGGACATAAGGTAATCGTCATACCCATCGAATGTACGATAGCGCTGGGCAACAGACGGAGCAACATAGCCCATATGCCAACCATCGGCAACCTCAAGGACTCTACCGATGATAGTGTCCGGGTCGTTATGGTTTGTCTGATTGAAGAACTTGAATGTACTACCGTCATCGCCGTCTTCAAGGAAGAATTTCTTTGTGTCGAGAACTTTTTCCAAAGAGTAGCACTGAACGTGTTTCACATCGGAAATACCATCAGCGCTTGTTGTCGGGTTCATAACAACGTAGATACCATAGTGTTCGGTGTAGATGACCTTATATCCAACAAGCTCGTCATAAATCCAGTTCTTCTCGCCATCAAGGATGGCAGGAACATCGAATGTCATTTCGCTTGGTTCTGCAAACTTGACGGACAGCTTTAGGTTATAGACACCGGGGATAACCCCAATAGTCTCCTCATGCATCGTCTTCAGGACGAGCGTAGGCGTTTCGGGCGTGCCGTTTTTATCAAACGCCAATTTGGAATAATCAAGATACAATCCGCAACACCTCCTTATCCTGCAACATTGTATAAGAACCTGCCAGAGATGGTCAGCACGCCATCACCGGTTACTTTGATATTATTGTCTCCGTGAACCAAGCGGAAGAAGTTGAGATTGAATCCATCGTATAGGTTGTAACCACTTGAGAGCTCTTGAATGATGCCGTTGCTGTTGTTGACGAAAACAGATGCACCGCTTGGAATGCCAGTCAACTTGAACTCTCGGTTGTCATCATTCAGATTTACAAGAGACAAAGTTCTTGTGCTGGATGCAGGTGCGAACGAAATCTCAGGCTTGAGATATTCACGCACCGAGCTTTCGTTGCGGAACAGAATGGTAGTCTCACCGGAAATCGTGTACTGCTTTTCAAACGGGTAGCTATACGCATAGGGGCAATCGCATTGAATGGTCGCCTGAAATGCGACGGGCAACCATCCATGTGAGATGGGGGTCAACTCAGTGACCATGCAGCGAAATTGAAGTTGCTCCATGTCCTGTTGCCCGATGGAAAGCCACTTGTACTCTTTGCGTCCAGTCAACCAATAAGCGATATCTTCAAGCTCATACCGGTCGAGCTCGCGCTCGGCACCAAAAACCAACTTGAATTCAAGTGGCTTGCTGTGGTAATTCGTCCCAAAGTAAATTGGCTGAATCCGATTATTCGTTCTTGTTTCGACGATGGATGCTTTGTTACCAAAGCTCACATCGCTTTGACCTCTGCCACCAATGTCATAGACCATAAGCCCATACATCGCAGAGGACTCTCCGTCAAAAGTAAACTCATAACAGTTAAACATGGTTTACCGCATCCATCTCCTTTCATAAAATATCAGTGGGAGGGAGACAGAAGCTCCCTCCGCACCATTAACGTTTTATATTCAGTTGTTTGATGACATCATTGGTGAACTGCCGATTGATTTCACGATGTTTCTCAACTGTTTCTTCATTTGCTCCATAAATGATAACATCGCCAAAGGATACGCTGGGTGCCTGTGTGTTATTGATTGGGGCAAAAGCAGAAGCAGCCTTCGTAACATCACCTTGCATCTGACCGAACATACGGCTCATATCCGTAAGGGTGAGCAACTTGCTAAGCTTGTCCGACAGTGCGGTAGTGAAATCAATAATGCGATAGAGACCGGCTTCTTTCTTTGCATCGAGAACCGCCTCACCCTTTTCGAGGACGGCGAGAATCTCATTTTGCTTTAGAGTCGGCTGGTCGCCTGCAATACCGCCAGTGTGGTAAATGTACTTGCGATACTTCTCATAAAGAAGTGCACCACCATCCACATACCACGTTCCGTTTTGGCGGTAAGCATTTACGCCGTACTGACCGAGCATTGCGCCAAGGGTCAGGTTGCGCTTGTCGAGCCGCGCTTTCTCTTCCTTACTGGCAGTATGGTGCGCTTGGCTATTCGCATACATCTCCTTGATGATAGCATGAATCATTTCCTCGTTGGAGGAACTGTTGTCATATGTCGTTTCACCAACAATGTAATTTGAACCAGCACCATTTGCAGCGTCGATATCAGCGCCAATGCTATTCAACGCATTGACGTAGCTTCCATATCTCTGTGCGGCAGCTAAGGCGTTTTCCCAAGCTGTCGTGATAGTGCTGCTCAGTTCATCGCCATATTGATAGTTCCAAGCAATTAGCTCATCATATAATGAGCCCCAGTTTGACTGGATATATGCAATAGCCATATCATACAGCTTCTGATAAGAAGAGATGCTGTCCTCAAGCACTTTGATTTCTGCGTTTTTCTGCTCCTCATACGCTTTCTGCATATTGTCAAGTGCGCTTTTCTGAGCATCTACCGCATAATCTGATTGGGTGTCAGCAAGCTCTTTCTGGAGCTGAGACATTTCCTCTTCGAGCTTTGCCTTTTGCGCCTGTGCATCGCGGCTGTCATCTAAGGAAAGAGCATTGATACGAGCCTGCAATTTAGCGAGCGCCTTAACCTTCTCTGCTACCTTGTCTTGGTAATCTGCTTCCGACTTTGCAGCCTCCAAAGCTTCTTTGCGCAAAGAAATAATGTCAGCGTAGGCATCTTTCATATCCTCAAGCGCATCAATCTGGTCATTGATACGTTGCTTGAGCATATCCATAACATACTTCAAGATGTCATCGAGACCATCTTTCATGTTGTTTAGTTCCTCTGCCGTTTTACCGGCAGTTTGACCGATACCACTAACGGCACTATCAGCCAAAGAACGAATTGCATTGATGTTATGGAGCGCAGCTTGATATTGGTCATCGTCCAGTCCAAGCAAGGCGAGGTTGGCGTACACCAATCCCCAAGTGGCGTTCGTAGCCTCTGTAGTGGCGTACAGAAGGTTGTTCAGGTCTTCAATGGAGTTCTCCTGCAATGCAAGGCGGAGACGCTCAACATAGGTCATAGCCTGATTGAGAGCTAATTCTTGCGTCTTTGCAGCAAGCACCTTATTGATGTTCTCTTCGTTAATAACCAGCAACCCGTTTTCGTCCATAAGGTACTGCATATACTGCGCACCCAATTCGATAATAGACTGCAGGGTATCAATCGTGATATATCCGTTTGCGGCATATTCATCGGCTGCTTTATGGAGCGTCTCATACACATTTTGGTATGCATCGACAACATCGCTTGCAGCAGTAACAATCTGCTTTAAGTAATCAATAATAGATTGCTTTGCAGATTTGATGTCAGCCTTTAACGTGCGGAGAGAGGAAGCTCCCTCTTGGTTTGAGTCATTGAGAGACTCCATCGTATCGATGAGCTCTTCGGTTTTCTTCCTGAGTTCGTTAGTCTCTTCCTGAGTAGCACCATAAAGCTCGTTAAGGTGCTCCATGTTATGAACCATGAACTCGTTGGTCGTAGCGTCATAGCTTACACTGAATCCAAGTGCTTCGAGTTCTGCCTTGCCGTTGGCAATGGTTTCACTACGAAGGCTGTTCAGATTTTCGAGCGCATCCGCTTCATCATTGTAAACATTGATAAGTTGCTTTGTGAGCGCAATCTTCTCTTCTTCTGTATCTGCATACTCAATCTGAGACTGTAACTTGGCAAGACGCTGCTGGATAGACTCCAGTCGCTTCATTGCTTCGTAATACTCGTCAATGTCAGCAAGATATTCTTCGACCTCTTTGCTGGAACCACCGCTACCACTGCTGCCCGAGCTGCTTTCAAAGCTCTTGAGCGGGGCGTTTTTCAGCGCTTGGAGCGCAGCAATCTGACCGTCAATTTGAGCAATTGCTTTTTCATAGGAGGAAATATCTAATTCAAGCTGTGACACATAATCGTCCAAGCTAACAGACGTTGCTTCATAGTTATAATCCGTCCCCTTGAAATTGCCTTTGTACAGGTCAAGACTGAGACCGCCTGTTTGGGTTCCGTCTGTTCCACCGAAGATACTGGAGCTACTACCAGCAACTTCACCGCTTCCCATAGCAGCAATAGCCTGAGCTGTTTCATGCGCCTGCGCAGCAATTTCAGAAATGCTATTGCAAGAATTGCTTGCGTTAACAAAAATGGAGTGTGCCATGTTATATGCTGCTTTGGCAGCATTGTCATCCATGTTCTCAAAACACTCTTTTGCAACGCGGGCAAATTCTTCTTCATTACCAGCCATAGCCGCAGCAGCAAGAGCATACGCTTTTGACTCCTCAACGCCCATTTCAATAAGCGCTGCCGTCAAAGCGTTACCAGTATTGATTCGATACTCTGCTACTTCTTTGGCAATCTGACCTTCGCCATCACCTACGTTTTTGGCAAGCTCAAGTTGTGCTTGCGCACTTTCCATCTTTGCTGTCAGGACAGCCTTATCCGCTTCGAGCTGCGTAATCTGACTGTCAATCTGAGCATCCAGTTCAGCCTTTTTGCCAGTAATGAACGAGTTGACGACATCTGCGTTTAACGTGAGCTGCCCGTCTGCCGCGACGGTGGCATTGTTCAGAATTTCAGGATATACAGACGCAAACTCAAGTGCCTTGTCCAAAGACATTGTGAAGCCGTCGGCAACCTGATTCTGCAAATTAGCGAGAGTTTGGAAAGAGTCAGAAACGGAGTTGATTGTGTTAGAAATCCGAGAGAAGTTGTTCAGCGCACTCGTGTAAGCATCGAGGTCACCAGTAATGCTGCCATACAAGCTGCTATAAATCGCAAGCTTTCCTTGGTTTTCAGCAATCTTTAGGTTGTTCTCTTCGATTACACGGTTATTCTCTTCGATTTCCGCACGGTATTCACGAGCAGCATTTAACCGCTCCGTACCAGCGCCACCATCGCTGCCGTACTGGTCATAGTAATCTTCGCCGCTCTTTGCCTGTTCGTCAAGAAGGCGATTCTTCTCTTCAAGGGCAGCGTTTTGCTCCTTGAGGGATTCAGTCTCCTTCTCAATTTCAGCCATCTGTTCTTGCATCTTGGCATTGGCGTTTTCCATCCAAGCCTCAGTGTTAAGTTTAATAACACCGTTTTCCTCATACAGATAGCTAAGGTAGTCATCGTTGGCAGAGGCAAGTGCCTCGATAGTGTCAGTTGACAAACCTGCACCAGTAGCCATATCTGCCTGAGCTGCATCTAATGCGTCATAGGCGGCTTTTAGTGCTGACACTGTGTCAGTTAATTTTTCGAGCTTTGCTGTATATGGAGTAAATGGGTCTTCCGATGCAGCGGTTTCTGCCGCTTGCGCTAAGAGGTCAGAGAAACCACTATCCGAGAGCCAACCATTGATAAGGTCGGACAACGAATCGCTTCCATCGTCAAAGTTAAACATATCGCCAATCGTTTGATTAAGATATGTTCTAAACTTTTCAAGCTCTTCAACCGTTGTCGGGATACCATTCTGAAGAACGTAGGTCGCTGATGTCTCGTCATAGATGGATTGGACATATGTATCAACAGAATCTTTGAGCAATCCGGTCTTTTCAATTACTGCATCATAGATTTCATTGCCAGTTAAGTCTTGCCGGAGCAACTCTGCCTTGAGGTCAAGCAGCGTATAATAGTAGTCAACAACGGCATCCATGTTAGAATGGTCAACATTCCAATCAACCGGTTCTAAGACCAACTCTGTTGCAGTTAAACCATGACCAACAGACGAAACCTTTTCACGCAAATAGTCACTGGCAATCTTCTGCGCAGCTTCTTTTGCTTTAACATATTCCTCATCCGTCCACGCATCTTGGATGTTATAAGAAATTTTGGAACCATCCCAACCAGACCAAGTTTCACTTTGAAGTTTCTTCTCAGCAGCCACACGTTTTTCTTTTGCTGCAAGTTGAGCCTCTTCAAGTTCTTTCTTAATGGCACCATCTAATGCCTCGGTATAATCTTTGGTGCCCTGCGTCAAACCCTCCAACGCAACAGCTTTATCTCCAAGAGCACTGGTTACCTTGTCAAGGGCGGTCTTAAAGGATGCTTCTTCGCTTTCAGTAAGGTCTGTGCGATTTGCGTACTTCTCGTACTCAATATATGCAGCCTTCACTGCATCTGCATTTTCAATGGTCGCTTCTGTGCTTGCGATTGTAGACGCAGCTTCTTCAATCCGCTTGGTACGAGCATCCTCGATAGCGTTTTTGATTAAAAGAATTGCGCCTATGGCGGCGGCAATACCAGCGACCGCAATCTGAGCGGTAGACGCTGAAATGCCAAGTGTTTTTAGTGCGACAGATAGGCGAGATGTTCCGGGAATTGCAAGCGCAGTCTGACTATTCATCGCCTTGATAACAGCCGGGAGTTGCTTAAACCCAGTAACAAAGGTTGAAACGGCGGAAGTCACCTTCGCCAGTGCACTGGGGATTGTTGTAACAAGGAAAGTCTTTATGGCATCAGCTTTAATCGTGGCAAGGATACCGACCGTAACATACAAAACGGTATTCAATCCACCAACTTTATCAATCACCTTTGCCAGCACATTAAGTACATCAAGCAGCCCAGTACCCAACTCGATGACCTGCTTTACAAAATCAGAGTCAATGAGGGTCATAGACAGCTCTTCAAACGTTGCCTTGAATTCAGCAATCTTACCGTTGATGCTGTCAAGATATTTTTCGTTTTCTTTCAACGCAGAGCCAGCAGAATTTGCCGCTGTTTTAACGACATCTTCAGCTACGTTGAAGTTCTCAAGCATTGATGAAACAACGTTGGCGTTTCGTTTGCCACCAATCTGTTCCAAAATATTTGCTTGTGTGATATCGGTAAGCTCGCCCCAGACATCCGCCAACTCTTTCATAATCTGATAAGTAGATTTGAAAGTGTTCTCGTCAATCTGAATATCAACCTTACCATTTGTGAGCGCCAGAAGTTCCTCGCGGAGCTCTGATACGCTATTCGCCATACCCTCCGTACTCTCTCCAGCTTCTTCTGCCTCAGTCTTTGCTGCGCGGAGATACATGGAAACGGTCTTCATTGTCGTACCGACAACGTCAGCGTCTTGGACAACGCTGTTTGCAGCAGTAATGAGGGCGATGCTTTCGTCTAAGGTATTGTTACCGGCGGCGAGCGCAGAGGCTGAACGCCGCAACGCCTCGCCAACGCCCTCTGAGGAAATGGCAAAATTGTTACCGACCTCGTTGAATTTATCAACAATGCTTATAGCATTTTCAGCCTCAATACCAAATGCCTTCATTGTTGAAATAATACTTTCGGATGCTTGGCTAACATCCTCAATACCATCGCCAACGTTTTTATACACCAATGCCGCGTCAGCTAATTGTGCAGCTTCGTCCAGTGTATAGCCAAGGCGAGCGAAATCAGCAGACGCTGTAACTGTATCAGCAATTGTTGCACCGAGCTTTTTCGCACGAACAGATGCATCATCGAGATATTTAGCATATACGGTGCTCGTTTCATCTGTGACTTTCTTCAGCTCAGTCATCGCTGTATCAATGTCAATAACAGCAGAAACCATCTTCTTTAAGGAAGAATAGAGTTTCATAACAATCTGAGAAACAGTAAGCCATGACGTAAACTTGGCAGCAAGACCACCAACACGCTCGCTCAGTGTCTTAGTATTTTCACCGGCACTCTTAATGGCATTTGATGACTCAGCAAAAGATGTCCGCAAACCAGCAAGCCTGCGTTGGAATTCATCAACAGAAATTTCTCCACGCTCAAGCTGACCAAGATATTCTTGCAGGTACATGGTACCCTGCCGAATGTTATTATAGTGTTCGCTGCTCCGTCCGCTTTGCGCAGCAGTCCAATCCTGCTCCGCTTTTTGCATTTGCGTAAGAAGCATAACGCCCTGTTTCATTGCGGCGTTTTTCCTGTTTTCAGCCGTTACTGTTGCATCATCCGCAGCCTTTGCTTCACGTTCTGCTTGAACCTTTGCCTGCGCTGCTTCGGCAGTAGCCTCTCGTTCTTCATTGATTCGTTGGATGTTTACAAGGATTGCAGCCGCTTCATCTTCAAGTGCCTTTCGGCGCTCATTGCTACCATCGACACCTTGGAGGCGAAGTGTCTCAAACTCAACCTGCCACGCCTTATATCTCTCAAGCAGTGCAGTAACCTGAGCAGCCTCTTCTGCAGTTGCTCCCTTGCTCAAAGACCCAAGACCAGTATCAATGTTCTTGGATTGCTTTTTCATTGCAGCAATCTGAACGTTGAACTCCGCCATCTTTCTGGCGGCTTCATCTGTTACTGTTGCAGTTTCTTTTATCTTACTCTTAACCTCTCCAATGCCTTCTGCAGTCAGCGTAATGCTTGTCCCTTTATCAAGGTTGAGAGTATTGATGACGGTGTTTAGCTGGCGTCTAAAATCAGCAATGGCACCGGCACCGATGTTAATCTTTGACAAGTTGACATAAAATTTGCCGTTCTTACTAATTGCATCAAGCTGTTTGCGGATTTGCTCACCGAATGATTTACTATCCAGTTTAGCTTCGAGCTTGATTTTGCCCATGATTTCGTTGAGTTCTTTGCGGATAAGAGCTTCGCTGTCACCATCTGCACCGCCACGGGCAACTCCAATTAGTAACCGTACATCTGCGTCCATTGCCATCGTTCATCACCGTCCTTTATGAAGAAAAGGCTTGGCATAAAGCCAAGCCTTTCAAAATTATTGTTCATATATATCTGCCGCAATTACGGCAGTAATATTGTATTCGGAACCATAGTTCCCGTTAAAGTCGCTGATTGCCTGTTGAATAAACTTCAGTGCATCTCGTTCTTTCTTGCTTCGCACCCACGCATAGTTATCGTTGTACAGCGAGTGTCCAATTGCCACACCAGATGGTGAATGGTTGTCCCACCAACCATACACATAGTTTTGCGCATGGTATCCGTTATTGAAAAGGGCAACGATGTTGTTGATGCCTTCGTACCCCAAATCATTGTCGAGAGAGTCACGATGCAAATCACCCTCAAAGTATAGAGGAATTTCGAAACCTTCTTCAGTCTGAATTATAGTTCCACTACTCATTCCTTCAATGTGCTTCATAACCGAATCCGGTAGGTCGTAGCTCTTTGCTGTCATTTGAAGAACTTGGATAAACTTTGCAGCGGCTTCATATATGCGTGTCTCAGGTATAACCGAATCGCCTGCGGCAGTTTTCTTAACACCGTTCCGATTATATTCTTCCAACTTGTTTTGGAGGCGAGATTGCCCTTGTGGGGACTTAATCCATGCGTTCAGTTTGCTCGACAGACTCATCGGCATCACCCTTCATCTGATTCGTATATGCCTTGACAAGACGCTCTTCGCTGAATTGACCATCTGCCATAGCGGATGTCAGCTTCGAGATATCGTCTGGCGTAATGTTGGCAAACATAGCCTCGGTCTTTTTCTGCAGTTCAGTAAACGCAGAAACAACCTCATTCATCTGACGCTCAATAGCGGCAATATTGCTCTCACACAGATAGCTAATCTTTTCAGAGATGGATTCCAGAATATCGTCGAGCTGTTTCTGGTTGATGTGCCGAATCACAACGTCAACTGCATCCGTGTTATAGAGCAAAGAATAGCGGTGCTCTAAATTATCGGGAAGGTTGAAGTTGGCGTAGCGAGTCAAGATGTTGCTCTTTACAACGAACTCCTGCAACTCTGGCATATAACCACCAGTCGTATGAAAGCAGCTTGACACCACATCGTCAACAAATGCCAGCGCCTCCGAGAAAGAGAGTGTGTGCTTAATTTTCACCTCATTACCAAACCACTGTTCTGTTGCAATATCCACTGCTTGTTCTTTGAGCACCTTGTCCAAAGATGCGATTGAAATTTTCTTTTCCGACTTAGCCATTATCGGGTTCCTCCTTTTTGTTCTTGCTGCGCTTTGCTTCTTTGCGCAATTCTTTTACCACTTCGTACTCAAGCCAACCGCCCCACTTTTGAACATAAGTAATCCACTTATAGTCAATGTCTGGGTATATGTACCAAAACAGTTTTCGTTTTAGCTTTGCCACACTATCAGGGCACCCCTTCGTGTCTACTACTTCAATGTGCCCATCGGCATATTCCATATAAAAATCAGCAACATAAATGATTGGCAAGACCGTCTTACCATTGTGAGTGTACTTCGGTTGCAGCTCATATTTTTTCTGTAACTCAAAATAAGTTACTTCGCCGCTTTCCACTGCGGGACAAAGTACATCCCTGTAGTATTTCATTTCAAGCTGGCTGTCGAATACGATATTGTTGTAAGTTCGTTTTTCTTTATCTTTATCTACGTTAAACTTGCTCCGCTCCATAGCGCCTCCTAACAGAGAAAGGGAGGGCAGATTACTCTACCCTCCCATTTTGCTTATTCGATTTCAGCAGGCGCCTCATCCGGCAGAATCTCTTCTGCGACCTGAAGCTCAGAAACAACAGGTTCGGCAACAACGGGCTTTTTATGCTTGTTCTTCTTCCGCACATCAACAATGCCTCTGGATTCATTTATCTGCTGGAGATAAATACTTCCACACTCGGGAGAACACGCTACCTCTTGCCACCGGAACACGCCTGCGGCTCTATTTGCGCTGCGGCAGGCTTCATACTCCTTGCCACAAACGCGACATCTCTTGACCGCAGTTGCCATGTTTACCACCTACTTTCTTTAGGCAACATCCTCAGCGTTGGAACCAAAGATGGTGTAAGTCCACAGAGCGCCGCTGGTGCCGCAAGCACCGGACAGAGACTCAGCCTCAAACGCATGGACAGTCTGGTTGTCGCCCATCTCGAAGCTGAACTCGCCATTGAAATCAGCCTTGGGGATGTAGAACTGGATGCGGTACACATTCGCACACTTATCCTCGGCAAAGGCATCAATGTACAAAGCGCACTTGCCAGAATAGTGGTCGCTCAGGTTTTCCAGAACGTCAGCCTGAATCTGGCGCATATAGTACACGACAATCTCTGTGTTGTCTGCGATTTCTCCATCATTAAAGGCAAGTGCCTTCGTCTGAGGATTGTAGGTGAAAACACCTTCAGCAACTTCTGCGCCCTGAGTCAAAGTCTTACCGAGGGTACCATCGCTGTTCTTGACATAAACAGACTCGACTTCATTTCCGGTCGTACCAACGGCTTTGTAAGCAGTAGACGCAGCATTGCCGCTAACGGTGAGATAATCGTGCCACTTAACCGTGGTCTTCTTGTTCTCAAACTCGCTGCCAACCTGCATTTCGAGCAGACCGCCAGAAACCAGACCATTGGTACCGCTGATGGTAACAGCCTTATTCTTCTTCAGAGAGTTCAGCTTGCGACCCTGCTTACCGGTGATGTCGGTCTTTTCCTGAGTCTGAGCGATAGTTGCATTCTGCAGCTCGTCCAGAGTGAACTTGAATGCACCAGTCGCGATGTCAAATGCATTGATAGTCTCAAGGCTGGTGATGGTGATATCATTGATATTCATTTAGACATTCCTCCTATTTGTGAGTTAGCCAATTCAAATCATCTTGGCTTAGGTCTTTCGCGCTGACCGTGCCAGCATAGATGCCGTGCATCTTGTTGTCATAGTCAATTTTCTTGATTACTTGGCGCACGCTCTCATTGAACTGATAGATAGAGAGTTCTCGTGTCCCCTCAAATCCATAGTGGTACTGTTCTGTGTTAACAAGGGCGACAATCAACTCTTCAAGCTGAGAGTCGGTTGTTCGCATACCCCTACGACGCAGCTTCTTTCGCATACGCTCAATCATATATTCTCTCGCTTCGCCGTTTGCTGGCTTGCGATTATCCTTTTCAAGGTGGTGGATTTTCCTAAGAGCCACGGCAATCTGCCCATGCAGAGCACGGTCGATTCGTACACCGGTTGCCTTGTTAACCAGAATCACATTTCCGTTTTGCGGATTGATTGCAGGTTGGAATGGCTTTAGGTCAAAGTCTCCAAAAATTAGTGAGGTGTCCTGTTCTTTTAAGGAGTTAAACAAGAGGAGAAAAAGCTCCCACTCGTTAATGGTTGTGAAATCAATCCCGATATCATCAAGCTGTACCATCATATCTATGGGCATAGCAGTGAGCATTGACACCATGCTGTAGTAGTTATCCTCGTTTTCCAATACTTCACCAACAGTCGGAATCATAACCCGAATATAGTCATTTATTGGGTAGTCTTTTTGATACAGTAAATGACGTGTCGGCATTATCCATTTTTCCTGTTGGAGGGAACTGGCTTACCGGTCGGCAATGTCCGATTGAAGTCTTTTGCTTGGAACGTGAGGACTTTCCCCTGATAATCTGTGATTGGAGCAAAACGTTTCACAGCGTATAAATCCAACTCACCGAGACCGTAGTATCGACTGCCATTAACAGCCTTTGCAATCTCGGAACACAGTTTATCAGTACGAATCCCACCGCCGGTTTCCTTTGGCAATCTGAGCTTGCTCTTGTGGCTAAAGACCCAGATATATAAAACCGGAATCAGAAAAGTCTTATTTACAGATTTTTGGATGTCAACATCGCAGCAGATAAAGGTCTGCCCGTGCTCAATGGTTTCTGGAATGTACTCATATGGAAATACCTGCTTATAAACGAGGTCTTGAACATCGTTGACTGGTTTGCAGTCATCGGCAAGGAGCCTCACGATTTCCTCGTTCGTCAAGAGGTCATTCATCAGTTGGTTCTTATAATCGAAAAACTCTTCCAGTTGCATCAGAACCACACCTTCTTTCCATCAGGTACATCTGGTGTATCGTCACCGGGCGGAGTGTCTGGCTCGTCCGGTTTCTCTTTCGGGAAATGGTCATAGTAGTTTGCAATATGAAGTTCGATGTTATCGCTATCTTCCGTATTGCACTCCGTAAGAACGAAGTTAAGGACGCCCTCTCCGTTATAGCTTCCACCGAGCTTAAACGGTTTGGTGAGACGATAAGCAAGGACGTTCTTCGAATCATAGTCATCAATCAAAAAGCGATTGTTGCGATTTAACTGAATGGAATACTCGTCCTTAGCAAGTGTTAGTGAAATTCGTGAATCACCGCGCACAACAATAAAATCGTTGTCGCCGTATTCACCGGTCAGATATTTCGTGCCATCCTCAATGACACACCACCGTTCAACGACTGTGTCGTCTTCCGCAATCCAACGAAGCAGATAGTTGCACTGCTTCATTGTGCCCTTCGTGTACAGTTCGTTATTGGCATCTTTCTCGGTAATCAGCCAGTGATTGCCCATCCATTCGACCAGACCGCCGTGCGGCAAATCTTCTCCGGGCATCGTACACAGTGTTTTCAGATTAAGGTTGTCGGAGTTAATGACAGCCATATTGCGTACAGTTCCGTTTACGGTCAATTGATGGTACGAAAGGCTTGCAGGGAGCTTCGCGCTTAAAAACGCTCGCTCTCGCTGCAAAACAGAGTCGCGCTTTGTGATGCCGTGAGCATTGATTCTGGAACGGTATGTGTTCCAAGGGTTCATTTTGACACCTCCTGCGGCACGGCATATCGTGATTTCAATTTATTACAAATTGAAATTGCACGGAAGACCTCACGCTTTACCACCGAAACTTCGCAAGATGGATTATCGATGAGGTATTGCAGGATGGCAATCAAAGACAGGAACAAGGGGTCTTCGTGGATTGCCTCAATGAGCTCCTTACAACCAAGCAACTCCGCCTGAAGACTTCTCATATAGGTATCCAATGAACTTTCTCCGCTTTCCTTGATAGGAAGAATCTTAAAGAAAAGATTGATGAGGGTGCGGAAATAATTATTCAAGACCATAGCGTCCATCGGCACGCCAACCGTGGTCTGAATCATCATAAGTGCAAGTCCGTTAAATCCCCGTGATTGTACGAATACTCCCTCATCATATTCGTAAAATCTTTTCGAGCGGCTGCATATGCGTTGCCGATACGCATGAGCAACTCTGCGGGAGAATAGGTGGTAAAGTCTTTCGTGTTCAAAACACTTTCCAGACTTTCCTGCTTGTATGTATAAGGTTTCATCCACTGAACAAGCATACCTTCAGAAACGATGTCTGCAATCTCATCCAAATCTTCATCGGGGATGTCCACATCAAACTCTCGAATGATGTCATCGCCGGTTGTGGATAGGTCATACTTGCAAATCTTTCGGAAGGACGCAATTGCCCGTTTCATGTAACCGTCAATCAGACCGTTCCTTTCAAAGTCACGCATATTGACAAAGTCGTACTCTGTGATTTTCGATAAGAACGCATCCGTGAACACATCATATGGAACGCTCATTTATAATCACGCTCCTTACTTGTCGTGCTCGACCAGCTCAACACCGAGGCATTTCTCCAAAGTAGCAATGGTCTTATTTGAGTCGATGCCGCCACTGGCAATCAACTGCTTTGCACGATATGCGATGGACTTTTTCTGACCGTCAGAAAGTTTGGAAACGGCACGCTCGATTTCAGCGATAGGCTTTTCAAAGAGCTTATCGAAATCGCTGATGGCGATTGCAAACTTGTAGTATTGGCTCATACCGATATAATCAACAATCCACGGCTCGTCGAACATAAACCAGTTGTTGATGAAATACTTCTTGTTTGAATTCCGAGCATTGCGAAGCTCGCCAATCTCCATATCCTGCTCTGCACCAAAGGAATCCCAGACGAATCGTTCGCCTGTCTTTTTGCTTCTGTACACAAGGCGACCTTGGAAACCATTACGGACGGTGATAATCGTATGCGGGTCAATATCCTTCGGGACGAGCGGGCGCTTTTCTGCAGCGCGAGATGTTTCCTGTTTTAACTCAGTCGGTGTAGCAGCCTGCTGACCACCGCGAGTTTTTGCGTTTTCATTTGCCATTGTAAAATCTCCCTTTCATACATAATGCGGGGCTCACGAAGAGCCCCGCGTATTTTGCTTATGGTCTATCAGGCAATTTCGTAGCGACCGATACCGGCGTTACCACCAGCCAGCACAATGCCCATGCCGTACTTCTCGCCATACAGGTACTCCTGAGTCAGGTCACCATTGGACAGCGGGTCGCCCATCACAACAATGGGGTCACCTTCGTACACGCACTTGATGGGCTTGTCATCACCAGCGATAATGGTCAGCATATCATCTGCGAGCGTAAACTCGGTAGAACCAATCTTGTGGCGCTGCGGAGTCACGACAACCGGAGTACCGTAGAACTTGCCGTAGTAGCCAAGGTTGTACAGGTCGCTCTTGGAATCCGTACCCTGAATGGACGGAGCCAGATTGCGGACAGCCTTCTTGGTGCCGATAATAGTTGCGGGCTTGCCGTTGGCAGCAGCCTCAACATGGGCAATCAGGTCAAGCAGCTCTTCCTCATCATACGCGCCTGCGGTCGGGAAGTAAGTAACACCACCGAAGTCGTCCGCAGTAGCGGTGCTCCACAGGGAGTAGACATCGTTCAGAAGCTTCTGACGGAAAGACTCGGCGACCTTGCTGATAAACGTGTTGAAATCAACACGACCAGAAAGGACGCGGTTGAGCTCTTCGTAAATTTTCACAACCTTCAGAGAGGTCGGAATAGAAACTTCGCTGATGCCGCTCAGACGCTGACGGCGAATGCCCTGCGTGCCATCTGCAGCCTCGGACACGATAAAGAGATTGCTGTCTTCAACCTCGAAAATGTTCTTGTCACCCTCGGCGACATTGCGGAAATCAACCAGAGCGTTGAAATACTCATCACCCTGCAGACCCTCAACGACGGTACGGGAGAGAACCTCCTCAATCAACGTAAACAGACCGCTGCACTTGCCGTCGCGGATATTCTTATAGTTAAGGGTAGTGCTGCCGCCATTGGCATCAATCAGAGCCTTATGCAGGAGCTCCATTGACTGACCGACAGAATACTGTTCAACATTGCCATGATAGGCATCGACAGCGACCTTAACGATATCTTTCATTTCAGCCATTAGCTTTTACCTCCTCTCAAAAATTAGCCGCCAACAGTGGCAGAAGCGCCCTCGGTCTTACCAATCTTAATGACGTAATAGGTATAACGACCAACGACCTCAACATCCACACAGGCACCAAGACCTTTGCCAGCGGCATCAATCTTGCCACCAGTGCCGATACCGACCTCGGCGCCCTTGGTGGGGACGGTGCCGCCAACGAAACCTTCCTTGGTCACAGAGAAAACATTGCGGCTACGAGGGATATAGCCACGAGTAGCTTTACCAGCCTCATTGATAAATTCGTCCAGATTCTTTTTGCGCTCATCATACATGACTTCGGGCGCAGCAACGATTGCACAATCGTTCAGGTCATCACCAGCAGACGCTGCGACAGCCTTCATAACTTCGCGTTCGCCATCCTCATAACCCTGAAGCTTGACGATAACGCCGTTCTCCACCTCTGCCTTTTTGCCAGACGCATCATAGAAGCGCAGGGAGACAAGGTCAGCAGGCTGCTTAGTACCGCTCATCAGGTCGGTACGAATAACTGCATAAGCCATAAATCGACTCCTCCTTGTTTGTTATTTAATTATGTTGATTGCGCGAAGCAATTCCGTATTCGGTGAAAACACCGCCATAGGGCTCCGGCGTTACGCTGGTCTTCTCAACCACCAGCTTGGGACTCTTGGGCTCGACAGAGAACTTTGCAGCAGTTCCGTTTCTGCCACGGATTGCATAGCATTTCTCCTCAAGAACATCAACCGCATATTCAGTGCAATGTTCACGCAGGTTTTCAAACGCCTCGACGCCAACCAAGTCTTCGAACTGAGCGAAGACCTTTTCCCGTTCGCCCTTTGCAGCGGCGTCTTCGGTATCTGTCTTAAACTGGCGCAAAGTGCCAAGCTCGTTCTCCATAGACGAAATCGTGTCGGAGGCGGTCTGGTACTTTTCAGCCCACTGCGTATCGTTCGCTGAATACTTTTCAGTAATCTTTGCAAACATTCCGCTGATAGGGTCGGCTTGACCGCCCTCGTCGAACGGAACAAGAGACAGCTTCATCCGTTTCTTGCCAGCGAAGTCAATAACGACATGGTCGCCATCCATTGAATAAGGGAATCCATACAGGTTCCAGTCCGTGACATCGGTCGCGTACACTTCAGACGCATCTCTGTCGTAATCCCAGAACCAATAGTGGGAATCCATTCCCCAGCAGGTTTCGACCTTTTCTGACTCCAAAGCTCCGAACAGTTCATCGCGGAACTGTCCTTCCAGAGCAAAGCTCTCGGGGTTACCTGCATTTGCGGCAGGCTCACTACCAGTGGTCTTCAGCGCTTCAAACTTTTCGCGCAGTTCTTCAACGCTGAAATCATCGATATTGAAATCAAGCATCTCGGTAGTCAGACCGAACTCTGCCATCAGTGCAACTTTCTGTTCCAATACCTCTTCTCCTCCTTCCGAATAATTTTGTGGGTGTATGCCAACCTCTTTCGAGGGTTGTGCTGTAGTAAATGCTTCCTTGAATTCCTGCATCATCTCAGCAAGCTGTTGTTTGAAACCGTCACATGAGAACATCTCCAACGACGCTGACTCAAAGCAGGGCTCCGCTGTTCCCAGCAGGCAAAACGCTGTGAATTCAAATCGTTTGATGACGTACATCCCGTCAACCATTTCTCCTTCTTTGATGGAGATTTCCATTGACTCGTCTGTAATGCCATCATCTTTGATTTTTCTATACGCCTCTTGGCGTTTCCAGATTAAAGCGTCTACACACAAATACTCATGGACACCGGAATTGTCTTCGATTTCTTCCCACCAATACTTGGCGCTCTCTGGGATAACGCCGACCGGCTGAGTAATGTTGACAATTTTCATGCCACCGTCATCTGTGGATACAAGCTCTATATCGTGCGAACCAATTGTGTCAGTCTCTCTGTCGTAGTTACACACAATTGGACAGTTATAAATGCTCTGGATACAGCGCTCATAGGTTTCCTTGCTGATGAAGCTGTTATTGCGATTCTTGCCAGTATAAGCAACACGAAGGACGCCGCTATCAAAAGAAGAGTTCTTCTCAACTAAGTTGCTGATACCAGAAGAGAACACGATTCTCATGGTTCTCTCGCTCATGTCACAGTTCACCACCTATCTTTGGGCATAATAAAGCCCGCACAGGTGTGCGGGTTAGAAGGTCAAAGTGTCAGACATTGCAAATTGAATGTCCGTACACGAAAATTTTTGATTGTCTTGGTTTAGAAACACATAAATATGTTTTGCCTTGTCCTCTCTTAATAGGCGATAACCCATATTCACAAGACGGTCTCGCGCCTCTTCACCAACCACATAGATGAATCTCTCCATCACCAGTCGTCACCGTCCTCCCGAGTCTGCTCACCAGAGTCGGTTAAGTCGCCAGTATCTTTTTGCGGCGCACCACCTTCATCGGTAGCAGCATTACTATCAGACGAGCCACTTAATGTGGAAGAACTCTGCAATGGCTTAAACATACTCGCAAGCCCAAGAACCTCGTTCTCCAAGAAGCTCATACAATCAACTTCACTTTGGGACATTCCCTGAGAGGCTGCATACATTGAGATAAATGGAAGACCGAATTGACAAGCTTTGAGATACATATCGCCAAGCTCTTTACGGTTAAATGGGCTGCAATCAAGGAACGTAACCTTAAAGTTCTTTCCGTAGCTCTGAGACTGAATGAAGCGGTTCACCATAAGGAATGATTTACCCATTCCTCGGGCAGCAATCCACAGGAACGTTCGGCTCCTGTCCATCATTACAAGAAGAGCAGTCTGGAACCATTTCAGAAAATCAAGTTGCAAATACTCTTCGACAAAGATGTCGATGTTCTCGCGGTAATAGCTGCCCCAAATCGCCATGCCCTCGATAACACGAGAGCGTCTGCTTTGATTTGGTGATGCCATTACATATCACCACTGGATTGAGGACTGCCAAAGATATCATTCAACAAGGAGTCGTCATCCTCTTCGTCGTACTCTGGGTGTTTAACACGAAGCTCATCCATTGCGTCTTCGTACATCTTGCAGTAACTGTTGCGCAAGCCGACCATTTTGCAAGCGTGACCAAGATACCACGTTGTGATATTCTTAATCGTTCCACGGATATCGCGCTTTTCCTTTGGCGTTTCAGGAAGAGGTCTGCTGTACTCCCATTTCTGGATACCAACACCGAGCGGCATCTTGTCGAGTTCAGCGTCTACATCGTTCTTTTTCTGCGCCGGTTTCAAGTTCATACTGCCAAGCAGAGAATTAAGCGCGTTAACGTTTTTATCAATTGGTTTGCCCTGCGCACTGTCGCGTGCAATAATGGATTCGAGCAAGCAAATCTGTCGGTACAACGCACGCTCACTCGGGTCAACAACCTGCCTGTCGCCAGTCCAATCCTTATAGCGGCGCTCCAGCTCAAGGTAAAAGTCTGGAGTATAACCGGCACCCCAGAAATCAACAAGGGCTTGGTCAACGTCTGCCTCGGCGGTATCTTCCGGCTGTGCAATATATGAAGCAGTGGGAGTCTCTTCTGGTTCAAGCAACACCTCTTCATCGAGCGTATCGTCAAAGGTTTTGTCGATATAACGAATGATGTTGGTCTTTCCGATATAATTGCGAACCCGAGAGTGAACGCCAGCCGTGCGTTCAACCATTGTGTAGATGTCTTCGTTCCAATAAAGGTCGAGCTTCATGCACATACGCTTCATAGCCGCCTTGTCATCGCCGAGCATTGCACGATACTGTTCGTACATATCCTCAACGCAGTCATTGCACATTGGCAAAAAGCCAGAGCCGCGATACATGGGGCTATGACTCACTGGGAAGTAGCCCTTTTTCCGGCTGTATGATGTGCCGCATCTGCAACAGTAAAACTTTTGGGAAGTCTGAATGGTCATCGAATCATCAACGGTCTTCTCAAGCCTCTTACGTCTTGGAGCCTCAGCCATTTACCTCAGCCCCCTTTTGGTGCTATCTTCCCACAGCTTGACAACCAAGCGCATTTTGTTGCCGGGATAGAATCGGGGAATCCAATGCGCAGGTACATCGACTTTCTCGCCAGTCTGCGGGTTCGGACAACTGCGAGCCTTGCGCTCTAAGATGTCAAAGCAACCGAAGTTATGGATGGAAACGGTGTCTCCGTTTCCGAGATTGTAAAGAATAATGTCAGTGAAATCATCAACGATACTTGTCGCAGCTTTCTTCGTATAACCGTGCTTGTCCACAAGCTGTTGAATCAAATCGACCCTTTTAATATCCATCCTTTATACCGTCCTTTCTGTTACAGGTCTGCCAGAGACTTTTGAGCATCAGAACGAATTTCTCCGTTTTCATCGAAATACTGAGAGATTTGTTCCTCGGCACTCAGGTCTTTATAGACACGAACCATGTCGGCAGACTCCCATCCGACGATATCTTGGATAACATTATCGGGTAGTCCGAGTTTGGCAAGATGTGTTGTGAAGTAATGTCTCAAACTATGCCAGTAGAAATCCTCACCAGTCATGCGGCTAAATGTGTTAGCCCAGCTATTGAGCGTTGTATCACTCATCTGCTCACTTGTAGTACCGGCGGGGAAAAGCCACTCACACTCGATGCCGAGCTTTTGGCGCTCTGCCATCCACGCATCGAAATATGGTTTGAACTTTTTCGCAAGAGTATAGCAGTAGATGTACTTGCCAAGACCGAACCCCTTCGTTTGAATGGGCTCGCTGGTCTTATACAGCGCTCCGCCGCACACGAGGTTTTCATCTTTGAAGTCATCCACTTTGAATCGACACAGCTCTGCTTTACGGCGACCGCTGCACATTGCAAGAGCAACGGCGCACGCCTTTTTGTTTTGACCGGACGCCAGCAAATCATCAAGAAGCTTGTCCAAAGCCTCGTCGCTCCAGACTGTTTTCTTTCTTACCTGCTGCATAGCCGGATTCTCAATTTTTCGAACTGTCGAACGGAAGTCCTTAAACTCATCCTCGTCATCGAGAATGTTCTCGACATAGTTCGACAAAGAAGAAATTGCAGACTTCAAGCGGCGAACACGCGCAGGCGAGTTCCCATTCTCGTTAATAAGCCAATGCTGGTACGCAGCATAATCGCGCTTGGAAATTTTAGGAAAAAACTTGTTCCCGTTGTTCTGCAAATTCCACACCCAGAAAATATCGATGTCATTGGAGTATCCAGCAATAGTTTTGGGACTACGCTGGACAGATTGCAAATATGCAATGAAGTCTTGCTTCAAACGAACATTGTCTGGGTTGACCTGATTCAAAAGCTCAGGGCTTGTGATTTCATTTTGCTTCGTTTTTCGGGGCATACAAGCCACCTCGCTTTCTGTAGAATTAAAATTGGTTGCGGGCATCGGAGTTGAACCGATTCCTCAAGGTTTATGAGACCTGCGACTTAACCGTTTGTCCTGTCCGCAATATGGTGGGAGAGGTTGGATTTGAACCAACGCAGCCCGAAGGCGGCAGATTTACAGTCTGCTGTAATTGACCGCTCTACCACTCTCCCGAGTAGTGGTGATGCGTAAGGGGGTCGAACCCTTAAATTCCGCCGTGAAAGGGCGGTGACTCTACCAATTCGTCCAACGCACCTCATGGTTGGTGATGCCAGTGAGGTTTGAACTCACAACCTCCTGCTTGAGAGGCAGGTGACTTAGCCGATTCGTCGATGGCACCAAGTGGTGGGACAGGAAGGTGTCGAACCTTCATCCTCCGGTTTTTCAGACCGGTGCTCCGACCGCGTAAGCTACTGTCCCGGATGGCTCCTCCTGCAGGGCTTGAACCTGCGACCAACGGATTAACAGTCCGCTGCTCTACCAACTGAGCTAAAGAGGAATATGTAAATAGGGTTGCCCCGGTGAGGGCAACCCTTTTGCATCGTTAAAGGGGTACTCCGTAAGAACAACGAATGCCGTTTGTGTCACAGACGCAAACCAACTGTTCTGCCTTACCGAAAATTCGCTTTTGGACGCAATAATCGTCCATACCAAGGAAACTGCCAGCCATGACGGTTTTGACACCTTGGACTTCATCAATCTTGTTGTGATGCAAGTGACCGGAGAGCACGGCATATAACGGGACTCGTGCCATTGTCTGCAATGTTTGAACTTTGCCTGCAGAACCGTCAAAGTCCCCGTGAACACCACAATACATTTTCCCGCGAATGTTAATCAGATACATAGTGTTATCAATCTTGACAGCATCACTTGTTGTCCCGATAATCACATTCTCGAAATTTTGGAGACGGGCGCCAAGATACCACTCAACAATATCGTCCAACCGTTCACTGAGCAGCGCATCATCCTTATTTGGCGTAATACGGCTATGATTACCCGCAACGCTCACAAATGTGACTGTGGAGAAATGCTTACTGAGTTCGGCAACAAATTCGGCAATCAACTCGGATACGCCTTTGATTTGTTCAATCACATTCTCTTTGTTTGTAATAGCGATGGACTGGTGGATATTTCCACTAATAGCATCGCCGTTCGACCAGACAATGCAGTTCTCGCTTCCATGCGTTTCGGCAATAGCAATGATTCTGTCTAAGTAATGGCACATCATCTCGCGGCAGATATCAGAGTTATATGTATTCCAATGGTTATCGACGTTGGCTCCATAGTGGATATCATTCAAGCTAACCAGAAGGTCGTTATCGGACGGCTGGATATGGCATGGCTCGTATTCGAGTTGTGGCAAATTGCCGCTCTTTACTGCGTCCACAAGAATCTCATTCAGCTCTTCTTGCCGGGAACGCTCACGAATCAGCTTGTTAAAAGCATTGCGTTGGTCAAAGAACTTTTGACGTTCTTTGAGCAGCTCAATGCGTTTGCTATCCAATGCAGACAATGCGTCCGTGTCCTGAATAGTAGCTTCGCCATCCCGCTCGATGGCTTCGATGATGGCTTTCATGCCATACATTCTTTTGCGGACTTCGCTTGAGTTAAAACAGTTACCATCACCAAACAGACGCTCACTCAGTTCTGCGTAGTCATCGTCGATGGTGCGGTCAACCAGCTTACCAATTACGATGTCACGCATCTCTTTATAGCTTGCTGTGCTGGCTATGGTTTACACTCCCTTTCGTTTGTCGTGAACACGCTCCAGTCCACGCAAACTGCGGAGCAGCTTCATAGGAGCGCCATCCTCAACCATGTAGTAGTGGTGCCGTTTGGAATCTTGCTTCATCGTGCGAACGATATGAACACGAGGAAACTTCTCACGAATGGCTTCTTTTTCTGAGGCGGTAATTGCAATCACTTAAAAATCATCCTTTTCTTCAAAATAGTTTTATGTTTTGTCTTTTATCATTCATACATACACCCCATCAAACACGCCTCAAAGCATTGTGCCACAACGGTTTGATGGGGGTATTTATTTCTAACAATTCGAGTTTTATAATCAACTCTTTAAGGCGCTTCTACACCGCATTACTGCATTAACAGTCTGACGGGTCTTAACCTCGACAGCGCAACTGGGGCAATACTTCTGCGGGCGACCCTTTGCAGGTGACTGTGCTTTTACAGTCAGTCCACAATTCTCGCACTCGAAATATGCGCCACCGTAATACTTGAGGTATTGGTAACCAAGGTTCCTGAAGTCTTGGATATGTATCGCCGTCTCACCGGCTTGAATGAACTGCACTTGGACATTCAGGTTGTCGATTTTTTTAGAAAAGCGAATGAACCCGGCATCACGCAGTTCGGCAAACATCAAACTCTGGCGCTTAATGGAGGTATTGATGTTCGCCATCTGCATAATCTCTTTGTCCGAAGTATTCACCCAACCATTGTTCCGGTCGGAAGTGGCGTCCCAATATTTTGCAACGCAGAGAAGCGTGAACGCCAACCGCCGGATTTGCTTACCTTCAAGCGTCTCAATCTTGGCGAGCTCTTCTCTGGTGATGTCCACACCGTCCAGACGGATGAGTGGAAACTTGCTTACGTTCTTTGCAACTTTATCAAGCATATCCGACCAATGAACAAGTGAAGCAGAAGGGTCACACTGTAGCATGAAGGAGTCGAGCAGACTCCGAATCTCCCTTTTGCTGTAGTGATTCTCGTAATAATACTTGGACACACGACTCAGTGTCTCAATCGGCTTCTTACCAAGTTCATGGTTGGCAATCATTTTTTCTGCCCAGTCATATTCGTTAAGAACAATGCTCATAGCGTCCCTCCAATCATTTTTTGTTGTAATGAAAATCTGTCACCGCAGAAGAAGATATCCCCAGCGGGGTCAACCGTCGGGTAAGAGATAACCCCGTTATGCTTATCCAAAAGGTTCTGGATGATTTCGCCACCGCACATTTCCCACGCGAAGCGCTTGGTCGAGCTCTTCTTATAGCAAATATCCAGAACAATGTCGCATAGCACAAAGCGGTTGGAGCAAACGCGGGCACATTCTTGTTCGAACTCGGAGCGCATCTCAATCATGCGGGAGAACGTATCATACTCATCGACCCTCTCGTAGTTGGCAAAGACGGCATAACTGCGCAAGCGCTTGTTATAGTTCTCGTAGAGTTTCAAGATGGCGTTGTACTGCGTTCTGCTATACTCAATGCCACTCTTCATCACGGTGTAGTCAAAGTCAACATCGGCATTGTGGCGACCAAGATAGCCATCGAACTCCTTCTCGAAGCGCTTGCAGATTCTGTTCATCACGCAGTCGTGGTTGCCCACTGGCATCCGGCTCTCATAGTAGCGAAGGAAATCTTTCTGCCGTTCGCTCAATTCGGAGCGCGGCATCTCCAGCATTTCATCAATCGTCATCTGGAACTCGCGCATGGCATTCTTGTTTGTGTTTTTTATGTATGTGTTATACTGCTTCATCAAAGCAGGGTAGATAATACGCATGAAGTATGGCTTCTTGTCTGCGACGAGACGCTGATAGAATCTGCGCCGTTCCGGGTCTTCGATTGTATTGGCGCTATGTCGGTCGTGCCACTCACGAGGCATCGGCTTGGCAATAATGCCTTTCGCTTTGTCGATGGCATTCTGCTGAAAAAGCTGTCCGCACTTTATGCGATAGTCAAGTTCCTCGTACTCCTTGGAACCCTTCTGGAACTGCGCCTGCACATCGAACATTGAGGTAATCCAGTTTGTGGTCTTTCCGATATCATCGCCGAAGCTATCGATGTTGGCTTGTATGGCGTCTGCTTCGGTGACAATTTTCTTCTTTGCTTTTCGTTGGACGCACATAAGAGCGGGGAGCACTTTCAGATTATCAACAAGCACCTTGTTATTGGTAAGCATTACAAGGTCGCCATCTTTGTCCATGCCATTGAGCGCATGGGCGGCAGTGTCCCACGAGTTGAAAATCGTGCAGGTCGTCATGTATTGATACCAGTGAGATGCCTCGTCGCTGCGGTGTGGGAATACAAGACGAATGTTGTTATGGCAGGTCATTGGTGCACGGTAACAGGCAAGCCGTTCGGCGTGCTGGTCGCACCAATATTTGTTGTAGATTTCACCAGATTTCAGAAGTCCGGTAACCTCCAGCCCGAAGATGTGTTGACACAGTGAGAATGGGTCGCCGGAGACAATGGAATAGTTCCCATGTACTTTGAGCACGCCGACCTTGGCTTCGTTGATGCGATTACGAATCATCTGATAGATACTGCTCTGGACGTAAGGGTCGTTCAAAATCTGCGGTTCAATCATAATCGCCTTGACGTAGTCGTCATCAACGCGGTCAATATTATCCTCATTCAAGCCAGCACCCTTTAAGAACAGCAGTGTCTTTGCCCAATCCGCATAAAGAACGTCTCGAATCTCACCCATCGTCGGTTTGATAAGCTGCTCAATGTCATCGTCGCTCAGCTCGTAGCTCTGAATGAATTGATAGTTCAATGTCCGCTCAGACTCAAGTTCCTTTGGGCAAGTCTTGGCGATGCCAAAGGTGTAACCGTTTGCCAAGCAGTTGCTTACATAATCGTCACAGCTATCGTAGGAGTCCCACAGTTTCAGCATGGACGTGGTAAGAATCAGCTCAACATTACGAATGTCCACATCGTTACCCCAAGCGTCTTTAACAATATAGTTCTCAGCGACATTTTCTGCGAAATCCAAAAAGTCGAACGTGAAGACCATACCCTTCTCCCAAGAGAAACGTGTGTTCACGCCGCTGACGAGGTACTACTCCACGACATCGGAAAGCCACAATGCTACACTGAAGATGAAAACGGTGGGCACTTCCACGGTCATGGGGTACCAAGCCGTGATATTGCAGAACAAGTTTTGGATAGACTGCGGTTCGATAATAAGACAAAGCAGGAAGTTCTTGAACTCGTGCTTTATCACGACACTATGATTGAGCCAACACCCCGCACAGTCCGCAAATGGCTGCATAAACTCGGTGAACGTCGGTTCTCGCAGTTTTTGGATGTGCGGATGGCTGATATTCTTGCCCATGCAGAGGGTACACAGGAGTCCAGAATCGAAAGATGCATTGCACTCGGTTCCATTATGTCTGAGGTTTTAGAAGCAGAGCAGTGTTTCGCATTAAAAGACTTGCAAATCAACGGAAGAGATATTATGAACCTCGGCATTGAACAAGGGAAACGTGTTGGCGAAATCCTTAACAGCCTTTTAGATGAAGTGATTTCGGGTGCTTTAGAAAACGAACACAATGCTTTGATGCAGAGGGCGGTGGAGCTTCTTGGCTGAACCCAAATACCCCAAAGGTGAAAGAGTCTGGGTTGGATATTATAATGCCGAGCATGAGCTCTGCTTTATTCTTACCAGTAAAGAGAACCGTGAGTTTTATTTCCTGTATGAGCTTGTTGACGGAGAGTTTAAGAAGCTTGGAAAAGCACGGACACCAAAAGAACTTGAGGATAAGTTCGAAGTTTCGAAGAGAATGAGGTGTGCGCAATGATGTCTGATTTTGAGTATGATTGCTGGCAGCGTAAACGTATTGCACAGCAAGCAAAGTACCGCAAGTGCGGAAGCAAGAGCAAGAAATGCTCAATGTCAACAGACCACATGACGCAAAAACAATGGAAAGAAAGGAATGGGAAAGTTGTGACCGTTAATTTGAACCAGCCAATTACATGGGATGACTTCAAGGCACTGACGGCTTCAATGCAAGAAGAGTATCTCAAACACATGATGGAAAACTATGGCGCTAACGCAACGAGTTTTGCCGCCATGTTCGGAGTGCAACCACTTACGATTCGTCGGCATATCCAAATGAACAAGCTGAATATCAAGTTCCCAGTTGGTCACTCTATGAGTACAGCGCAAAAGGATGCGTGGGATGAATTGCTGCATGGGAAAACATCTGATGAGGATGCCGAAGTAGAAGCAGAAGATGTACCAGCTACCAAGTTGGACGAAGCAGCTTCCAAACAGAGTATGGATATGAAGCGCTTTTCATTGTGCTTTAACGGGAGAATTGATGTCAACATGATTGCGAATTCTTTGCTACATATCTTGGGCGACAATGCAGTTGGAGAGGTTGAAATTGTGTGCAACCTTGGTTGATTTGCCTTGATAATCTGTATCTTTGTGATAGAATTGAATTGAAGGAGTGGTCAAATGGATAACGGCTTTGACTTGAAGTTTATGTCAGACGAGGAGCTGCGAAACGCAATGGATGAGTTCATCGACAGCGTTAAGAACGATGTCGCAGCAGATGAAGAAAAGACAACGGTTTTGAATCCGATGAAGCTGCAGCAGATGCAGTTTGCTCATGCGGCACTAAAATACATTACAAGGGATTCTGACGTTGAAGTTTCCTACAAATTAAATACACCGTTCAAAACGATGGGGAGCATCAGTGTCGAGGGAGAGACGCTGGCTTTTGACAAACCGGAGTGGTTTGCGAGAGTAGCAGAGTTTGCAAACAACATGGAGGTCTATCCATTGGTTAAGAACCGAGTCCGTTTGACATTTACATTCCACGGTCTCACTAAACCGATTGAATAAGAGGAGGCTGGAATGGAGTACACAACTTGCAAAGACTCCGTCATGGAGTTGATTAGCGATGGTTCTAAGGTCTTTGGACGCGACTATAAGATTTCAGAAGAAATGCTTTCTAAAATCGATGAGATTTGTGATGGCGTGGATGAGTTGGTATCTGAAATTGAATGCGAAAGTGTCCATGCAGATATTGAAGAAAAAACAAAGACACTCCGTATTGTCATTGTGTGTGATGAGCTTGAGCTTCACGGAGGAAGAACCAACGGGTTCTTCAAGCTAATTACGAAACTGAACTCTTTTAGCTTTTCAAAGCAGGGTCGAGAGTTCATCAAAATTGAGTTGAACATTTCGAATGTATGGGAGCGTATGAGTGAATGAGAAAAGAAGAGGGCGGCTAAGAGACGCCTTGAAAATGCTGAGCAGTGCTGCATCCATTGTGGAAACAGTCTGCGACAGTGAGCAAGACTGTATGGATAACTATCCTGAAAACTTGCAAGGAACAGAGAAGTTTGAGCGTATGGAAGATGCGGTTGATAGTCTCAGTGATGCGCTCGAAAAGATTGATGATGCGAAAGGACATATCCAGTCTGCGTTAGGCTGATGTAGTGGTGGCTTTATGGAACTTGTGATTGCTGTGATTCTCGGAGTTATCTTGCTCATTAAATTTGGGTCAGATAAAAACGCAGTGAGGATTACTCGAAAGGCGTATGACAAGAAACAGCAGGTAATTTCGGAGTGGAAAAGTGTAGTGACAGACCGCAGCCTTGAGCAGCGACTGAAAAGCTTTATCCATAATCCAGACAATAAAGAACAAGTTTCTGAGGAAGTTGCTCCTGTATATGAGGGAATCTTCGCCGGTAAGCAACTTTGCGAGTTGTTTCCAAAAGAACGGTGGTGCAAACCAAAAGCAGGATGGACGCCAGAGTATCACGAGCAAGTCCAGCGAGAAGTATGTATGAAGAACTCAGAAAACGCGCTTAGAATTATGATGGCAAAGCGCGGGAAGATTTTGGACTATGACGCAGACAGAAGCGCATCTTACAGCCCCAGTGTAATATCAAGTGGTATCTCAGCAGATTCTCCATTGACGGCGTATGTTCTTATCTGGTGTGCGAAAGCCATAAAGGAACATGGGGTGCCAAATGAGTTTATTGTTCCATCAATCGGTAAATATGGAGCAGGTAATATCCATTGGGAATTATAAAAAGTAGGGCGTGAGCCCTACTTTTTTCAATCCTCAAACAAATAATCTGGAAGGTCAATTTTTTCTTTCAGCAGCACCTTACCGCAGGCTTTTACAGAACGTCCGCTGTCGGCTGAGACGAAGATGTTTGTATGGCGAAGCTCTGGGTTTGCAGAAACCAAAACCAGATTGTTATTATCATCAAGATAGTATTGCTTACAATACATTGCTCCATCGACACAGAAGATGCCAACATCTCCAACTGAAAGCTCTGCGTCTTTTTTTACATATACCATATCACCATCATGTATATATGGGTACATACTGTTACCTTGGATATAAACAGCGTAGTCTGCTTCCTCTGGTACGGAGCTATCAACAAGAATCATCTCGAAGTCAACCCCGTCGAGAGGTACAGAGCTACCGGCAGCAGATGGAGTAGTATAGCGTGGAATGAATCGCTCGCTGTTGACCTGCTGAAAATCTATGACCTTTGGAATGACACGAATTGTTTTAGCGGCATCGACCCTTTCCTTCTCAAGTACACAGATTGCGTCAACTGCTTTTTTGCCATAGTTGTCAAGAGCTTGATAGCTGGACAAAAGTTTTTTTTCGGCAGAAGTGAGAACCAAAGCGTAGTTTGGTGTGTTCTCCAAATGGAAGTCCAGTAGCGTGTCTATCGATATATTGAGAGCCCGCCCGAGAGAAAGCAACGCATCCATTGCGGGTTTCTTAGCGTTGCGTTCCCAAGCGCGAATTGTAACTGTGGAAACACCTACTGCATCTCCAAGATTTTGCTGTGTGAGGTTCCGTTCTGCACGAAGGCTCTTTAGCCTCTGCCCGAAGTCCATGTTAAAGTCCTCCAAAAAAATAGCCCAAGTTTTGATGTTGACAGACCACTGTGTTTGTGGTAGCATAAAACCGCAACAACTGTTTCTATTGACAGATTAACACAAACAACTGTTTCTGTCAATAATTAAAAAAGGTAGCTCGCCAATATAGACGAGCTACCACGAAACGCACACTGCCATGAACACCAACGTAATAACAGCGTGCAACGACCCGTTAACGACAGGTCGAAGTCATCGTTGACACCACTCAGCAATGACTCACTTGTAGTATAACACGGGATTTCTCGTAAATCAATGGAGGTTTTTACTACAGGATGAAGAAGATAGTCTCAGTCAAGGAACTTAAAGAGTATTGTGAAAACCATAAGCCTCAGCAGATTTCCTTTTACACAGAGAACCAGAGTTGGTATTGCGTCTCAGACCCATGCAAATTCAAGTTGTCATTCCCGGTTATGTTGATATGCGAGAACCCCAATATGATTTGCTTGAAATCTGGAGCAAATACCTTATGTTTTGACCGAGTACGTTGTGTCGAGATAGACACTGAAATGACCGTGATTGGAACTGTTTTCACAGTTTTTTGTGGAGGTAGAAACGACAAAGAACAAGAAATCACCTATACCCTGTTAGCCGGTTAAATATTTTTCGATGTTGTCTATATAATTGACTTGACTATGCCATATTGGGCGTGCTATACTCCAACCATCAACATAATTGTATTTAAGGGGTTTAGCGCATTGGGTTTTCAGAATCATAAAGAACGGGTTCCACAGATTGGTGAAGTGTATTTGATGAAGTTCGGTGGCAGTGGCAGCGAGCAGAGTGGTTGGCGTCCGGGCGTCGTCTTCCAGAACAACATGGGGAATGCATACAGCCCCAACATCATCGCACTCCCACTTACCAGTTCGCTCAAAAAGACGAACCAACCTACACACGTTATCATCAAAGCAGCAGATAGTGGGCTTCGCAGAGACAGCATGGTTCTTTGCGAAAACCCAGAGCGTATGTCTAAAGAACGCCTCGGGCAGTACATCACTACGTTGTCAGAGGAGCACATGAAGCAAGTTGCCGAAGCAAACTTGCTGGCGACGGGTGCAATCGCCTATCTGGACATCGAAGCGCTGCTTGCTGTGTGGAAGAAAGCCGCAGCCCTAAACGCTGTTGTACCAGCATAATGCTACATACTAAGTAGGAGGCTCGCTATGTACAATGCGGAGTTAAAGTCAAGATTCGTTAAGGACTATACCAAGAGTATCAACACGGCTAACGTTGCCACAACTGTTTTCGAAGCGTTTGAACCGTATGAAACTTCGTGGAATGCAGACCTCTGTACAAGAGACAGAGAAGAACTGCAGCCAGCTATCGATGAGATACTTGCACTGCGCTCCAGAAGCCAGTGGATGTCTCTCACGATATTAAAAGAGTATGTAAAATGGTGTATTGCCATGAAGGTTCCAGACGCTTGCGATGGGATGCTTAATATTGAGGCAGCGGGGTTAGCAAAAGTTAGGCGGCAGATGGTCTCAAGTCCACTCCATCTTCAACGTATTCTTGATGAGGTCTTTGACAAAGAGAGCGAAGAGACAATCGATGTCACCTACCGTTGTTATTATTGGATGGCTTTTGGTGGCATCAAAGAAGATGATACACTTCTCGTAAGAGCGTCTGATATTGACTTCGCCAACATGGAAATTGTCTATCAAGATACGCACGTCCCGCTTTATCGTGAAGCACTGCCAGCGTTCCATAAAGCAGCAGAACTCAATAGCTTCTGCTACAAGAATCCCAATTACTCTCGAACGATTACACGAGATAGAGTTTCTGGCGATACTTTGATGCGTGGTATTCGCGCAGTAAAAAAGACCGCGACACTTCGTTCAATTTTATCTAAGAAATCAGCAAAAGCCATTGAAGATGGACTCACCCAGCAACAACTTAGTTTCTACAGAGTATGGATGTCAGGGTTATTCTACAGAATGTACGATAGAGAACGAGCCGGTATTCCGGTCGATTTCTCAGAAGCAGCAACAGACTTTGTCGCTGACAGAACTTATGTGCTCAACGGAAGAATCAAGTTGGAGCACAAGCAGAACCGCATAGAAAAAAATTATATGGAAGATTATCAGCGTTGGAAGCTGGCGTTTTCAATCTAACGAAGCGAATGAAGAGATTCCCACAGAAGTGGGTTTCTCTTTTACATATATCAACATAATTAAATAACATACATTGCCGAACGGCTTAGGTATAAATCTGGAAAGAAAGGAGAAAGTGTATGGCTTTCAAGAAGACAAAGCAAGAGGCATTGGACTTGCTGCAGGAAAAGGAAAAGCGTCTGGCTGAATTGACAGAAGAGTCCGCATATGCGGTTCAGATGGTTCAGAACACCATTGATAATCTGCAAGCGGTCAACAGTGACATCCAGACCACGATGGATGAAATCGATACATATATGCAGCGGTTGAATGATACTCGCAGCAGCCTCAGCACCACTCACGACAAGAATGAAAAAATCATGCAGAACTTCGCCAAGCTGTTGTGCGTTGATTAAGGAGGAGATTCATTGAGCGAATTAAAGGAAAGATTCCTCGCGGTCTACAAGGAAACAGTTACGCGAGAGGGTTCGGATTCTTTACTGGACTGGCTCGAACATTCTGATTTCTTCGTGGCACCGGCTTCGACAAGGTATCATGGATGCTATGAGGGTGGGCTTTTGCAACACTCTCTTAATGTTTATGATTGTTTGAAAATCGGAATCGAGGCAGCCGGACTACAAGGCACCTATAGCGAGGAAACAATCGCAATTGTTTCTTTGATGCACGACCTTTGTAAAGTCAACTACTACAAAAAGGGCTTTCGGAATGTCAAAGATGAAGAGACTGGGCAGTGGTATAAAAAAGAGGTTTATGAGGTTGATGAAAAATTTCCCTGTGGAGAACACGCAGATAAGTCTATTATCATCCTTCAGAATTTCATTCGCCTTGAGCCAGAAGAAATCTTGGCAATTCGTGCCCACATGGGCGGTTGGGACACCGCAGTAAAAGGTGGTAACGCTTTCATTGGTAAGATTTTTGAGCGTAGCAAACTGGCGCTCCTGTTGCATCTTGCCGACATGGGAGCGACATATTTAATGGAGGGGTGAAATGGCAGAACAGATGAACATTTATCAGAAACTTGCCAGAATCAGAAAGCAAGTGGAGGTCATCCAGAAGAACAAGAGTGGCTACGGTTACAAGTATGTTTCCGAGGATGAGATTCTCGCAAAAATCTCGGTATTTATGGACAAGTATGGTCTGTCTCTGATTCCGAATATCAAGCAGGGCAGCACAATTGTGTCCCCATATACATGCAAAAAGACCAAGACTACCGGCAAGGGTGATATCTATGAAGAAAACAACAACGAGGTCTTGGTTAGCGCAGATATGATGTGGTCTTGGGTTGATAACGACAACCCGGAAGAGCGTATCGATGTTGAGTGGGCGCTTGTTGGGCAACAGGGAGATGCTTCTCAGGCATTTGGCTCTGGTTTGACATATTCGAATCGTTATTTCCTGCTCAAGTTCTTCAATATTGCTACACCTGATGCAGACCCTGATGCATTCCGTAGCAAGCAGAGAGCGGCGGAAACAGCAGAGGACAAAATGATTGCCGAGCAAATCATTCAGAGTTTTGATGAGACACTGAAAGAGTATCTCAGTGTGCATAAGGATAAAACAGACGATGTTAAAAAGTTTGTATCCAAGTACGCAAAGGGCGGCAACTACTTTGCAATTACAGAGTCCGTGTTGGCAGGAAAACTTCTGTCGGATTTCAAGGAAACGTTTAAGATTGAGGAGTGATACACTATGGGTTTTCGTACAGGTGCCTATGCAAAAATTTGGGAAGTAACTCCCATGAGCGACACGAGCACAAAGGTTCGGTTGTCGGTCAGCAGAAAGAACAAGCAGACCAATGAGTACGAGCAAGACTTTTCTGGTTTTGTTCTTGCCATTGGGACTGCGGCGGCAAAGAAAGCTGCTTGTCTGAAAGAGGGCGAGCGCATTAAGCTTGGAGACGTTGATGTCACGACAAAGTACGACAAGGAGAAAAAGGTGACGTACACCAACTTCAAGATGTTCTCCTTTGAAGTTGAGGGCGACGAGAGTAGCTCTCAAACCACAGACCCTCAGCCTACGGTTGATGATGGCGAAATTGATGACAGCCGGTTGCCATTCTAAGGTAATCGCCTATGGGAGAAGTAAACTACGCACCACTCATTGATGACATGGTGTGGAGCTACTCACGAATAAAGGCTTTTGAGGATTGCCCGTATAGGTGGTACTTGAAGTACATAAAGAAGTTTCATGGTAAGGATATGTTCTTTTCAAGCTATGGTACTTTTATGCACAAGCTTATTGAGTTGTATCACAAAGGTGAAAAAACGCCAAGGCAGATTGTCGATATGTACTTGCAAGACTTCAAAACTGAAGTTGTGGGACGTGCTCCAAACAGGAAGGTGTTCAGTAGTTACTTTACTGGCGGCTTGCAATATCTTAAAGCACTTCAGCCATTCCCGTATGGCATGGTTGGTGTCGAAAAGAAAGTTGACTTCGTAGTAAACGGTATCCCGTTTGTTGGTTACATAGACTTCCTTGGGGAAAAAGATGGTGACCTATATGTCGTAGACAACAAGTCGAGGATTTTGAAACCACGAAGCAGCAGAGCAAAACCAACTAAGGCTGACGAAGAGTTGGATGCTTATTTAAGACAGCTTTATATCTACTCTGCGGCAGTTGAAGAAGAATATGGTAAGACGCCAAAGAATCTTTGCTTCAACTGCTTTAGAGATAAGCTGTTTATCATAGAGCCATTTAAGGAACAGGCATACGCCGAATCTAAAGAATGGCTTGCAAAGAGCATCGGAAAGATTCGTGAGGAATCAGATTTCAAACCATCAGTAGAGTTTTTCAAATGCACACACCTGTGTGAAATGCAGGATATGTGTGAGTATTACGAGTTGATGAGAAAGAGGTGATGAATTATTAGGGCAAGTGAAGACATGGCAAGGATTGAGAGCGAAGCTGGCATTATCGCTACGCTGATTCATCACCCGGAGTTCTCATATTACTCAGAGCAACTGTTGCCAAACCATTTCACTAACGAGGAGAACCGCTATATCTATCAGGCAATTTGTTCTCTTGCACGAGACGGGATTACGACGATTGACCCGTATAACATTATCCAAGCGCTGTCTGCGAAAGAAGCGACAAGGCGTTTTGCAGATGAGCTCAGTATCGACCAGCTCTATACATTGATGGACAACAGTGACAGCATTGCTCGAAATACTGTTGAAGAGTACAAGTTGCTTGTCAACAATGTTATGGATGCGGCTTTTAGGCGGGATACTTTTCAGCAACTCAAAGAGTGCCAGAAGCTTTGCACTCAGCCGTCCGAAGAAAACATCGAACAGAAAATCTACAAGATGCTGGATGATGTGATGATGGAGTTCTCAGCAACAAACGAAGTCCCACCATACAAAGATGTCGTAGATAAATGCTGGGAAGAAATCAAAGGTAGGCAAGGCGCTGGATACGCAGGTATTCCCTTTAAGTTTCCTGCATTGAACGATTATGCGACCATTGAGCGTGGAGAACTGTTCATCTTTGGCGCAGAGCAAAAGCAGGGCAAGAGTATGATGCTTTTGAATTGTGCAGTTGACTTGCTGAAGCAGGATTACGCAGTCCTCTATCTGGACAGTGAGCTAAATACGCGACTGTTTACATCAAGAATCTTGGCACACCTATCTGGTATTGAGTACAAGCGATTGACATCTGGCAATTATAGCGACGAAGAGGAAAAGCGTATTCTGGATGCAAAGGAATGGTTAAAAACGCGCAAGTTCACCCATATCTATATCCCAATGTTTGACCAACAGAGTATTTTTACGGCTGTGAATAAGGTGAAACATACGCAAGGGCTTGATGTTCTTATTGTTGATTACTTCAAGGGTAAAGGCGAGGGCGATGCGTTTGACAGCTATCAAGAGCTTGGCAGATTTGTAGATATGGTGAAGAATCAGATTTGCGGTGAGATGAATATTGCTGGTATTGGCGCCGCTCAAGCAACCATTACCGGTAAGCTTGCCGATAGTGCAAAGATTGCTCGTAACGCATCAACCATTGCAATGATTTCCGATAAAACCCCAGAGGAAATCGAAGCTGATGGTGCCGAGTGCGGCAACAAAAAACTCCGTGTAACTGTAAACCGTAATGGTATGCAGATGACGCAGGACGAATACATAGATTTGCTGTTCGATGGAAATCACATCCTCTATGAACAGGCAAAACAGCATATTCCACAGACACCTTTTTAACCTATCAACATAATTAAATAAAATACGGAAGGAGGAGTGGGGGTGGAGCTATCTGAGCTGATTGAATCAGTCGATATCCTTGAATATATCTCGCAATATACAGAGTTCACAGAAAAGAACGGAGAATATTGGGCATTGTCGCCATTCAAAGATGAGAAAACCCCCTCCTTCTCCGTTCGTAAGGAAACAAACTCATTCTACGACTTTTCATCGGGTATCGGCGGTAACGTACTGACATTCATTCGGTATTACGACAAGTGTGGTTATGCTGAAGCTATCGAAAAACTGAAAAATTACAGCGGAGTCGATGGTAATGTTGTCGCCAGAAAGAAATTGGCGACAGTTGAGGTCGCCAAGAGGTTTATGCCGCCGAAAAAAGTGCAGAAGCAGTCAAAATCAACTGTGCTTCCAGACGATTATATGGAACGGTATGAAAAAAGACCGGACAAATTAGCTGTTTGGGAGCGCGAGGGTATATCCAAAGGTTCACTCGACAAGTTTGGCGTGTACTACGACAGCTTTTCGGATAGATTGGTCTATCCAATACGGAATCCAGATGGAAAAATCGTAAATGTAGGTGGTAGAACGCTTGACCCGGCATGGAAAGAAAAAGGTTTGCGTAAATACACCTACTTTATGGCGTGGGGTGAGCTGAAAACTATTTATGGTCTTGCAGAAAACATGGAGGGCATCAGGGAAAAGGGAGAAATCATTCTTTTCGAAGGATGTAAGTCAGTTTTACTCGCAGATACATATGGGGTACAAAACACTGGTGCGATTTTGACATCGCATCTTAATCCGAATCAGATGAAACTGCTGGTCTCCCTTGGGTGCAGGGTGGTTTTCGCCCTTGACAAGGATGTTTGCATCAGGGACGACCACAATATCAAGCGGTTAAAGCAGTTTGTCAACGTTGAATACATTTGGGACAAGGAAGATTTGCTTGGCGATAAGGACAGTCCTGTCGATAGAGGTCAAGACACTTGGAAAAAACTCTACGACGGGAGGCTGTCATGGCGATGAGCAATCAATACACCCTATACCACTTGCATAGTGACCTTTCAAACGGTGTTACCAACATTGACTCCGTTACAAAGTACGGCGAATACATAGAGCGTGCCAAAGAGTGCGGCATGAAAGCAATGGCGTTTACGGAGCATGGCTCTGTTTTTGAGTGGTGGCACAAGAAAAGTGCTATCGAAGCTGCTGGAATGAAGTATATCCACGGCATCGAGGCATATCTTACGCTTAACATCGACGAAAAAATCAGAGACAACTACCACTGTGTCTTGCTTGCGAAGAACTACGACGGGTTCTTAGAACTCAACAGCCTTGTGTCTAAGAGTTTCTGCAGAACCGACAACCACTTTTACTACGTCCCACGAATCACGTTCAACGAATTGTTTGCGACATCTGACAACATTATCATCACTACGGCTTGCGTCGGTGGCGTTCTCGGAAAAGGTGACGAACAGGTTCAGCAGTATTATCTGGATTTTCTTGAACGAAATAAGCACCGCTGTTTCTTAGAAGTCGGTCACCACATGGATGAGAAGCAGGTCACCTACAACGAAAAACTGTTATTGCTTAGCAAGAGTACCGGTGTCCCTTTGATTGCAGGAACTGATACGCACGTCCTCAATGCAGAGCATGAAAAAGGAAGAAGTATCTTACAGGCATCTAAAAACATTACGTTTGATGGCGAAGAACGTTGGGACTTAAAGTTTAAGACTTATGACGAGTTAGTTGCTGCATATAGAGAGCAAGGGTCGCTTCCAGAAGCAGAATATATGCAAGCCATTGAAAACACCAATGTGATGGCAGATATGGTAGAGCCGTTTGAATTAGATAGAGGTACAAAGTACCCACATATCTACTCTGAACCCGAGAAGACGTTCCGTGACAAGATTCAGACAGCAGTTGAGAACCACCCATATGCACTCAAGCATCACACAAAGGAAGAGTTGCAGAAAACTATCGATGAAGAGTTCGATGTTTATAAGGCAACGAAGTCAATTGACTTTATGCTGCTCCAAACTTACTTGCGTGAGTGGGAAAAGCAAAACGATATCCAGTGCGGCTATGGTCGTGGCTCAGTTTCAGGTAGCATGATTGCGTATCTCTTGGGGATTACGCAGATGGACAGTATGAGGTATGGTTTGAACTTCTTCCGCTTTATGAATCCGTCCCGTGTTACAAATGCTGATATTGACACGGACTATTCTGGCAAGGACAGAGAAACAATTAAGCGGTTCCTGCTTAAAGATAAGATGAATCTGCCGAGTATTCGTTCAGCAGAAATTATTACCTTTAATACCATTGCACTCAAAGGCGCAATCCGCGATGTTTGCCGCGCTCTCTATAAAGACCGCGCAGACATGAACTATCTTCAAGTGGCAAACCACATCTGCAAAGAAGCGGAGCTCCATGAAGATGCTATCCGAAAGAAGTATCCAGATGTCTTCAAGTATGTAGATATCGTTAATGGAACAATCGTCTCCATCGGTACACACCCGAGTGGAGTCCTTATCAGTGACCTACCTATTGACCAAACGGTTGGTCTGTGCAGTATCTCCACATCCGAGTATCCGGTATCCATGATTAACATGAAAGAGCTGGACGACTTGATGTATGTCAAGCTTGACATCCTTGGCTTGGATAATATCGGTGTCATCAACGATACCTGTAAAATGCTTGGGATTGAGCGCTTGACGCCAGACAACACTGATATGGAGGATATGAATGTGTGGAGAAGTATCCGAGACGATACGACGCTTATCTTCCAATGGGAGTCTGACAGCGCACAGCATTATCTAAAGCAGTTCATGTCTGATGCCACGCTCGATATTGCTCGGTCAAAGATTCCAAATTTCTCAATGCTAAAGTGGATGTCATTTGGTAACGGCTTGCTCCGACCTGCGTGTGCCAGCTTCCGTGATAGTGTAGCCAAAGGCGAGTTTTACGATAACGGTTTTGACGCACTGAATGAGTTCCTTGCTCCAGAGGCAGGACGAATCGCAATGCAGGAAACCATTATGCAGTTCTTGGTTAAGTTCTGCGGCTACTCAAGCGCGGAATCAGACAACGTCCGCCGAGCGATTGCCAAGAAAAAAGGAACAGAAAAGCTCTTGCCGGAGATTGAAGAACGCTTTGTGGCTTATTGCTCAAAGGCGTACAAGATGAGTGCAGAGCGTTGCGAAGAGGTTATCAAGCCGTTCCTGCAAATCATTCTGGATGCGTCAGCGTATGGCTTCTCGTGGAACCACTCAGACGCTTATTCGTCCATCGGTTATATCTGCGGATATTTGCGCTACTATTACCCATTGGAGTTCTTAACAGCAGCATTGAATATCTTCGGAGACAATATGGACAAGACTGCTGACATTACAAGCTATGCCCATAAGGTCGGTATTCGAGTTACGTTGCCTAAATGGGGGTTGTCCAGAGGTGAATACTTCTTCGATAGAGAGCGGAAAATCATCGCCAAGGGTCTCACGTCAATCAAGTATATGAGCGCTGGTCTTGCCGATGAACTGTACAACCTTGCAGCAAAAAACAAGTATTCCTGTTTTATGGATTTGTTGAAAGACCTCGATGAAAAAACGAGTATTAACTCAAGGCAGCTTGATATTCTGATTAAGCTTGATTTCTTCTCTGACTTCGGCAATCAGCGTGAGCTGCTTCGGATGGTTGACCTGTTCTTTAATATCTTCAAGAGAGGTCAAGCGAAGCAAATCAAAAAGACTGAGGTTGATGGAACACCACTCGAAGAAATTGTGAAGCGATACGCGGTCGGTGTTACAAAGTCTGGTGGCGAAGCTAAGAGCTACACACTTCTTGATGTGATGTCAATTTTGCGTGGCGCAGAAGATGCGGTAAAAGCAGTTGGCATGGACGACCTAAGCGATATTATCAAAGTCCGTAACTTCTATGATGTGATGGGCTATATCGGATATGTGTCTGGCAATGAAGCGGACAGACGCAAGCTATACATAACAGATATGAAGCCACTGGTTCGGAGAAGAGATGGTGAGCAATTTGCTTACAGCGTCTTCACAAAATCAATCGGTAGCGGCAAGGAAAGTAGGTTCACGTTATTCAATCGTGAGTTTAAGAAAGAACCGGTTAAAGTCGGTGACATTATTTACTGTAAAGGCTACCAGCGCGATGGTGAGTATTTCAAGCTGACAGCGTATGACAAGGTTCTGTAATTGGAGGTGAAAACATGGAAGTGTTAACCGGAGACACATTGGCAGAAGCACTATTGTTCTGCTCTCAACAAGAGAATGTTTCAGTGTGTGTCGTACTTGATAATATGCGTAATACCAAAGAGCTGGTCGAGATTCTTTGGAGGGAAATAGAGTTGGGGAATCTTCCGGGATGGGTAATGCAAAGAGGATTTGATGTAGCGTCTTTCTCTAATACATACTCCATTCTAAACACGAAGAAATCATCCGCTATGTATTTCATTACCGCATATGACACGCAAAATTTCAAGGGGCGCACATTTAACCGCATCCTATACCTAAGTGACTTGAACACGGTCATCCTGTCTGAGATTGAACGCTGTGAACAGCCATTGCGGTTTACCGATGGAACATATGGCGGTGAGGAACTGGACGACTTCCTCAGTGGTTTCAAAATCAAACCTGCTGCTTCAACAGTAAGGGTGATATAAAACACAGATTTTATAAGTGCATAGGAGGTGCGAAACTTGTCAGACAAACGTGTCTGCAATTATTGCGGCAAGGAGCTTGACCTCTTTGACCTGCAGGAAGATTTCTCTATACATAGACAACATATCGGATACGGCAGTATCCATGACGGAGACAATGTTGATTTGCAGCTTTGCTGTGACTGCTTCGACAAGCTCGTAAGCGAGTGTAATGTGTCTCCAATTGAGGAGGTCGATGACGAGTGACGAGAGCAGAGTTCAACAATGCTTTGGAGGAGGCTCTTCAGAAAGCAGCGCGAGTACGAGCCTATACGGGTGGAGGATGCGAAATTGCGTTGATTGTAACGAGAGACGTTTATAGATTCCTCTCTGAACACGCAGGTGTCACGTTTGATGTTCGCAATACTGACCACGGTATTTATCGTGGGTACAGAATTGGTATTGTCAATGAGCAGGGGTACAGCGATATTCTCAAACCGGCTATGCTCGGAATGGAGTATTACAACGGTATGGAGGTAAATGACATTATCGTTGTCGGCGATGAGAACAGACTGTTCCAGCTTGAGAGCAGAGAACCGATTTGCTTCCGGGACATGGGGTTAACCGTCAGTTTTGGGAATGGTACAAGGGCAACAGCCAATGTAACCGTAACAAATACCGCTGTTGATGCCATCAATGAGACAAATGCGGCGGAGACGGTAACTGCTGCAGCAGTTAATGCTGCGCGTCCAGTAGAAATGAACTATAGAGATGGGCAGTTGTTTGTCGATGGGATTCCGATTGACCTCCCGCTTGTAGACCTTGCAATGGAAGACCTCGTAGGAGTAACGACACCGGTAACGACACCGCAGCTTGATTGGAATGCCACTGGTCGTGCGACAGTTGATTGGTTCGGTGCTGTTCCGGTCGCTGCTACTGAACCCACACGACCGGTGCGAGCACAGAGAGCGGCACGTCCGAGAGCACCACGGGCAGAAGAACCGCTGAATCCCGGCGATACAAAAATGTTGGATGAGTTCCTTGGCAGTTTTGCCATTAAAGAAACTCTCCAGCACGCATAAGAAAAGTAAGAGGCTAAACATACTATGTGGAAGAGCCCAGAGTAAAACACTCTGGAGCTCTTTTTTCGTAGGCAGTAGAGAGGTAGAACAATGCGAAAAATTTTCACTATCTTCTTGCTGGTATCTATGATGTGCGTTTCAATCTGCGGATGCAGTAGCGCATCTGCCAGACAAGAAACGCTGTTGACCATTGAGGAGAAAACGGAAGTCGATGCGTTGGAAACCGCTATCACAGCGACAGACGCAAACCAGACAATTGAGGGGCCAGAAGAGGAGGCAGTGCGCCACACGGAGGGAGTAGACGGCTTCTCTGATGACATTGATTATCTCAGCATAATGAAGCAGAGTTGCTTAAACGGTGATTATGAAGCGGGCGTGGTTGCAGAGAAAGCCAGAAACAAGAAAATCGATGTGCTCGGCTTAAACGTGACAAAGGTTTTCTTTGAAGACTTGCTTGAGCTATCAAAGATTATCACGGCAGAATGTGGCGACAAGCGTTTGCCCTTTGAGTGGAAGCTGGCTGTTGGCGAGGTGGTTATCAACAGAGCTGACTCGCCAGAGTTCCCAGACACAATCAAAGAGGTCATTCACGCAGAGGGACAATATGCTAACGCGAATACAGACTATTTCAAAAACCTGACTCCGTTTGAACCCTGCGTTGAAGCAGCAGCCCGCCTTTTAAGTGGCGAACGTGTTTTGAATGAACCGTCAGTCGTATTCCAGTCTGGTGGGGTACAAGGTAGCGGCGTTTATCTTGAACTGTACAGCAGCTATTACGGCTATACCTATTTGTGTTATAGCAGTTACCCAGAACTTTACGGAGGTTAAGTAACGAATGGGAAAAGTAATTGTTCAAGATTATACATATAAAAAGCCAATCACGATGATTGGTGTAGAGGCTGGTATCTGCTGGGGAGCAAATACCAGTAATGATGAGAAGAATTATCTCAGAGGCATTGACTGTCTTGAGAGCGGACATGGGAGAACATTTGAGTTCCCTGATGTGTATTTGACTCTTGAAGGGTATTCGGCACGGGTCATCCGTGAGTGGTACACCCATATCGGCGGTCTGCCCACACGCCTTCAGGCGAGTACGCGATATATCGACTATGAACATGGTTTTGGATATGTTACGCCGCCAAGCATCGAAGGTAATCCAGAAGCGAAAGAAGTCTATGAAGATTTGATGGAACATATCAAATCATACTTAGAGAGCCTCGACACTATTGGTGTTCCTCGTGAGGACTCAGCATTAGGGCTTCCGCTTGGCATGGAGACGAAAATTGTGTGTAAGCACAATATGCGTAACCTGATAGATATGTCGCATCAGAGAATGTGCAATCGAGCCTACCATGAATATAGGGGGCTATTCAACGATGTATGCGATGCTTTGGGGAACTATTCGGAGGAATGGAAATACATCGTAGACCACTACTTCATGCCCAAATGCAAGCTCATGGGTTTTTGCTCAGAGAAAAAGACCTGCGGTATGATGCCGCACAAACAATGAATGGGGCGCTTTCAGTTGCCGTTGTGATTCTTGCGGCTGTATTGCTATTCGGCAATGACGACAACCGACCAAGACTTGCTTGAATTTGGAGGTCTTATGAAAAGCAAGATACTGAACCCCAAACGTATGAAACAACTCATCGACTTCAAAGGGCTTGAACTTGATAACGGGATATACCCTACGGATATCGATGGGCTAATTGAGTATCACGACTCAGAATACATACTCCTCGAAGTAAAACACAAGGATGCAAGAGTACCATACGGGCAACGACTTGCTATCCAAAGAATGGTCGATGATTTTACAAAGGCTGGTAAGAAGGCAGTTGCAATTGTTTGTGAACACAAAGTGGATGATACAGACAAGCCTGTGGTTGCGGCATTTTGCAAGGTCAGAGAGCTGTACTACGGCGGCGAACACAAGTGGCGACCGCCAGATTCGCCAATGAATGTTCGACAAGCCATAGATAAATTCCGAAAGTATGCGAAGCAACACAAAGGAGGTTGACAGGTGAAAGTCATTACGATTTCTGGTAAAGCGCAAAACGGTAAAGACACCACTGCTGGATTGCTTAAAGCGGCTTTAGAAGCAGACGGATATAAAGTCTTGATTACCCATTACGCAGACCTGCTCAAATATATTTGCAAGCAGTTCTTTGGATGGGACGGACAGAAAGATGATGCTGGTCGGCATATTCTTCAATATGTCGGAACAGACATCATTCGGCAGAAACGCCCTGACTATTGGGTAGGGTTTGTTACATCAATTTTGGAGCTATTCCCAAATGAGTGGGACTATGTGCTGATTCCTGATTGCCGATTCCCAAATGAGATTGATTATCTCAAAGAAGCTGGAATGGACACAGTTAATTTGCGTGTTGTCAGAAAAAACTTTAAGAGTCCTCTCACCCCAGAGCAGCAAGCACACCCTTCTGAGACAGCGCTCGACGATGTTGAGCCAGATTATTACATAACGAATAACGGGTCAATGACTGACCTGAAAAGAAATGTCATCGATTGGTTGGTCGAATACCTTGGTTCTCACCAAATGACGATTGATGAACTGTAAGGAGGCTAAATGAAGCATCTGACAATCTTGGTTGACATGGATGACACGATTGAGTCACTGGCGAGTGCTTGGGTTGATTACTTAAATGCACGACACGGGACGACTACAAAGCTGACAGACATCACCGGTTGGGATATTTCTAAAGCATTCCCGACGCTCACGAATGAACAGGTGTACGCACCACTGTTCGAGGATGATTTCTGGGATTGTGTTAAACCAATTGATGGTGCATCAGAAACTTTGCAAAAGCTTATTGCAGATGGGCATAAGGTCTTGATTGTAACCACATCGAACTACCATACGCTCGCATCAAAAATGGAACGGGTGTTATTCAAATACTTCCCGTTCCTAACGTGGAACGATGTCATTATCACTTCCCACAAGCAGCTTGTGAATGGTGATGTTCTCATCGATGATGGTACGCACAATCTTGAGGGTGGGAACTATTTCAAAATCCTTATGACTGCACAACACAATAAAAAATATGATGCAGAAGCCAATGGGATGCTCCGTGTAGAAACATGGGCTGAGGTTTATTCAGCAATTACGCTTCTTGCAGAGGAAGACGACCTTAAAGGTTGGAAGGAGGTGCCAATGGCAATTACTTTGTACTCAACAGGATGTCCAAAGTGCAAGGTTCTGAAAAAGAAGCTGGAAGAAAAGGGTATCAAGTACACAGAGAACAATTCTGTGGATGAGATGCTGTCACTTGGAATCAGTCAGGTGCCCGTTCTTAGTGTGAACAATAAATTACTTGACTTCTCGACAGCAAATGACTGGGTGAACCAACAATAAGCGAAGGGAGATTAAGCAATGAACATTCCACTCAAAATGAACAGGGACTTTGAAAAGGCTATGACCACACTCAATGAGCGCTATGGTGAAGATTTCGAGTACCTGAACGGTTTCCACGAAACGCAACTGAACTTTTCGGATTTCATCGATGGTTTTATTGACAAGAATGTCGCCGACGTGACCATCGATGCCAATGCGAACGCATCCAACAAGGATATTCGCAGTCTTTTGAATGAAAAGGGTAAATCTCACGATAAGCTGTTCGCTTTCAACAAGATTTTCTATGAGATGAAGAAGCGCTACAACCTGAAAACAGCCCGTGAATGGCTTGAAACAGAGTATAACGGCGGGTTTTATCTGCATGATGCGTCTACTTCTACATATCTGCCGTACTGCTATGCCTATGACCTGACCAGACTGGCAACCGAGGGTCTTTTCTTCCTCAAAAACTACAATAATCAGGCTCCAAAGCACCTCACAACGTTCATGGATGACGTAATTGAGTATATCAGCTACATGAGCAATCGTAGTTCCGGTGCTGTAGGCATCCCCAACGTCCTTATCTGGACGTATTACTTCTGGAAAAAGGACTGTGAGAGTGGTCACTTCATTAAGAACCCCGAATACTACATCAAGCAGTGCTTCCAGAAGTTTATCTACCGCCTGAACCAGCCGTTTATGCGCATCGACCAGACTGCTTTTGTTAATGTGTCAATTTTTGACCGGAATTACATTGAGGCGTTGTTCGGCGGCGTGCAATATCCTGACGGAACATATGTAATTGACTGTGTTGAAGAGCTGATTGAGCATCAAAAGCTCTTTATGGAGGTCGTTTCGCAAATTAGAAGCGAGAATATGTTTACGTTCCCAGTGCTGACATACAGTTTGCTTTACCGTGACGGCAAATTCGTCGATGAAGAGTTCGCCAGATGGTGTTCCGACCACAATGTAACGTGGAATGACAGTAACTTCTTCATCAGCGGCGATGTAAACACGCTGAGTAACTGTTGCCGCCTGCTGTCTGATACCTCAAAACTCAATGCGTTCATCAACTCGATTGGCGGTACAGCGCTCTCCATCGGTTCTGTGAAGGTCAACACAATCAACCTCATGCGGATTGCGTTGGAAACTGAGTGTGACGAGAAAAAGTATCTTGCTCTGCTCAAAAAGCGTGCGTTGCTGTGTTGTAAGACACTCGATACTGTACGCCATATCATCCAGAGAAACGTTGAGAAGGGGTTACTCCCCAACTATCAGGATGGCGCGGTCGAGATGGACAAGCAATACTGCACAATGGGTATCCTTGGTCTGTATGAAGTCATCGAGGCATTTGGTTACACCAAGACGGATGAGTTTGGTTACATCAGTTACACCGATGAAGGCATCGCTTTTGCAAGCAAAATCTTTGAGGTGCTGAATGAGGTCAAGGACAACTTCACCGATGCTTACTCTTTCAACATCGAGAGTGTTCCTGCAGAGCGTGCGGCAGTTATCCTGTGCCAGAAAGACAACGTTCTGTACGACCAGAATGACAAGTTCATCTACTCAAACCAGTGGATTCCACTGTCTGCGAAATGCACCATTCAGGAGAAGCTCCGCCTCAGCTCAATCCTTGATGAGAAGTGTTCTGGCGGTAGCATTGCACATATCAACTTGGAATCCAACTTCCCTAACACGGAAACAGCGTGGAAGATGCTGAACAAGATTGCTCAGGCTGGCGTGATTTACTTTGCGTTCAACACTCGTATCAACGAGTGCAAGAACCATCACGGCTTTGTTGGCACTGACCATTGCCCAGTATGCGGTGAGCCTGTCTTTGATACATACCAGCGCATTGTTGGGTATCTCGTCCCATCAAGGGCTTACTCCAAAGACCGTTTCCGTGAGTTTAACACAAGACAGTGGTACAGCTATGCGGAGGCTATGAGCGAATGAGAGTAAAGACAATTGTGGATGAAGACTTCACTAATTATAAAAAGCCAGCGATGTTCATTGGAACGATTTCTTGTGGCGGTAAATGCTGTATTGAAGCAGGTATCCCGTTGTCGGTCTGTCAAAATGATGGGTGGCGTGCAAGCGCCCCCATCAGTATTGACGACGAACAACTGTGCCTCCGGTATCTGAATAATCCGCTTACAGAATCAATCGTGTTTGGTGGGCTTGAACCGCTTGAACAATTTAATGAGCTGTGTTCGTTTCTTGAGGTTCTTCGCGGTCAATTCCAGTGCAAAGACGACGTTGTTATTTATACTGGTTACTACTTTGAAGAAGTCCCTGAATGGATTCAACAGCTTGCCACTTATGGAAATGTGATTGTGAAGTTCGGACGATACATCCCAAACCAAAAGCACATATTTGATGAAGTGCTTGGCGTCGAACTCGCTTCTGATAATCAATACGCAGAGCGGTTCGACAGTTAAACATATTGGAGAAGACATCAATGAAAATCAACATCAATCCAGACAAAGAGTTTGTTAACGATATGCGTAAAGCATTGAAAGACAATAATGGCTTCTGTCCATGTGCCATCGAAAAAAACGAGGACACAAAGTGTATGTGTAAGGAATTCAGAGAGATGGCAAGTGGAACCTGCCACTGCGGTCTCTATACAAAAACAGAGTAAAACGTCCAAACGAAAATAAGGAGGATATATGATTAAACGTACAATCAAGGAAACTGTCCGTGAGTATGACGCAGACGGGAAAGTCGTAAGAGAGACGGTCACTGAGACGACCGAGGATGACGACACTATGTACTTCCCGCAATTTCAAACCTACCAAGAAACAGTTAAGCCTTGGTGGGGCGAGCCGTCTTGTGCTTGCAAAACAAATAGCTAAGGAGGACACAATGCATAGAGTTGGAGAATTTGAAAAGGTCAGCTTTGAACAATTTCAAGAAGATTTTCAAGCGGGTGGTTTTGCCCACCTCAACAAAGATATCGACGACTTCGTGTTGGTGTCAGAAGAAGAAATTCGACTTATGTGGGAGTCGATTGAAATCCCTAAGCGTGCAACCAGTGGCTCTGCAGGTTACGATTTCAAGGCACCATTCAGTTTCGAACTGAGCCCCGGTAAAACCATCAAAATTCCTACAGGCATCCGGGTTAAGATTGATGATGGTTGGTGGCTGGGTTGTCTGCCTCGCAGTGGTCTGGGTTTCAAATATCGGCTTCAGCTCAACAACACAATGGGCGTAATTGACAGCGATTATTACTTCTCTGACAACGAGGGGCATATTTTCGCAAAGATTACGAATGACAGTAATGAAGGCAAAACAATCACCGTAGAGGCGGGTAGCGGTTTCGTACAAGCCATCTTCATTCCGTATGGGATTACATACTCCGATGATGCAACCGGCGTCAGAAACGGAGGTATTGGCTCCACGGACAGCAAGGCGTAAGAGGAACCACACATGAAAGACTCATCTTCAAAAGGTCTTGGATTGTGCGATGTACTCGCCGTAGTTTTTATCGTTCTGAAGCTGATTGGCGTGATTGATTGGAACTGGTGGTGGGTACTTTCGCCTGTCTGGATTCCGGTTATTATCGTAGTCATTGCTTACATAGTAATCAGTATCGTTGATTAGGTTCCTTATTACTCAAGAGGTAGACATGGGGCTGGCTTCACTGCCAGCCCTTTCTTTTTTACATACGCGCAGCGCACGAGGAGGCGAGATTATTAACACCCTGCAAATCCCATTTTGGGAAAGGTACACACTGACAATTCAGGAGGCATCACAATACTTCCGCATCGGAGAAACTAAGCTGCGTAAGATTGTCAGCGAAAACAAAGACGCTGATTTTGTTCTTTGGAATGGCACACGCCCACAGATTAAACGTACAAAATTCGAGCGATTTGTTGACCAACTCAACCTTATATGACATCTAACTTGAAAGTGAATCCAGACTATGGTATATTGAGAATGCCATGTTGATATTCATTTTCAGACAAAAGGAGTAGCCATGCCTGAAAAAAGAAAAGACAACAAAGGCAGAGTTCTGAGAGAAGGTGAGGTGCAGAGAAGCGACGGGAAGTATATGTACCGCTATACTGATTCTGGTGGAGTACGCCGAGCGATTTATAGCTGGAAGCTTGTAGAGTCAGATAAAGCGCCTGATGGTAAGCGTAGCACAGAACCATTAAGGACTCAGATAAAACGAATCCAAAGGGATATTGATGACGGCATCAGCTCCCATACGGCGTACAGGATGACGCTGAACAGCTTTTATGACGCCTACATTGAAACTAAGTACGAGCTTAAAGCATCTACAAGAACCAACTATAAGTATATGTACAGGAAGTATGTGCAGGACGAAATAGGCGCGAAGAACATTGCCGACATCAAGTATAGCGATATCAAGCGGTTCTACATCCACCTCATTAAAGATATTGGATTTAAGCCGAACAGTATGGAGATAATTCATACGATTCTTCATCCGGTCTTTAATGTAGCAGTGAGGGATGGGTTCATAAGAACAAATCCTACCGACGGTGTGATTGCAGAAATCAAGAAGAGCCATAACTGGGAGAAACCAAAGCGTCATGCGTTGACAGAGACACAGCAAAATAGGTTCCTCGATTTTGTTTCCAGTTCGAAAACGTACAAACACTGGATGCCGCTGTTTACGGTCATGCTTGGGACAGGCGCACGCATAGGAGAAATCCTCGGATTGAGGTGGGAAGATTGCGACTTCACGCAAAATATTATTGACATTAACCATAATTTGATATATCGTCAACAAGAAAGCGGGAAGATGGAGCTCCACATCACTACTCCGAAGACACGGGCTGGCACGCGAATCATTCCAATGTTTTCTGACGTGCGAGCAGCTTTACTCCAGATTCGATTGAAACATATGGAGGAAGGCTTCAACGAGTGCGAGGTTGATGGATACACGAACTTCATTTTTAAGAACCGGTTCGGAGAGATGCTAAATCCACACGTCATCAATAGAGCGCTTGAGAGAATTATTCGTGACTGCAATGCCGAGGAAACAGAGCGTGCAGAACAAGAACACCGAGAACCAGTTTTACTTCCGCACTTCAGCGCACATAATCTCAGACACACATTCTGTACTCGCCTTTGCGAGAACGAAACGAACCTAAAGGTAATCCAAGAAATTATGGGTCACCGAAGCATCGAGACAACGATGGATGTCTACAACGAAGCAACAAAGGAAAAGAAGATGTCCAGCTTTGCAAATCTCGAAGGGAAAATCAGAGTGTCCTGAGCTGGGTTTGACACCAGTTTTGACACCAATTGCCCGAAAAATTATAAGAATTTATGAGAACTTACGTTATTGTAAAAGTCCTCAAAACGTTGTGACACAAGGGTTATAAGAACTTATGAGAAGTTATGATGTTGCCGAGGTAATATTCCCGACAATGAAGACCCTGGAACCAAAGCGGGCTGAAAACAAAGCCGAAAAAGCAGCGGTAAATGGTTCTGCAGAGGATGCAACCGTGTCCGCTCCAAGTGTACAGATTGATCTTTCCAAGGTGAAAATCGAGCCTTTGTTTGCAGATGATGTAGACTTTGAAACATTCAGCAAGTCTGATTTCAGAGTGGTTAAGATCGAAGCCTGTGAGGCAGTGCCGAAGTCCAAGAAGCTCCTGAAATTCACACTGAATGACGGAACAGACCGGAAACGCACCATTTTAAGCGGTATTCACGAGTATTACGAGCCGGAAGAGCTGGTTGGGAAGACCTGTGTGGCAATCACAAACCTGCCGCCGAGAAAGATGATGGGTATTGATTCCGAGGGTATGTTGATTTCCGCAGTGTACGAGTATGACGGACGGGAAGGCTTAAATCTTTTGATGCTGGATGACAGTATTCCGGCAGGAGCAAAGCTGTACTAAAGAGGTCATTTACTACAAAAAATCGCGTTACTACAACTTTTCTACAACTTTTGCGTGAGACCCTACGAAACCGGATGAAGCAATATGAAAGGCGGATCTGCTTATAAAATGCAGATTCGCCTTTCTTTTTACATCAGCTTCATGTTCACACTAATGTTTTTTGCCTTCTCCTGCATATTCTCTTGTGTGATATGGGTGTAGATGTCCATTGTGGTAGAGAAATCGGCATGCCCCATGACTTGCTGAATGAATTTAACATCGTTGGTGCTTTCGCAGAGCCGGGTACAGAAGGTGTGCCGCAAGTTGTGAACACTAAAATGAGGGAGCAAATCCGGTTCACGGTCTTCCAGTTCAGCCTGATCCATTTCCTCCATGTTGTAAGTTACGCTGATTCTCTCAATCGCCCGATTGATATTGTGGGCGCTCATGAATGAGCCGGTTCGGTTGCGGAAAACAAAACCGTGAACTCCTCCTAACACCAGTTGATCGTCTGGATACAATGCGTCGATGGTTTCAATCTGGAGGCGAAGCTGCTCGGCCACCTCTGGATAGAGGATAGGGATAATTCGTGTACCGCTCTCAGTTTTGGGAGTGGTAATGTGAAATCCGGCTTTTCCGTCAATGACCCGGTAGATTAAGTTGTGGTTGACGGAGATTGTGTTTTCGCTCAAGTTAATATCGCTTTTGGTAATGCCGGTACATTCTGCTACACGCATTCCTGTTCCAAGGAGCACAGTCATGATGGGGAGCCAATGGCTGTATGTAGGGGACTTGGCAATAAAACGCAGGAAATTCTGCTGTTGCGTTTTAGTGAGTGCGATCCGCCGTTTAGGCTTTGGAGCGCTGCCGTCCGTCTTGAGCTTGCGGTAAATGCCCTTGCTGGGATTTTTGCGGATGTAATCGTCGTCCACGGCCATTTCAAGCGTAGGGTGAACAATGGTGTTGATGCTCTCCAGTGAGTTGATAGCAAAGCCGTGTTTCAGCAGTTTGGTATAAAACGCGAGAATATCACTTCTGTGGATTTGTGGCAGAGGCATGTTAGCGAAAGGCTCTTCTTTCACATAGAAGTCCCACAGGTAAAGATAATTTGCTCTGGTAGAGGGCTTCAGTTTGATGTTGTTATTCATGTAGACCTTGAACATATCATTCAGGGTAAGCTTCATGGCTTCCTGAGTACGGATGCCATCATCCTTATCTTTGTTGATCTGCTTTTCTTTGACACGAAGACTTGCGAGATCGGAGTCGTAAAGATATTTCTTTTTAGTGCCTAATTTGTAGACATACATATAGCTGCCATCTGCCCGTTGTGTTTCTCCGGGCCGAAGATTTCGCCCTTTGTTGTCTTTTCTCACTTTTGCCATTACTGGTACCTCCTGATTATAAAAGTGTAGTGCGCCTTACTGGCATGGTTATTTAGCCGGAAATATCATAAAGATATTCTTTGATACGCTGGACACTCCATAGGACACGGGTGTTCATGGTAATGCGTGCATTGGCAAGATCCCCAATCTGTACTGCAGTGTGCCTTCCACAGCACAACAGTTTGCAAAGGGTATCGGTATCAACAGCCAAGCACTGCTCCGGCGGTAGGTCATTCGGTTTTCTTTTCTCCATAATCGTCCTCCTTTTTTCGATTACAATGATCCCTTACGATTTGTAGAAGAAGGTTTTCAACAAAAACAATGAAAACGGTCTTGAGGTCAGGAAGTATTGAAATAACAAAAGAACTCTAATGGGGCCATTTCCTACGCCAGAACGGTTCTGCCGTGTATTTCAGGCTGCTGCTGTGCAACACTTCGATTATGGGCGCGCTTCTGTGGTCATCGCACACTGTCCAGAATTCCTGTATAACTCCCCATAGAGGTTATGAACTTGTCAAGGTACTAAAAGAGCGTAGGGATCATCCGGTATTACCAAATGATCCGATACATCCTATAAATAGGCGGGGAAGAAAGAACTTCTGCAAAGAGGAAAGAAAATTTAAAGAAAATCCAAAATCAATATATAGAATGTTTGAATTGACAAGCACTATATATTGTGTTAGAATTGCAATGTAATTGATTTTTGTGCGTTGCCCGTCAGGGTACACAGGCTTTAGGGCTTGTGTTGCGGAGTAATGACTGCATTGCACACGCTGTTAATTTTGTACTTGTGTCAGTAGTATCACTGCGCCTTTTCAGGCCGGTATATTGCTGGCTTTTTTTATTTTACGGGATTTACCCACCATTGCGAGAATGACATCGGTTCATAGGCAACTATGGACGCCAGGCTTTATGCCGTCTGTCATTCTCGCTTTTTTATTGCCTGTAAGCCTGAAAGGGCTTTAAGGATAAATCAAAACTGAGAAAGGCAGGTCATGTACATGAATGTGAAGCAGAAAAGAAAGCAGAATGGTCGGCGGGTCAAGCCGGCACACTCCACGGACTGGAAGATGAAGAGACAGGCAGTATCTTCGCTCCGGCCCCAAAATGTTGCACCAATGGCGAGGGCAGTTATTTTGCCCCGAAGATCACGAAGGGGGATTTGATATGTCTGGCAGCAATAGTGCTGAACGAAAGCGGCATGAACCGCTGGTGCTGGTAGAAACGGCAGATCTTTCAGAAGAAGAATGGCTGGATTACCGGCGCCGTGGAATCGGCGGCAGCGATGTATCAGCAATCTTTGGCACTTCTCCATTCCGGACAGCCAGGGATCTGTACTACGACAAACTGAACATAGCGTCAGTGGAAGATGATGAGGGCAACTGGGTTGCCATGGAAATGGGGCATTTGCTGGAGCCTCTGGTAGCAAAGATATTCGAGCGGAAAACCGGATATCGGGTCTACCAAATCAAAAAGATGTTCCAGCACCCACAGTATCCTTGGATGCTGGCTGATGTGGACTACTTTGTGGAACTGCCGGATGGCACCACAGCGATCCTTGAGATCAAGACCACAAACTATAATGCCAGAGATAACTGGTGGATGAATGGGAAGGAGACTGTTCCAGTCTACTATGAATCTCAGGGGCGTCATTATATGGCAGTAACGGATCTTGACCGATGTTTCTTTTGCTGCCTGTATGGTAACAACGAGGAGGAAGTTATTATCCGGGAGGTCAAGCGTGATTTCGAGTATGAGGCTGAGATGGTCTTTTTGGAGCAGTATTTCTGGGAAAACCATGTGCAGCGCCATGTGCCGCCGCCCTATACAGAAAGTGGGGCCTTGATTATTGAGAGCGCACGCAAACACTTTGGCCCGGCAGATAAAAATGCCCCGGCCGTTGCACTTGACCTGGATATGACTGCAAAACTTATGCAGTATTTGCGGCTTCTGGATGAAAAGAAAAATGCAGAGGTGTACTCCAAAGAAATCGACAAGGATATTCAGCGTCTGAAGGCGCTGTTGATTGCGGAAATGGGTACCAGCTGCACTGCAGTCTGTGAGCAGGAGGGAGTGAACTATACGGTTACCTATACCCCTGTTCGCAAGTCCGTCATCGACAAGGATAACCTGCTTCGGTTGAAACTGGAGCATCCGGATATTTACGAGCAGTTTGTTACAGTATCCGAATCCAGACGGTTCAGTGTTAGAGCCTCGATTATGGAGGCCGCTTAGTGAGGTGAAAAAGGATGAATTGTATTGGTACCTACGACGGGACGATTTTTTATAATCCTGCCAATAAGTTTTGTATCATCAGTGTAAAAACCGCAGACCAGAGTGTGCCAGCTGAGGCCAGGTCAAACAGGCGGTACAAAGACCATTTGATTCGCTTTACAGCTGTGGGGTATGAGATTCCACGGACAGATGCGGTAGAGTTGGAACTGGATGGTGAATGGGCAAAAGGCAAGTATGGTGTCCAGCTCCAGGTGGAGCAGTGGCGTGAAATTGTGCCCAGAACAAAAAACGGCGTAGAGGGCTACCTTGCCTCCGGGCTTATCAAAGGGATTGGTCCCAAAACTGCCGCAGACATTGTGGAGCGGTTCGGTGTGGACACATTGGATATTCTGGAACACCAGCCGGAGCGGCTGTTGGAGATCCGGGGCATTACGGAAAATAAATTGGAGGACATCAAAGCTTCTTATGCAGAAAACCGTATGCTCCAAGGAATTATGACCTTGCTGGCACCGTTTAAGATTACTCCCAAGACGGCATTGAAAATATATCAATATTTCGGCCCGACCAGCGTAGAGATTTTGGAAAAGAGCCCATTCGAGCTTTGCCAGATCTCCGGCTTTGGATTTCGGCGGGTAGATGCAATCGTACAAAAGAGCGGGGGCGATCTCCATGACCCCATGCGTATCAAAGGGGCTGTCTTTTGTGCGCTGGATGAGGGCAAGAGTAAACGAGGCCATCTGTACATCAGTTCTGAAGAACTGGAGAAATCAGCGCTGAAACTGCTCAATGAGAAGATACCTGTACCGGAGCTTCGCCTGCATCAGCAGGAAGTCAGGGATATGATGCAGGAAATGATCCTGAATGGAGCAATCGTTTCCGTGAAGGATAATATTTATCTTCCCAGAGTGTTTGCCCAAGAGGATGAAACGGCGCGCCGGATCGCCCAGCGTCTGGTCACCCAGATGCCAGTAGAGCATATTGCGCCGGTGCTGGAACAGGTCAAGGTTGAAATGGGACTGCGCCTGTCTGCACAGCAGGAGGCTGCGGTCTATGCAGCATTTAGGCATGGCTTGTCAGTGATTACGGGTTCTCCTGGTACTGGTAAAACAACAGTGCTGCGGACGATACTTGAGGTTTACCGGCGGCTGCACCCTGATGGCAAAATTGCTCTTATGGCGCCTACCGGTCGGGCAAGCCGCAGGATGTCGGAGAGTACCGGCTTTGAGGATGCCCGAACATTACACAGTGGTCTGGGACTGACCAGTGAAGAGGATGAGGGTAGCCGGAACAGAAAGTCAGAGCCACTGTCGGCCGATTTAATCATTGTGGATGAGTTTTCCATGGTGGATATGTGGCTTGCCGAGAAATTCTTTGAGCGCATGAAGGCAAATGCCAGAATCGTACTGGTAGGCGACCCAGATCAGCTTCCCAGCGTAGGAGCCGGAAATGTGTTTCGTGAGATCATCGAGACCCAAATCGTCCCGGTAACGGTGCTGGATCAGATTTTCCGTCAGTCGAAGGACAGTCTGATTGCCTATAACGCCAAATTTATTAACGAGGGCAATACCAAACTGTTTTATGGACCGGACTTTGTTTTCGTGTCTGGTGATAGTCAGGAAGACACCGCTGAAAAGATTACAGAACGGTATTGTTTGGAGATACAGGAGAGTGGCATTGAGAATGTGCAGATTCTTTCACCTTTCCGTTCAGAAGGCGCCGCGTCGTCGGAACAGCTGAATGAGACCATTCGTGAATTGGTCAACCCATTCCGCTCTGCGGAGGAAGAAATCAAGTTTGGCCCCAGGATATTCCGGGTCAATGACCGCATCATGCAGACCAAGAACACAGAAAAGGTCTCTAATGGAGATCTGGGCTTCATCCGGTATATTAAGGACACTGACCAGGGTAAAAAAATCGGCATGGATTTTGGCGCTGGCAGAACACTGGAATACGGCGTAGATGATTTGAGCAATGTGGATCTGGCTTATGCTACTACGATCCACAAGGCTATGGGCTCTGAGTATGAGACCGTTATTATGCCGCTGCTCAAAGCGCACACCATCATGATGTACCGTAATCTGCTCTACACCGGAATCACGCGTGCCAAAAAGCGGGTGGTTCTGATTGGGCAGAAACAGGTATTGTTTATGGCAATCCATCGTAATGAGATCGGCAAGCGGAATACGCTGCTGGGTATGCGTATTCAGATGTATTTCAAAGCCTACGCAAAGAAAGCCGGTATCCCCATTCCGGCTGCGTTGGAAGAACAATTAAAGAACGCAAGTTAAAAAAGAGAGGTCAGATGCAGAAATAGCACTTGGCGTCTCCTATTTTTATGTCAGAAAGGAGTTTCCAACATGAACGAAAAAAGTAATCCGATGCCTATGATGTACAAAACAATTCCGGCAGTGGCAGAACTGAACAAGGTGCCGGGCTTTGACCCGCTCAAATTTCTGCGCCATAAGGTATCCAGAAAGACCAATGAGGAAATGCTGCAGTTGGAATTGCCTTATCAGAAACTGTGGTTCCGTCTGCGTCACCCACAGGGCCGCATGAAACTGACTACCCTGCGAATCACGGAACAGCTTGCGATTATGGAGGCCAGAGTCTATCTGGACCGCAGTGATGCAGAGCCCATCAGCAGTTACATCTCGCAGCATAGTGCAGAAGAAGGTACTGACTATGTACAGGCTGCCCAGGATGAGGCATTGAGTGCTGCGCTGTCGGATGCCGGTTTCGGTCTGCAGTTTGCCGATGTTGCTGTTGACAGTACGGGCAAGGTGTTTGGAAGCAGTATTCCGCTTTCCGGGACGGCTCCTATCCGGCAACCGATGCCAAATGCGGCGCAGAGGCCCGTAGAAGCCCCTGGAGCGGCGCTGCGGCAATCTGGTGGGGAAGTTCATGCCCGGCCGGAAAGAGCGCCTCAGAACGCCGTAGAGGGCCGTAATACGCCTGCTCGTCCGGCGCCTATTCAGAAACCTGCGGCAAAGCCGGTTCAGAATGAACAGTCCCCGGTTTCTCCGGTACAGCCAGTTGTCCAACAGATGGTTGCAGAAGAGAAGGAGAATATGGATACACTGCCTGCCGGCAAGGTAGAGGAGAATGCTTCCAATATGGAGCTGCCGGTACCGAGCCGCGAGGTTACATTGGATAGCAGTCCAAAACAGGATGATGTGTCTGAGCAGCCGACCGCCTCCGTATTCCAATCGGATGAACCGGAAGAACTGCCTGTGGCGCCTGTTGTCCAACAGGAAGCACCCGATCAGCCTATGGCGCCTTCTTATACGGAGAGCACTCCGGTAGAAGACATCTTGAAGGTAATGACCTTTGAAGAAGCGCAGAATGTGGTGGTGGATAGCGGTCTGAGCAAAGGAAAGACCATGGCAACAGTTGCCAAGGAGCGTCCGGTGAGTCTGAAATTCTACCTCACCCCCGGCAACAAGAGCACCAACAATATCGTTCGTGCTGCGGCGCAGATCATGCTCGATGGTATGGCCGCACAGAAAGCCGGATGATAAGCAGCCCCATCTATGGGGCCAAGAAGGGAGGGAGAACAGATGGACTCATATCCAGGAGATTTTCCGTTCGGTATTATGGATGTAGTGGAACTTCTACATCTACGAATCAGACGCCGACAGGCAAACAGTGTATATGTGGATTGCCCGTTTTGTGGTGACCGCCGCGGTAAGATGAATGTGAATTTCGTCAAAAATGTCTGGCGGTGCAATTATTGTGATGAGCATGGCGGTATGCTTGCGCTTTATGCGCGGCTAAACAATACGACTACATCCGATGCGTATTGGGAAATAGGAGAAGCCCTGTGCAACGATTTTCACAGGGAACGGCCGAACTCTGGATATGAGATGGCAGGAAACCAGCAGGCTGGCACTGGGTCCCCGGTTTCGGGGACTCAGACCGACCTTGCGGGATATGAGAGGAGGGGCGAACTAAAAACAGTGCAGCAAGCAGAACGGGCCAGCGGACAGGAAATTCATCAAACGCTTTCGCTGCTGCTCGCTATGCTGCCTCTTCAGCCTGCCCACCGCAACCATCTGCACTCCCCAAAACGGGGACTGTCGGATGAACAGATCGACCGGATTGGGTTCAAGAGTACTCCACCCCCATTCCTTTGCCGCTCCATTACCGAGCGGCTGATGAAACAGGGATGCAAGGTGGAGGGGGTGCCCGGCTTTTATCTGGATGACAGCGGGCGCTGGACCATGAACTTCTACCGAAAAAACGCAGGGATTTTGATTCCGGCTGTGGGATACGACGGTATGATACATGGCCTGCAGATACTTTTGGATAGTCCGCTCAAGCAAAAAGATGATCCACCGGATAAGTCAGGAGCCAAATACATCTGGTTTTCGTCCTCGTCCAAAAATATGGGTGTCACATCCGGGAGCCCGGTACATTTTATCGGCAATCCATCTGCTCGGGTGGTCTATGTCATTGAGGGACTGCTGAAAGCAGACATCTCGCACTGCCTGACAAACCGGACTTTTGCGGCGATTGCCGGCGCAAACAACACAAGCCAGTTGGATACGCTGTTTGCACTGCTGGCACAGAATGGCACTGAGGAGATCATTGAGGCTCATGATATGGATAAGTACAGTAACCAAATGACCTCCAACGGGGCATCTAAGATCTATCTGATGGCCCGGAAAAATGGAATGGCATGTCGTCAGCTGACCTGGAATCCGAATTATAAAGGGTTTGATGATTGGCAGCTTGCCCTTCGGGAGAAAGAACAGAAGGAAAAGGAGGTGCAGAGAATGAATTTTAAGCAGCAATATCTGTGCGGTAAGTGTGACTTTACCTATATAGATGGCTGCGTCGAGCTTTGGCACACCAGAGCGGAGAAAGATTTGGACCTGACAGAGTATCTGGGGCTTACAAAGGAAGAGTATCAGATATTTCTTGCTCAGGGCAATCGGGCGCTGAAGGATATTCTGGACAGCCAGAGAGTTTTCCGGAGGTTTTGCATTTACCAGCTTTGCCTAAGTGAGACACAGACAGTACCATTCGCATTCAAGCGACTGGATGCGCTACATAAGGCTGGATATGAACAGCCGCCTGCCGCCGCCTATCAGACGGTATGGAGCGCAGAGGTCTGTTGCCCAAAGGGGCAGAATGACATGGAAGTGCTGGGGCGCCTGTTCCTGGACTTTAATGAGCATTTGCCGGAAGATTACAGAGGTCGTCCGTTGGCTCCATCTGATGTGGTGGAACTGGACTGCCAAGGCAAACGCACATACTTCTATGTGAATGACTGCCGGGATTTTGCGCCGGTACGCTTCTCCCCATTCTTGTGTAAAAGACTTCCGGAGCCTGCTCAAAAACAGGAATGAAGGGATAGGGGTCAGATGCGTATTGCAGAAAAGAAGAAAAGCCAGATTACAGCACTGTATGAGCAGTGTTCCAATCTTCCGGTAGATGTCAGAAGTTGTCTGGAGAATGGCTACTTTACCGTAACGGTACCTCCACCCTGGAATATGAGCAATCAAAAGACTGCGCAGGAGGTGCAGGACAAAATCAAGGAATGGTCAAGGCAGTATACTGGCGTGGTCTGCTACTGTTTTGACAGCTTCAGCACACTTTTATATGTGCTGTGTGCAACACACAATGGCATGGAAAGGGTCATAACGGCCTGCTCCATGCCATTTTTTGCGAAAGGAGATTTTACAATGGGTGTTTTTTCAGAAATAGTAATGGAGCAGCAAAACAGTATGTTCGATTCGTCTGCAGCCTTTGAGGATGATGAAGCCTTTGAGCTGGAGGAGATGGAATCTTTGCCTGTGCCGCCTGTAGGTACAGACACTGTCCCAGTATCGGCGGCTTCGGTTTCTGCCGGTGAGACTGCTTCGGCTGATGCAGAGGAAGAACCTGTGGATGAAGTAGCGTCTGATGGGGAAGAGAAGTCTGCTGAGGAGGGGAATTCGGCACAACCGCCCGCCGCAGAAGATGAAGAAAAAAAGCGTGCGGAGCATGAGGCGGCTGAAGCCCAGCGCAAAGCGGAATTTGACGCCAAACAGCAGGCGAAGAAAGCCGCGGAGCAGGAGCAGATCGCCCGTCTGGAAGCGATGAGTGATGAAGAAGTAATCGCGGCCTCTACCCAGAGGGTGAGTACCGATGTGGAAAAACTGACACGGCGAAATATGAAGGAATGTGTGTCCGAGCATATCCAGATGCTCTGTATGGAAGATACGGCGTTTGCCCGTCTGACGATGCATCCGAAAAAGAACATGATCCGCTGTTTCCAGTACATCAACCGAAAGGCATGGGATTATGTGCAGGATGAACTAAAAGCAAGCGGAACCCGCCCTGGTCCCGGACAGCAGACATATGGCTGCGATGTGCCGGATGATATGTGCTATCAGTGGGCGGAAGATTATTTCCGTGACCCTGATGCCAAGGAAGACCATGAGGATGAGGAGAAGTTTGTTCCCAAGCCGTATGCTGGGAAGTCCTCTGCAAAGAGCAAACCCAAGAAGGCGGCAGAGAAGAAAAAGACGGAACCCAAGGCGGCACCCAAGCAGGAGGAAAAAAAGCCTTCTCAGGATGGGCAGATGTCGCTGCTGGATTTTGGGATGGCAAAGGCAGGCTGAGCCGGCAAAGGAGGAAAAATGCAGAATGATTGCTTATAAGGGTTTTCGCCCCGGGCTGATATGCCGTGGCTATCAGTTTGTGATGGGGCTCAATACGACTGAAAAAGCAAATTGCAGGGAAAATGGATTTCACTGCGCGGAAAATCCGCTCGACTGCCTTAGCTATTATTCCAGCCTGGAGCATTCGGAATATTATATTGTCAACGCCGGCGGCGACATCGATGAAGATGAGCATGACTCCAAAATCGCCTGTACGGAGTTGACTGTGATTAAGCGGCTAACCAAAGAGGAGCTGTTTTTACATGGTTTGGCCTACATGGTAGATCACCCGCGCAGGGTGTGGAGTTCCCATGTGGCAGCCAACCGGGCAATGGCGAACTGCGGTTATGCGGTGGTACGGGGGAAAGACCCCGTTGCCACCGGCAGACTGGGAGACATCCTTGCTTTTGCGAAGGAAGCGCCGGATTCGGAAAGTATCGTACAGGTTGCTGTAGGACAAATTGATGGTGTCACATTACTGCCAGATGTGTGGTATGGCGTAGATTTGACAAAGAGGATGGTGAATTGAGATGAAAAAAAGAGCCCTGATGGCACTTCCCAAGCTGACAGCGACGGATGAAATGAAGCAAATCGCGACTTCAGACCTGCCAAGAAAGGAAAAAACTGACTACGGATATGTTCGGGAAGTCTGTGAGTATTATACCTATCTAAGATGTATCAAACAGGATGGGATATTGAAGGTGGCTTTCTTTTTCCCGGAGCATCTTCGCCTGGATGGGAGTAATCCGGCCTATGAAGTGTATCTGGATAAAGAAAAGCGGCAGTTTATTACCTATAACAGCCTGATACAGAAATGGAGCGAATCCAAGCTGGACAGACTGGACTGGAAGCGGCAATACTGGTATACCAAAGCCTACTGGATCAGCGATGAAGATGAGACATCTATACAGGCATATCTGAACATCAATAAAAAAGCGGTAGAGGCAATCCGGCAGTTTCAGCGGGATGTGCGTGATGAACAGCTCGAACAGCGGCACCGGCGGGAAACTGACCCATGGGATAAGGATATGGAACAGGTGCCGGAGCTTCCAAAGGACTGGAGCCGCTGGGTGGATAAGGTTGCCATTCGGCAAAATTACATTTACTACCACTATAAAAAGGGCGGCGCCAAAACAGGTTACTGTACCTACTGCGAAAAGGAAGTGCCGATCAAAGTACATCCACATCACAATCAACAGGGCCGCTGTATTTGCTGCCGGCATCCGGTAGTATTCAAAGCCTATGGACGAGCGGGGTATATGCAGACAGAAAAACATTTTGCCTACCTGATCCAGCGATGCAAAGACGGCTTTGTAGTTCGTGAATTTCAGGCTGACCGGACATATGGGAAAGAAAGCCTTCCAAACTCCAAGCTTTATTGTCAGGAAATCCGGCGCACGATTTATGACCGGGAAAGAAAACCAAGAACCTACTATTGGGGTCTGTATAAACAGCGAAATATGCGCTGGATTTCCGGAAGCCCCTGTTCTTATAGTTGGTCTGGTTCGCATGATGGACGGGTTTATGGCAAAACACTGCCAACTTTGGAACAGCAGGAACTTCGATGCACAGGGCTCGTCAACTGGATTCGGAAGCAGAAAAGCGTTGATCCGGAAAAATATCTGGCTGTGCTCGAACGGATACCTCAAATGGAACAGATCAGCAAGGTGAACCTGCCGAAGCTTACCAAGGAATGTTTCAGTTCCTGCGGAACAGTCAGCGAACTAATCAAAAACCATAGTGCCGGGAGTCTGATTAAAGCTCTGGGCCTTGACAGCAGGAGGTTTCAGCGACTTCGACTCCATAATGGAGGCTGTGATCTGCTGCGGTGGCTGCAATATGAAAAGGGCATCGGCAGGGAAATCCCGGATAATGTCCTTTTGTGGATGTGTCAGCAGGATATTGAGCCTGGGGATGTCCAGTTCATTGCTGACCGCATGAGCATGGTGCAGGTCTATAACTATGTACGGCGTCAGATGCCATCCTTCCGGCGAAACAGCCATGAGGTACTGCGTACCTGGGAGGATTATCTTTCCATGGCAAAGAAATTGCACATGAATGTATATGATGAGATCGTATATCGCACCAGAAAACTGCGGCGGCGTCACGATGATCTGGTGCTCAAATGTCAGGAGAAGGATATTGAACTGCAGGCCGAGGAGATGGAGGAGAAATTCCCCCATGTTAATGCCATCTGTCAGGAAATCAAAGCGAAATATGAGTACGCCGATGCGGATTACATGGTAGTGGTGCCAGACGGTATTCTGGACATTATTACCGAGGGGCGTGCGCTCCATCACTGTGCAGGCAGCAGTGACCGCTACTGGGACCGGATTGAGCGGCGAGAAAGCTTTGTGGTGTTTCTGCGTAAAACGGCTGATCCTTTCCATGCCTATTACACGCTGGAAGTGGAGCCGGATGGAACAGTGAGGCAGAAACGGACGGAATATGATCGGCAGAAGAAGGACATTGAGCAGGCGACCGAGTTTCTGCAGAAGTGGCAGCGGGTGATTACTGCCAGGCTGACAGAAAGCGACAAGGCGCTGGCTGCGGAAAGCCGGATTCTTCGTGAGAAGGAATTTATCCAGTTGAAGAAGGATCGTGTCATCATCCATACCGGTCATTTGGCAGGAAGGCTTTTGGCGGATGTGCTGATGGCAGACCTGATGGAAAACACGGATAGCATTCAGTCTCCGGTATTGGCTGCTGCAGCGTGACAAAATGAGAATGGCCGGGCGTCCTTGAGGGCGTCCGGTCATTGATGAAGAAGGAAGGAGCAGAGCATGAAACAAATTGGAAATCTGGCAGTGGTTTGCGCCAGGCGACAGGATGTGCTGCTGCAGGTTGGCAGTGAAAAGGTATGTGTCCATGTGGGAGCCGGGCCAGAGCGGAATACGCTTCACGCAGCGTGGAATGATGATGACACCATTCAGCGTATTGTCCATGAATTGAATTTTGGCAGGTATGCAGCCGGCAGAAATGGGCTTCATACCGCACAGCAGGGTTGCCCTGTGGGGCGGGGAAAGGAGAAAATCGCATGATCAAAAATCTGAATCAGCTGCGCAGGACACTTCGGGAAGGGACACAGTTGGAGATATTGGATCACTGTCGGCCGGAGTGTATTGGGCAGATACGGAACATTACGCTGGTAAACACGCAGGGCTTTTATAGTACCGTAGCGAATCAGCCGGATGCGTCTGCCAACAGAGGCAACGGCGGCCGCGGCCCGATCCTTTGGTGGGGCAGAGCCGCCCACTGGCAGTTTGCAGACGGTGTTTGCAGTGTTTTCGACAGTGAACAGAAGCATACGGAAGAAGAACTGGTTATGTCCTTCCGGGTACTTGAAAAGGAGGCAGCATAATGGAACGGAATATTTTTGAAAAGCAGAGGGAATTGAATGACCGGCTCAACCGCTATCGGGATGAGTATTATAACCGCAACGCTCCCAGCGTGTCAGATGAGGTCTATGACAGACTCTTTGACGAGTTGAAAGAGCTGGAACAGGAAACGGGAATCCAAATGGCAAATTCGCCAACCCAGACAGTAGGCTATCCTGCGGTGAGCAGGCTGGAGAAAACCAGACATGAGATCCCGCTGCTGTCTTTGGATAAGACTAAGAGCAGTATGGATCTTCTGAATTTCATGGGTGAGCAGCAGGTGATGCTGATGCTCAAACTGGATGGCTTGACTGTAAAGTTGACCTATGAGAATGGAGAACTTCTGGAGGCGGCTACCCGTGGCGATGGTGACGAAGGGGAGATCATTACCCATAACACCCGAGTCATCAGCGGTATCCCTTCCCACATCACCTACAAAGAGAGACTGGTTGTGACGGGTGAGGGCTTTATCAGACCCAGTGATTTTGAGGAACTGAAGACCAGCCTGCAGGACAGCAGCGGTAAGCCCTATAAAAACGGCCGCAATCTGGCTGCTGGTTCCATCCGTCTGATGGATGCCAAGACATGCCGGGAGCGTCGGCTGGTTTTCATGCCGTTTGGTGTGCTGGAGGGCTTTCCGCACCTGACCCGGAAATCAGATAAGCTACGGGAATTGCGTGCGTTGGGGTTCCAGCCCTGTAAGTATCTGGTCACAAAGCAGAAACTGACGCTGGAAAATGTGGAAGCCGGTATCTATCAGCTGCGGCAATATGCCACTGACAAAGATATCCCCATTGACGGTATCGTGGTTTCGTTTAACGACATTGCCTATGCCCAGAGCTGCGGCCGCACCGGACATCACTATAAGGACGGTCTGGCCTATAAGTTTGAAGATGACCTGCATGAGAGCCTGCTGCAGTACATCGAATGGACACCGGGCAGAACCGGAGAGATTGCTCCGGTAGCAGTGTTTACGCCGGTGGAAATCGATGGCTGTGAGGTCAGCAGGGCCAGTCTGCACAACCTGTCCTTTATTGAGGATCTGGAACTGATGGCTGGAAACCGGATTCTGGTAAGCAAACGAAACATGATTATCCCCCACGTGGAGGAAAATCTGGACAGAGGCGGCTTCTCTATGGTGGATACGATTCCCCATGTTTGTCCCTGCTGTGGACAGCCTACCCGCATCCATGAATCAAGTGGAAAGGGCGAAAATGGCGAGAATCGCATCATCAAGACGCTGTACTGCGATAACCCTGACTGCGAGACCCGCCGGCTGAAAAAGTTCGTCCATTTTGTCAGCCAGAAGGCGATGGACATTGAAGGGCTGTCGGAGGCTACATTGGAAAAATTCATCGGTCAGGGATTTATCCATAGTTATCTGGATATTTACCGTCTGGATCGTTACCGGGCTGAAATCGTCCGCATGGATGGATTTGGTGAAAAGTCCTGGCAGCGCCTTTGGGACGCTATCCAGCAGAGCCGGAATACCACCTTTGAACGGTATCTGATTTCTATGGACATCCCTATGATCGGCAACACTGCCAGCAAGGTATTGGGTCGTGTGTTCCACTATGATTTGGATGAGTTTCGGGATGCGGTCTATGGCGGCTATGATTTCCGGCAGCTTCCGGATTTCGGGGAGATATTGCATAACAATATCCACGACTGGTTCTGTGTAGAAGATAATTTTTGTATTTGGGAGGAGTTACAGACTATGATGAGTATTCAAAAGCCTGCTGTGGCAGAACACAGCGAAGACAGGGTGCAGGATAATCCCTTTGTAGGAAAGACTATCGTAGTTACCGGCAAGGTGGAACCCTACACCCGGGACGGAATCAATGACCTGATCGAATCACTGGGCGCCCATGCCGGCAGCTCGGTGTCCAAGAAGACGGATTATCTGGTCTGCGGCGAAAATGCCGGCAGCAAGTTGTCCAAGGCCAGGGATTTGGGCGTTACGGTGCTGTCACCTGCGGAGTTCTTCAGCATGGCCGGCGCTGAGTAAGAAAATATAGCATACCATCGGTATGCTGTCAGTTGATCAATGGGGAGAGAGCCATGTTGCGGCTCTCTCCCCATATCTTTTATGGAAGATTTCAAGTAGGAGGAATTTTAATGCATATCGACAGGATACCGGTTTACCGGGTATATCAGAGGGCTATTGATTTGGAGCTTTACCATGCCTTTGCCGAATTGGTAGTACAGACTTCTCAGGACGATACGGCGAGAAGGACTTACCGACAAACAAGGGCGATGCAGATATGGCAGGTGGAAACGGATGTGTCCGGCTATTTTGAACCATATCATCTGCGTTATCCTGGCGAGGTGTTGGAGCGGTTTGAGGAAAAACTGGGCAATGATGTCCGAGTTCTCCGCGCTCTGGCCCTGGCGCTGGGAAATACCTGTGCGATCCAGTCTGACAATATGTTTGTGGGAAATCAGCGGGGAGCATTCCTCCAGAAATTGCGGCGGTCTGCCGGAGAAGATGTGTACCTGCAGGGCGCTCTGTATCTTTTGGAAACGGACGCTGCCCGGCGGCATGACTTGCTGGATGAGCTGGCGGCAAAGGTATATGTCAGAACGGAGGAGGCTTTGTTTGTACTGTCGTTGTTTGATGATAGGGAACATGGCTATGAGGTAATACATACCCAACTCAGTCATCTATTCACACAAAATCGGACACTTTCACTGGTATATGATTTTGGTGTGCTGGAATGGTTCATCCGGTTCTATGCAGAGCAGGCAAAGAAATACCGCGGGAAAGCCGACCTGGTGCTGCGCACGCTGATGAAACTGCCGTATATGAATATGAAGCCCGACAGCCGCGAATTTTCGGTTTTGACTAAAGCAGGGTATCGCTGCGATGAAATCATTTTGGCAAATTCTCTCGCTGTATGGGCGGACAGGCTGCCGGACCGGTTGAGTTCCAAGAGCATCACTGCCGAGAAAATCGCAACAGCGTGTGGGCGGATGCTTCTGAATGCTCCAAAGGATCTTTCGGAAGAATTTTATGAGTATCTTGGCTGGCTGTTTCGGTTCTATAACAGCTTTACGGTCAAGTACGAAGGATTTCAGGGACTCTGGGAAGCGGTTCAATATGGTTTGAACCCCACAGCACCGAAA